GGAAGATCTTCTTAAAACTTCCATTAGATTAGAAAGAAGTTGGAAGATCTTCTTAAAACTTCCATTAGATTAGAAAGAAGTTGGAAGATCTTCTTAAAACTTCCATTAGATTAGAAAGAAGTTTTGAGGATTCTTCTTAAAAATCCTCTTAGTTATGCTTTGATGGCGGAATTGGCAGACGCGATCGGCTCAAACCCGATTATCCGAACGGATGGTGAGAGTTCAAGTCTCTCTCGAAGCACCAGTCACCTCCTTTAATTAGTAGGTTAGTGTAGAAATGGTAAGCATTTGTGAATATTAACGGCGGTGGAGTGGCGACCATCGTTAACAAATATCGCTTCTTGGTTGGTCTTTTAATCTTTTGACATTTTATAAAAAATAAGTTATAATATTTATAGAAAGTTAAGAAAGGAAGATTTAAATTATGTATAATGATTACTATGAAAGCTATGCTTGTGAGATTCAGAGTGATGAATATGCTGCTTATCAGGATCTTTCCCTTTATGAAGATGAGGATGAATACCGTGAATAAAAGTTATATGAAAAAGAATAAGGAAGAACTCAATGAGTATCTTCAGTTGTTTCGACGCAGAGGATTCAAAGTTCCTGCGAAGAAAGGTAAAGGTTCGTTTAAGCGAAAACAAAAGCACAAAAATCAAGATTATGATAGATGTGCTTAAATATGACCTCGTCTTCTAAAAGGATTAGGAAATTAGACTCTCAATCTAATAATGTCAGTTCGATTCTGGCCGAGGCCACCACCTTACTTTTATCGCTTTTAGTAAGGAACTGAAATATTATTTGCCCTAATAGACGGCTTTATAGTCTATTTAATATACTCCCATCGACAAGCGGACTTAAGTCACCAGCCTTTCACGTTGGAGTCGCCGGTTCGAATCCGGCTGGGAGTACCATATGGCCCCGGGGGCAGTCAGCAGAGCCGCGTGCCTGTCACGCACGAGATAGCCGGGTCGGCACCGGTCGGGGTCGCCATACGTTGGCATCATTCTTATGTCTATGTAAGTGCGCAGGTGGTCGCACAAAAGCCTCTACAAAAGTTGGCCATTTGATGAGGTCTATTAAGAATTTTGGGACGATGGGTTAGAAAGTCCAATAGATATAATGGTCGCGAATATTATATCTATCCTATTTTCGGTCAATAGCTTAATTGGTAGAGCATTGTTCTCATAAGACAAGGGATATTAGTTCGATTCTAATTTGACCGACCATTGCGGTAGAGTGAAACGGATATATAAATCATGCCAGGCTCATAACCTGCGCGATACAGGGTTCGACTCCCTTGAACCGCAACCATAAGACACACACAGCAATCATTTTCTATTGAAAGTATTTTAACTCATTGGTAGAGTATTTGTCTGTTAAACAAATTGTAGTTGGTTCAATTCCAACAAATATTTCATTTGTGTCTTGTAAATTAAAATAATCCAAAAGGAGATATCTAAATGAAGTTTAAGTTTAAGCCCGGCGACAAGGTTTATTCTAAGAAGTACGGTAAGGGCTTTTGCCATCAGGTTGATGAACAGGATAAGGATTTTACTTATGATTTCCATTTTAAGGATGGCACAATCATTTGGATGTCCCGATATGATGGTGAGCGTTATGTAAAGTTCCGCAGACCGAAGAACGCGGAACCCGCGAACGCGGAACCCGCGAACGCATAATTTATCTTTCCTTTCTTTTTGAATAACAAAGACGCTAACAGCAAATTTTAAAACATTGATGTACTAAATACATATGCTTGAAATTGTTTACGGCGTCTTGTTCTATTTATATTGTTGATGTAGTACGATAAATAAAATATCACATTCTTTTAGTCAGTTTTAAAGGAAGAATGACTACGTGGAGAATCGGGAATCGTAGCAATATAAATATTATGGGCGGATAGCTCAGCTGGTAGAGCGTAGGATTGAAGATCCTAGCGTCGGCAGTTCGATTCTGTCTCCGCCCACCAAAAGACCAACAAATGAGGAACCACTTTGCTGCTCGTGGCTGTTGGGATGCCTGTTAGAAAGGCTACTCTTCTATATATTTAAATATATAGAAACAAAAGACTATACAATAGAGAGAGTCTTTTACTTCTAGTTCATTTTCTTACTTATCTTTCTGTTTGATTTCCCCTTTCGTTTGATATATAAATTGTTGTTTTCTCTCACTTCCATAGAAATGAATTGTTTTTCTACTCTCTATTTTGTTTCATAAAATTAAATAAAAAAGGAGGATTGTTTGATATGTTTAAAGATGTTGATGATTTGATCTTTGGCGATGAGTGCGAATTTTGTCCTAGCGAACGATAAGTGCGGTCGCCTACCTAATGCTACCATAGGCTGGTTCCAAGTCCAGAAAAGCAGAGGAGGTAGAATATGAAAAATATTTTAAGTTATAAAAATCCTTGTTTTAGCGGTCAAGAAATTCTTGATTGGGCTAATTATCAAGTAAATAATAAAACTTCTCATTATAAGCAAGGTTTGAGAGTTTTAAATTTATTTGGTAATATTAAACCTGATAGAGAATATTATATTTTTAGTAATTATCGTATTTGGGATAATTATTATGGATATGATATTAGTCATAAACCAATAGTTATATATAAACGTAAATAATGGAGTCGTGGGATAATGGTATTCCAATGGATTGCTAATCCATCCTACTCACTGAGTAGTCCGCGTTCGACTCGCGGCGATTCCGCCATTAAATTTTAAATTAAGAGGATTAAGTATGAATATTGTAAATGCTGGTTCTCGCTATCAGATTTACGGCGAGGATGTTAAGACTTATAAGCGACTTCCGCTTATGTCTTTTGAAATCTGTTTTAATAAGATGGTAGGTTTTTATCTTTCTTCTCGTCCAGACCTTGCAGTCAATGAGGAAAAGATTTATGGTAATCACGAAGTTAAAGCCAATAAGGTACTTAATTCTTTTAAGTATTCAGACCGCAATCTTGGTGTTATTTTAAGTGGTCAGAAGGGTATTGGCAAGTCATTGTTTGCTCGTATTCTTTCTCATCACGCTATTGAAAACGGATATCCCGTTCTCTTGGCTAATACTTATATGCCCGGTATCGCAGATTTTATTTCCAGTATCGAGCAAGAAGTCGTAATTATTTTTGATGAGTTTGAAAAGAATTTCTCTAATAACTCTGACGACCATGCGGGCCCCTCTCCGCAGGAAGAAATGCTTTCTCTTTTTGATGGTCTTGATAATGGTAAGAAGCTTTTTGTCATTACTTGTAATGAAGTTGATCGACTTAGCACTTATTTATTGAATCGACCTGGTCGTTTTCATTATCATTTTAAGATTACTTATCCAACAGAGGAAGAGATTGTAGAATATCTTACTGATAAGGTTAAGCCTAAATATGCGGGTGGTATTAAGGATATTGTGAATTTTTCTCGCACTATCAATATGACTTATGATTATCTTCGTGCAATTGCTTTTGAACTTAATCAGGGTTATGGTGTGGCAGAAACTCTTGAAGACCTTAATATCTCTCAGACTTCCAATGTTCGTTTCAATATCACTATTACTACGGTAAATGGTGATGTGTATAATACCTATGGTGCTTCGGTTAATTTGTTTAGCAATCCTAATACCAATCATCAAAGATGGTATGATGGTTATGCCTCGGATAGTAAGACTATTCGTTATGCATTAACCCCTGATTCAATTAAGATTGAAAAGGGTATGATTACGGCCGATCCGAAAAAAGTTGAAGTTTACATTGATCCTGATGACTTTTGGACGATCAGCAATGATGAAAAGCGTAAGGAAGCTATTGAAAAGGCTAAAAATGAGCGCGTGATTAAGTCTGTTGTTTTAACTAAGGTCGCAAACACTATTGAACAGTATCTTTATTAACGCGACGGCCGATGTAAAGTGAATATACTTTACATCGGCCCCTTTTGACTTTATAAAAAAAATATTATATAATAAATATATGAAAATAAGAAAATGCTTTTGTGATGGAATTGGTATACATGCTAGACTAAGAATCTAGTGGGCGTAAAGTTCATGTGAGTTCGAGTCTCACCAAAAGCACCATGTGGCTGTAACTCAGTTGGTAGAGCGTCTGATTGTGGCTCAGAAGGTCGCGAGTTCAAATCTTCGCCAGTCACCCCAATAGTAAGTAGGTGAAATTATGAATTATATCGTAGATTAGTTAATCGCTGAATGGAAAGATTAGATTGCTTCTATGAAGTATTATAATTATAGTCCAGAGATTATTGATAAAAATGAGTAGATTCTTACTTATTTCCAAGAGTTAAAGGAGTATAAAGATGGAAATCGAACGTAAGTTTGATATTAAAAATATCCCTTCTTGGATGAAGGAAAAGAGTGTTCGTCATAAGAAAATCGAACAAATTTATCTTATGATTGATTTTGATAATGATGGTAAAGTGCTTGAAGAAATTCGAGTGCGGAAAGCTATTAATCTTAAAACCAATCAAGTTGATTATAAGATGACTTATAAATATGGTGATGGTCTTTCGCGTGAAGAAATTGAAACGCCAATTTCCGCAGATTTCTATGAAATGATTAAGAAAACTCGACACGAAGGTTATAATCCTATTATTAAGGATTATTATATGGTCGAAGATATTTATAATCCTAATCGTTTGATTGAGGTTAGTGAAGTTGATGGAAAATTTTGCTACGCAGAAGTTGAATTTCCTGATGAAAAGACTGCTAATGAATATGTCTGGCCTTATCCTGAAATTTTAGGGTCAAAAGGTGAAATGACAAATCAGCCTAATGAACGAATGTCAGTTTATTGGTTGAAATCGCGGGTTTCTTAACTCGCCGATCTGGGGTGGTAGTTTAATGGTAAAACGGAGGACTTATAATCCTTTGTTGATGAGTTCAATCCTCTCCCGCCCCACCATCGTCATGGTATTTCCTTTCTTAACTGAATAAAGACTCATACAGCAATCTTTTGCTTTCGATAAGCGCTTAATGTGGGATTAAGAAGAATAAAGAGTCTTGTAGCGAATTTGCGGCTATCGCCTAATTGGATAGGGCACCAACCTTCTAAGTTGGCAACTTTTATTCTGAGTTCGAGTCTCAGTAGCCGTGCCAAGGGTATATTTCATTAATAAGAATCATTGAAACCTTAAAAATATTAAGGAAGGTGATTTGATGAAGATATATTCTCCAAGTAATTATTCATATGTAAAAATTATTGAAATTCCAAAAGAAGAAATTAGTAAGTTAGATATGGCATTATGCGCTCAACCGCGTTAGACTTTAAAGCAATACTATGATAGTTGTGCGGTTAAACCTACTATTTTAACTAATGGTGGTTTTTTTAGTATGGATAATGGTGGCACTTGTTTTAATTATATGGACAATGGTATAATCATTAATTCCACTTCTTCTTATAAAGAAGGTTTTGGTATCATTAATGGTGAATTGAAATACGGTATAATTGGAACAGAAAAGTTTGAAGATTTTGTTAGCGGTTATCCAGTATTAATTAAAGCTGGCAAAAAAGTTCAAATTACTTATGCCAAAGAGTTAAATTATAAAGCCCGTAGAACAGTATTAGCATATAATAAATTTAATATTTATTTAATCGCTATTGAAAAGCCGGGTATGGCATTTACAGAAATGTAGAATTTACTTTTAGCATTAAAAGTTGATTATGCTATTAACCTTGATGGCGGTGGTAGTACAAAAGTTCTTCATAACGGAACTTGTATCACTAAAGATTGGGGCAATCGCGCAGTCGATAATGTAATAGCTATTTACCTTAAACCACAAATTATTTATCGTGTTCAACTTGGTGCTTTTGGATCTAAATCTAATGCTGACGCTTTCTTATTGAAAATTAAAGCATTACCTGATACTATTGGAGCAGGTTATAAAAATGCTTATATTCGTAAGATTGGTAAGTATTATAAAGTTCAAGTTGGTGCTTTTTCTGTCAAAGCAAATGCTATAAAAGTAATTAACGATTTAAAATCAAAAGGTTATAATGCGTTTTTAACTACTTGATAAAATTTTTTGACATTTATAAAAAAATATTATATAATAAATATATAAATTAAAGACTAAAACAGCAATTTTTATCATAAGGGAACTATGTGTTAAAGGTTCAAGTCCTTTGCTCCCGGCCATCGGGAGTTAGCTCAATTGGTAGAGCAATAGTATTGATAATTTAGTCTTGTTTTGCCGAGATCATATAATGGTTAGTATGCGAAACTGATAATTTCGTCATGGTAGTTCGACTCTACCTCTTGGCACCATGGGCAGTTAATAACAAATACGATTCTGCCTAAAGGCCATACCCACTCCTATATGTGGGGAACAAAGATCGGATGTGTGGTGCAGGACCTTAGCTGTATTTCCGGGCGTAGCTCAGTTAGCAGAGCGCGTGTTTTGGGCACACGAGGCCGTGAGGGCGGGACTCACCGCTCGGACCATAAGACACATACAGCAATTCTTTCATTAGAAAGGTATACGGGTTCAAATCCTGTAAACTCCAACTGGGGTTTTGGCGAAATTGGTTAACGCACATAACTTGAAATTATGTTTTCTAACGTGTCTAGTTTGAAATAACTTTTTTGATTTTTTATAAAAAATATAATATAATATATATAGAAAGTTAAGAAAGGAATTGATAAAAAATGAAAAAGATTTCTGTTGATTTTGGTTGCTATTATAATTCCATTGACAATAAGGAGCTTGTAAAGGCAATTGCTCGTGCTTCTAATCCCAATGCGGAAGATATTATTCTGTATTGTAAGATTGATGATGGCGGTTTTGCTTCTGCTCCTATGTATATGCTTGAAAAGGATTTTGTAGCAACTTTCATTAATTGAGTTGGGACAGAAAAGTTCAAAATTCGAACTTCAAATTTTATATAATAGTGGAGGAGGTAATAAAAATGCCTAAAGAAACTATTATGTCTAAAATATCTGATGAAGAATTTAAAAGAATTGTAAATTCTTCAAGTTCTTATCGAGAAATTGCTGATAAATGTGGATATTGTAATTATAGTGGAGCAAGTTCAGCAATTGTAAAACAAAGAATTAAACAGTAGAATTTAAATTTTGAAAATAAGTTTGTTAATAGGGTTTATAGAGAAGACGAAGAAATTTTTATAACAGATTCTCCAGTTAATCAAGCAACTTTACGAAGAAGATATTTTCAAGGTAAATTTACTGAATATAAATGTGCTATTTGTGGTCAAGAACCATTTTGGAATGGTAAAGAGTTAGTATTAACTTTGGACCATATAAATGGTAAAAATCACGATGATAGATTAGAAAATCTTCGATGGATTTGTCCTAATTGCGATAGACAATTAGATACTTTTGCGGGGCGTAATATTGTAAGAGAAAGTAATAAAAATTATTGTGTTGATTGTGGAAAAGAAATTTTACAATCTTCAACTCGTTGTCAATCTTGTGCTTCTATTTATAAAGGAAAGCTAAATAGAAAAGTTAAACGTCCTGAGAGAGAAGAATTAAAATCAAAGATTAGAATTAAATCATTTTGTGAAATAGCAAGAGAATATAACGTAACAGATAATGCTATTCGCAAATGGTGTGTAGCGTATAATTTACCTAAAACAAAAAAAGCAATTTCAGAATATAGTGATAATGAATGGGAAAATTTATAAAATTCCCATTATGCCGAGATAGTTTAACTGGTTAAAACATTCGGCTTACATCCGAAAGATGTCCGAGTTCAAGTCTCGGTCTTGGCACCACCGAACGCAGGATTGGTTCGATTCCAATAATCAGCTGTAATTAGTGTAATGGTTGAGCACGGCGTTTGTGTTTTAAATATATCAAAGACACCATAAACTGCGAATTTTCTTTTCTATAATAGAAGATAACAGAGATATTGTTTTACCAATAACTTTTGATTACCTGTCGAAGGTGTAGTCTGTTTGGGGTAAGAGAGAATTAATCGACAAATAGATGAAATGAATTGATTGAAATTCTTTGGTGTCTTGTTTTATAGCGGCGTTGCGAAGTGGTTAACGCCCGGGACTTTCTCGAAATCAGTTAAATGGGTTATATGATGTGATGGGTTAAGTAGCATTATATAAGTTCTGTTAGCAGGCTATCGGCTTTATAAATCCGACAATGTTGGTGCAAGTCCAACTTTTGAGCCCAGACTCCCGTATCGAAGGTTCGAATCCTTCCGCCGCTGCCACCAGAGTTCTGCTAAGTTATATATTTAATTAAGAATTTGCTACTCTGAAAGAATATATAATGAATGAAAAAATTGGGTCTAGATGACGCAGATAACCCTCTCTGGACCATAAATTCAATTTAAGGAGAAAAATTATGATTTGTCGCACTAAAGAGCATTATGAAAATCGCATTGCGAAGTTGTATTCCCATGGTGAAGTTATGAATCAGCGTCTCATTAATAAAATGAAGCGAAAACTCCGTAAGTTGAATTAAGGAGTTTATTGCCCCGTAGTGTAACGGTTAACACGGCGGTCTCTAAAACCGTTTTCCCTTTGAAGGAGTCGTTCTGGGTTCGAATCCCAGCGGGGCTGCGGTGCTAAAAACAAAACCTCCTCGTGGTAGCACTGGGTAATGCTAATTTGTTTATAACGATAATAAAGGCAATATGTATAAAAGTCATTGATAAGTCCTTTTATACGATAGGAAGTAGGATTAGAAGCGTCCATCTTTTAAAGAGCGAAATGCGGCGATCGGGTATTTCCTTGGTCCAGTAGACACACTATCGGAGGTTGTGGGTTAACCTAATTAAAACCCTCAAATAAAAAATGTTTGATATTTATTTAAATTATTGTGAAGAAATTTTTGGTGGTTCTCATAAGTTTACCAAAAATGGCCTTGGTTATGATGTTTTAAATATTCATAATAATCGAGATGATTTTAAAATTATACTTGCGGATAAAGTACGGTTTGGAGAATATACTTTATTTCATCGTGCTTATGGAGCTAGACTTGATGGTTCTTATGAGTGGCATGTTCAATTAAAATCTAAACATTTAGATTTTCTAATTTATTGCGCTTTTGCACATGATTTTAATAAATATAATAATATTCCTTATAATCGAGAAGATTATTGGCGATTTATTAAAGATTATAAGAAGTACATTTCGGAGATTAACGTGATAAGGTAGACACCCCGGTCTGTAAAACCGGTGCGCTCAGTTGCTCGAGTGGGTTCGATTCCCTCATCTCCGACCAAAGTATTTGGCAGTATACTTTATAGTAATCGCAAAAACTGCTTATCGTACCTGAGTAAGTGGCAAGGTCGTAGATGGCGACGGCGTTGTTTATTTAAAACGATAGGTTTCTTTTCCTAACAGGCTGAAGAAAAGACGTTAACCACAACGAAAGAGTGATTAAGAATAGGTAAGGAATATTTATATTAAAGGTGATTTGGCACTATTGTTAATTTTAATTCTAATCGGTGCGGAATAAGTAAGATTTCCTATTTAAATCTAACCAAATTGAATACTGAAAACAAACCGAGGAAATGCTCTTAAATGGAGTTTGATTGTTCTTTGATGGTGGAAGGAAGCGTAAGGCAACCTACGGGTTAGCGTTTGCGGAGTAAAAGAACATGATAACAAAATTTAAGAGCATTTTTGTTTGCTTAAATAAGAGCGGTTAATGTGGTCCGACCGGCATCAAGCGCAAGGATCGAAAACCGCGATTTAAAAATGGTTTTAGAAATTTTTAAGATAAAAGGAGGAAATTAAATGGCTAGCTATACCATATCCAGTCTTAGTGAGACTGGTGCTATTTTTGAAGCAACAGACCTTAGTTCCGATAATGTTCAAAGACAAATGGCAGTAACTATAAATGGAAATACTGTATGGGGTGATGCAACTACTGGCGTACCTTGGGTGCATGTTCTTGGTTTAAGTCCTGGAACTACTTATGATTATACTGTTTGGTTATAGTATTATACTGGAGGCCAATGGAATACAGGAGGAATTTGGGATGGCACTCTTACTACCCCAGGATCAAGTGGCGGTGATGGAGGAGATGGGGGCGGATCTGGCAACATTGATCCAATGTATGCTTGCTATGATGTCACAACTGGAAGTTATATAAATGGTTGGATGCAAGGTAGCTTTGGTATGACTGCTCCTTCTTATGGTAGTAGTTATACTTATTTAGGATATTGCCCTGGTAATTCAGAATAGGAATGTTTAAATTATTATATTAGTAATGGTACTACATGGGATCAAGATTCCACTTATAGAGTAGCAGATTGTAGTTATGTTATATTCTTTTATAGACAAAATTTATCCTATGCTTATATAACATATTATTATAATGGAGGATCTGGTAGTTATAATAATGGATAGCAATATACTTTTTCAAGCACAACTCAGCCTTGGGACATATATTTAGATACACCTTCACTCTCTGGGTATAATTTTTTAGGATGGACAACAGATAATTCATCAGCTTATGTAAGTAGTCCTGTGCAAGCATATAATGGTTCAACTTATACATTATATGCTATGTGGTAGCGTATTTATTACTATACTTATATAACCTATCATTATAACGGAGGATCTGGTAGTTATAGTGAAGGATAGCAAGTAAGCTATTTAAATGTTAATTCTAGTCGAACTATTACTTTAGACACTCCAACAAAAGCAAATTATACTTTCTTAGGTTGGGGAACTAGTTCTTCTTCAGCTGATATTGGCACGCAATTATAGGTATCATCAACAAGTCCTGTGTATAAAACTCTTTATGCCGTTTGGCGTAGAAATACAATTACTGTAACTTATAATGCAAATGGCGGTTCTGGCGGTCCAGGATCATAGACGGTTAACACCAATTCTTCTTTCAATATAAATGGATCTAATTATCCCACTCGCAATAATTATATTTTTAAAGGATGGTCTACATCGTCTTCGGCAAAAACTGCAACTTATAAAAAAGGAGCAACACCTTCAATTTCTACTGGTACATCTAATATAACTTACTACGCGGTTTGGTGGCCCGCGTTTACTTGGAAAGATTATTCCAGAAGTGAAGCAAATACTTTCGCAGGATATATAAATACTTATTTAAACAGTTCAATTACTACTATAAATGATACTAATCCCCTACGTTTAGTAGTTTGGTTTAACGCTATAACAACTGCTTTAGGAAATAATATTAAAGTAGCATCAGGTGATGCTAGTTTTAAAACATAGTTAGATACTTTATTAACCGCATACAACAATTATTAAAATTAATTGGCCTACTGAGATTTTCAGTAGGCCAATTTTTTATATTCATAAAGAATATTTTTTTATATTATTTAGAATGATGTAATAAAAGAGGAGGCAATAAGATGTATACTTTAACACATCAAAATGGTAAAGTTAATTATGGATTAAAAAAATTCATAGTTGATTCTGTTGAAGATATTGAAAAAATTCCAACAATTTCGTTGCTCCCTGGCAGTACTGCTTTTATTCCTAAATCATCAAAATTATATATTTATCAAGATAATAATACTTGGGTTGAATAGAAATCCAATAGTAATAATAGCAGTGGCGGTGGAAGTACCGAACCTTCTAATCCTGATAATACATACATTTGGGATGGCGGTAGTATTGATTAAGGAGGTGCGTTTAATTGGCTGATGTTTATATGAAATCAAAGTTCTATTTTAAACGCGGAAAGGCAGCTTCTTGGATTGAGAAAAATATTCTCTTAGGACCTGGCGAGCCTGGTTTTGAAATAGATACTGGTCGATTAAAGGTTGGCGATGGTATTCATTAGTGGAATAATCTTCCTTATCTTGCAGAAAATGAGATAAAGAATGAAATAAATAAATATTTTAGTGATGTCGCTTATTTTATTGGATAGAAAGAATCTTTACCTGAAGATCCAAATACTAAAGAAGGTACAATGTGCTTAGTTGGTGAAGATTTTTATATTTATGATGGTGAAAAATGGAGATTATTACAAGGTAAATCTTCTCAAGGAACTGTTGAAGTTATAAAAATTAAAGGTGAAAACCAAGGACTACCTGCTGATGAAGTAGAAATTAATGGAACAAAATATTCTACTATTGAAGAAGCAATTCAAAATGCTTCTAATAATGATACTATAATTTTGTAGAAAACAGTTAAAAATATTGATATTCCAAAAGGAAAAAATATTAATATTGATTTAAATAATATTAGTATCTTAAATAATGAAGACAATCCAGTTAAAATTAATAATAACGCTTCTTTAATTATTTCGGGAGAAGGATGCGTTGAATGTAATAAACATGGTAAAGCATCTATTGAGAATAATGGAAATACAACTATTATAAATGGTGAGTATAAACGTTCTATTGATGAAAAAGGTAATGGATATTATGTAATAGTAAATCATGGTGAAATGTCTATTTATGATGGAATATTCTCCTCTCCGGGCGGGTTATCTAGTATGATTGAGAATGGATATTACGATTATCTTTCTCAATACCATTTAGGCGAGTCCGCGGAATATCCTAAATTAATTATTAATGGTGGTACTTTTATTAATGCTTATACTACTATTAAAAATGATGATGCTGGTATTTGTGAAATTAATGGTGGTAATTTTTATGGTATGCTTTATAACGTTGGTAAAAGTTTAACTATAAATGATGGTTATTTCTATACTGATGATGGTTATGAAATTATTCAATGTAAAAAGAATAATGATGATATTAATGCTGGTATTTTAACTATTAATGGAGGAATTTTTGAAACTACTTGCGATAAAATTCTTTCTAGTATAAATAATGCCAAAATTATTATTAAAGGTGGAAAATTTAATAAACCTCTTCCCGAAGAATTTATTGCTTCTGGATATAAACAAAAATTAGTAAATAATTATTATAATATAATAAAGGAGGGATAATATGGCGTTTAATGTTGTCTATGCAGATAAAAATAAAATTAAATCCAGCATCAAACAAGGTATTATTCCAAAAGAAAGTCTAATTTTAACAACTGATGAAAATTAGTCAGAGGCTTATTATTATGATGATGAAGGTAATTTAAAATATATTACCAAAAAGACTTCTTTTGATTCTATAATTGAAGCTCGCACTTGGATCGCAAAATATGATTATAAGGGTGAAGTAATTTCAATTTTTTAGAATAAACAATGGACTCCCTATTTGGTTAATGAAGATAATAGCATTACTGAAATTGGTAAAACTTCTTAGTATTCATTAATAGATGGCGGAAATGCTTAATTTTTTTTTATTAAGGAGGAAATTTTAATATGGCTGGAAATACTTTAAAAACCCGTATTCAACTCCGCAATGATGAAGCAGCCACTTGGGTTGAAAAAAACCCTGTGCTGTTAAAAGGTGAAATGGGTATTGAAGTTGACACTGGTAAAATTAAGATTGGTGATGGGACTAAAGCTTGGAATGAACTTAATTACTCCGGTGTCGATGAGAATGCTATTAAATCTATTATTAATAGCAATCGTGATAAAGTTTCTGTCTTAACTCTAACTGAAGGTAAGACCGATGCCGATATGCTAGCAACAATTGCCACCCCTGTTTAGGGAGATATGGCTGTTGTTGAAAATACGTTTGTTGAGGGTAAAACTTCTCGTACTGCGTATTTCTATAATGGCGCTAATTGGGCCGCTTTTGATGGTAATTATCGTGCTGATAATGTGTATTTTGATGACGATATTACTTATACTGTTGCCATTGGTACTCTTGCTCAGCCCTCTGGCTCTGCTAAATTTGCTGCTAAGGGTAAGAATGTTGAATAGGTACTCTCTTCTTTAATGGCTCAGGAGGTCAATCCTTCTAAGTCTAATCCTGCTGTATCCTTTACAGCTGAAGGCGGTTTTGGTACTTTTGAGATTGGTACTAAGAAGAATTTGACCTATACAGCAGCTCTCTCTACTGGTAATTATACCTATGGTCCTGCTACTGGTATCACTGCTCAAACTTGGGAAGTTAATTGTACTGGTGTTGCTGATAGTAAGTCCACTGCAACTGGTTCTTTTGAGAATATTGTTGCTGAGGCCACTTCCAAGAAGATTACTGCCAAGGCTACTTATAATGAGGGTGCGGTTCCTAAAACTAATCTTGGTAATCCTTATCCTGAAGGTAAGATTAAAGCTGGTAGCGCTACTGCAAATTCAAAAACTCTAACTGGTGTCCGTTATATGTTTTGGGGCCCTATGTCCAGTGTTGATATGGCTCTGAACTCTGCTAATATCCGCGCGCTTGTGCATAAACAGGCTAGTGGCACTGGTACTCTTGGTACATTCGGTGCTGGTGCTGGTGCGAAGAAAGTTGTTGTTGCCGTTCCTGCTGGCCGCAAGATTACTAAGGTTCTTATGCCTAGCGCACTCAATGCTGATGTTACTGCTCTATTCGTAAAACAAGGTACTCAAGTTGATGTTGAAGGTGCTAATGGTTATACTGCGGCTAAATATGATGTATATGTTTATCAGCCTGCTTCTATTGATGCTGGCGAGACTTATGCTGTCACCATCGGCTAATTTGAAGGAGGTAAATATATAATATGGCTGTTATTATAAATGATGCTGCTTATATGGGTTTCCCACTTTCTATTAAACGTGGTAATCCTGCTCCTGTTGATACCACTGCGGTATGGTATAGTAAAGCAGAACTCGAAACTTATGCAAAATCTGGCGCTACCGCCTATGTTGGTCAGATTTTAACTTTAGTTGCTGATAATAAATGTGAAGCTTATATGATTAGCAATGAGGCTGGTACTCTTGTTAAACTTGCTTCTACCACTGCTTCTGGCGATCTTGCTTCTGATGTTTCTACTCTTCAGGGCCAAGTTGCTTCTCTTATTAAAAAAGTTGGCTCTGCTACTCAGGGTGAAACTGCTGCTACTGGTTTATATGCTCTAATTGAAGCCGCCCAGAAGCAAGCAGATAAAGGCGTCGCTAATGCTAAGACTGCTGATGATAAAGCTGTTGCGGCATAGACTAATGTAGATGCCCTTGAAGCTGTTGTCGGGACTGATGATACTGCTGGTCTTCGTAAACGTATTAAAACTAATGAAGATGCTATTGGTGTTTTGAATGGCACTGGTGAAGGTTCAGTTACTAAAGCTGTTAATGATGCTATTAACGATTTTGCTACCAAAGCTACTGAAAATGGTACTATTGACACCTTTAAAGAATTAGTTGATTGGGTCGCGGGCCATCCCGATATTGTTAATGGTTTAACTGGTGATATTAATAAATTAAAAGCTATTCTTAAAGGATTTGGTACTGCTGAAGGCCAATCTCCTGAAGTAAAAGCTTATATTGATAGCGCTATTAAAGCTCTTAAGATTGGCGACTATGCTAAGGCAGCTGATTTAACTACTCTTGCCGGACGTGTTAGTGTAGTTGAAAAACTTCCTGCAGCTGGTATTACTGCTGAAGATATTGAAAAGTGGAACGCAAAGCAAGATGCTGGTAATTTTGTTGATCAATCTGCTTACGATACTAAGATGAAAGCCCTTGAAAAGGCTGATAATGATAATACAACTGCTATTGCTGCTGTGAAAAATACGGCTGATGCTGCTGTTGTTGCTAACAAAGATATTACCGCTGGTACTGCCACAAAGATTACTTATGATGCCAAAGGTCTTATAACTAAAGGCGAAAATCTTGCTGTTTCCGATATTCCTACTCTTGGTATTTCCAAAATTGATGGTCTTCAGGATGCTCTTGATAGTAAACAAAATAATTTAACCTTTGATGGTGAATATAATTCTGGCACTAATAAAGTTGCTACAGTAAGTACAGTTAATACCGCAGTTGATAATTTACGTCATACTCTTGGCGGTGAAGATGGCCAGACTGATGTTGACACTAAAGATAGTGAAACTATCCATGGTGCAAAGATTTATGCGGATGAAGTTGGTAAGACAGCTAAAGCTTATGCTGACAGCTTAGTTGGTGATACTTCTGCTATTGGTAAGAAAGTTGCTGCTCTTGAAGGTAAAGTTGATGTTAATAGCGTAAGTAGTGCAATTAACACAGCTAAATCTGAAGCTATTGCAACTGCTGGCACTAATGCTGATACTAAAGTTGCTACTGCTAAGACCGCTATCCTTGGCGAAGGACATACTGGTACTGTAAAAGAAGCTTATGAGCTTGCTGCTTCTAAGGCTACTATGGCTCAAGTCGAAGCTAAGGGCTATGCTGTTAAGACTGAGGTTGACACTGCTGTTGCTGATGCAAAGAAGACCGGTACTGATGCTCAGACTGCTGTTAATACATTAAGTGATAAGGTTGGCACCATTCCAGCAGATAAGACAATCGTTCAGATGATTGCTGATGCTCAAAATGCTGCTACTTATAATGATAGTGCTGTTAAGGCAAGTATTAAGACCAATACAGATGCTATTGCTAAATTAAATGGTACTGATACTGTTGAAGGCTCTGTAGCTAAGACTGTTAAAGATGCTGTCGCTGCTGAACAAACACGTGCAGAAGGTAAAGAACAAGCAAATGCTACTGCTATTGATGGTGTTAAATCTCGTGTTGATGCCTTCCTTGCAGCCGCAGAAGTCGGCGACGCCGCAGTTGATACCTTAAAGGAAATTCAAACTTATATCACCACACATGGTTCTGCTGCAGATTAGATGGTTAAAGATATCGCGGCTAATAAGAAAGCAGTCGAAGAGGAAGCTACTCGTGCTAAAACTGCTGAAGGTACTAATGCCACTGCTATTAGTGATGAAGCTACTCGTGCTAAAGCAGCTGAAAAAGCTAATGCTGATGCGATCGCTGCTGAGACCACTCGCGCTAAAACTGCTGAAAAAGCTAATGCTGATGCAATCGCTGAATTAAAGAAAGCTGATTATGCTGGTATTACTTCTGAAAAGATTGCTAAGTGGGATGCTGCTCAAGCTAATGTAATTGAAAAGATTCAGGTTAATGGCACTGAAATTGCAATTAGTGAAAAGATTGTTAATATTCCTCTTGCTACCGCAGCTCGCGCTGGTTTGATTATTAGCTCTAATGCTGAAAATGCTATTAGCGTTTCTGATACTGGCGTAGCTACTGTTAATAATATAAATGTTAATAAATTAGTTCAAACCGCTGGTGATGAACTTATTCTTAACGGTGGAAATGCTTAATTAAATAAATAATAAATAAAGAGGGGAAATAAATCCCCTCTTTATTTCATATATAGATACTTTTAAATATGGAGGTTCTTAAAAATGGCTAATACAACATTTAATACTCGTATTAAATTAAAGTATGACACTCTGGCCAATTGGACTACTAATGAAGCAAAAGTTTTATTAGCTGGTGAAGTTGGTCTTTGTTATGTGCCTTCTGTGACTTCTGGAACTACTACAACTGCTCCTACTGTTTTATTTAAAGTCGGTGATGGTAAAACAGCTTGGGGAAAATTACCTTGGGGTTCCGGTCTTGCCGCGGACGTTTATGATTGGGCTAAATCAAATACAAAACCATCTTATGATTATAGTGAGATTAAAAATACTCCCACTATGACTGTGGATACTAATACTACTTATAAATTAGTTCAAGATGGTACTGATAAACATAAATTTACTTTACAAAGTAAAGAAAAGAATAGTGAAAATTGGGTTTCAGTATCTACTATTACTATTCCAGATAACAACAATAACCAAACTATTACTGTTGGATCTACTTCCTTTGGAACAAATGATGCTGTAAAGTTAGTTGCTGGTGATGGAATTACTATTACTCCTGATTCAACTGGAAAAACAATCACAATTACTGCTGGTAAAGTTGCTAATGCCACTCATGCCGATAATGCAACTAATGCTACAAGTGCTAATAAAGTAGCTAATGCTTTAACTCTTCAAGTTGGTGGTACTACTAAAGCTACATTTGATGGTTCTTCTGCGAAAACTTTTAATATTACCGCAGGAGATCTTGGTCTTAGTTCTGCGATGCATTTTATTGGCGCTGCTACTGTTGCTATTACCGAAGACTCTAAAGTTGATCCAAAAATCACTGGTTATACTTTTGCTAATGCTCAAAAAGGCGATGTAGTTCTTTATAACCATTTAGAATTTGTGTGGGATGGCACTAAGTGGGAAAAACTTGGTGATGATACTTCTTACGCTTTAAAGACTATTACTGCTACTGCTACTGATGATGATGTAGTAGTTTTAACTGGTACTTCTGGTTCTAACGGCGTTACTTTTGATGCTAAGCACGCTAAAAAAGGTCCGACTGGTGGCGCAACTAAGGGCGCAACCGCGAACGTAAGTGTTTCTGGTTATGGTGCTTCTGGTTCTATCAAAGTTCCAAAAGTTATAGTTGATGAATATGGTCATACTACTGGCTTAACCGAACAAACGTTAACTATTACAATGCCAAGTGCGCAGACTCTTCCTGCAGCGGGAAGTGTTGCTCCTAAAAATCTTGGAACTGCCACTGTTGGTACTTCTGCTAAGTATGCTCGTGAAGATCACGTTCATAAGATGCCAACTTTAGATGAAATTGGTATTAATACCAATGCTAATTATGTTATCTTTGATTGTGGAACTTCTACAGTAAATATCTAATTAAAGGCTCTCTTAATTAAGAGCCTTTTTCTTTTTTTGGTCGAATTCAATATATTAACGTTTCCAAAAAATTAATATATAATGTAGATAGAAAATTTAAGTTTGAAATTGATAACTTAAAATCTACAAATATATATATTCTTGGTTTTACTCTTTTGGAAATGATTATTGAGAAAACTATTTTTTTAAATGGTGTTACTTCTAATTATACAAAAGAGGTAACACCATTTTTTTTATTTCTTAAAAGAAAGGAGATAATCAATGAAAATATTATTACAAAATAAAAATATTGTTCTTGCTAATAATAGTTTAATTTCTATTAATAGTGATAATATCACGGAGAATGGTAATTTAGTAAGAATTACAATTCCTGAGACCCCTAAAAAAGGTTCTATTATAAATATGAACTTAGATGGAACCGAGAGATAGTATAGAGTATTGAATGTTAATGGAAATGTTTGTAAAGTATTAGGAATGTTTGATGATTTAACGAGTAAATATAACAGTACAAGTATGACTACTACTTTTGGAAGCACTACGGCTCAGAAATATGAAGGTTCTACTTTAGATACATATTTGAATACGACTTGGTATAATACACTATCAAGTGAAGCAAAGAATGCTATTGTACCAGAAAATGTGGTTCAGTATTGTTATAAATACTATGGCAAATCCGATACACCTAATACTCCAACTTACACATATTAGTATCAATATAACTGGTCTAATTCAAACTATGAAAATGCTGACGATGTAGGTAATGTTGTAGTAGGTAATAGAAATATATTTGTCTTAGATTTAAAAGATATTTTTGATTATATTGGTAAAGTATGTATTACATCTGATGAACTAATGATAATGTTCTGGAATAGTACAACTAAAGTATCTAAATATCTACAGTTGCGATCCTCTATTTCCGCCCTTTCTGACTATGCTTGGGTTGTGATTGGCGGCGGTGGTAATTTGAGCAGTGATAGTGCTACTCTTATTCATGTCGTGCGGCCCGCGCTTAATCTTGATATGTCCAAAATCCAGTATACACTTGTATCTTAAGGAGAATTCTTAATATGAAAAGTTTATTAAAAATAAATAATTCTTTAGTGCGCGCGAAAGTTGCTCCTGACCCTCCTATTGCTCCAAAAGAAACATGGGTGATTAATGATACTTATTCTTCTGCCATTGAATTTACTGTTTCTTCGTTAAATTTTATCTCAAATGGGAAGAATTTTACTTCAATAGCAATTCGAATTGGCCCTATGGGTTCAGCTTATATCAAGTACAATAATACAACAGTAAATAATATTATGGTTAATACTCTAGATACAGGTATAAGGGGGACAGCGTCTTGGATCAATTCTACTTACCGCACTATCACATTTTTAGAGCCCCCAACTGGTGACCTGCTCACCTGGCTCCAAGCTAATGCAGTAAAACAATAAAAATTTTTAAAGAAAGGAAAATACTATGGCTAATAAAACATACCAAGGTCGTATAGTCCAAAAACATGATAGTTCTGCGAATTGGGCGAAAGCGACTAATTTTATTCCTTTAAAAGGCGAAATTATCATCTATGATGATTTAAAGAAAATAAAAATTGGCGATGGAACAACTAAGGTTAATGATTTAGATTTTAGTTCAAGTAATGGACTCCCTGAAGGCGGAACCGCAGGTGATACTTTAGTAAAAGACACTGACGGCGGAAAATGGGAAACTCCGGTTGAAGCTACTCTTGTTTCTCTTCCAACAGGTATTTTAAAGAGTGATGGTATTACTATTAGTAAGGCAATCGCCGGCACTGATTATGCGACTGCGCCTAATAAATATACTTTTACAGTGACCAGTGCAACGCAATCAGTTTTTACTATTCCATTTGATTTTGAAGATAGTGGTGCTTTAACAGTATTTTATAATGGTGTTATGATGAAAGAAACTGAGAACTATACAATTTCTGGTAAAACAATTTCTTTAGTAGGCTTTAATGCTGAAAAAGATGATTATATCACTGTTATGGGCATCGAAGGAGTAGCTTCTATTAATGTTGATGAAAAAGTTGCAATAATTCAAGAAGCGGTTTCAAAAGCAGAAACTACTATTGACACAAAAGTTAATAAAGCTTTATCTACTATTGATAATAAACTTTCTACTATACCTGATGATGTAACTCAAGCTGTTTATAAAAATAAATCTAATATAATGACTGCAAATGGTAAAATTACTATGGATAATTCATATACACCAAGTGCGAATGGAGATATAGCAACAAAGAAATATGTAGATAATGCAACCCCAGCAACATTTACCGCCTCTAAAGCTGGTACAGTACCTGCTTCAGGTGGAGGAACTGCAAAATATCTACGAGCAGATGGTACATGGAATGTTGTCCCAACAACTCCTGTGATAGGAACATCTACTTCATATGCTATTTATATTGGAACAACAGCTCCTGCTTCAGGTACAACGCCACTCCTTTGGATTGATACTACTTCTTCTACTGGATTTCTTAAATATAGAAGCTCTAATACCAGTGCCTGGACCGCCGTCCCTGTCGCTTGGAGCTAATAAGGAGGTATAATATGTCTAAACCTAGAATTTTTTTACAAATGGCTGAAAATGGAGGAGTATTTGTCGGGACTTATGGAAGTACTCCCTATTCTGAAATTGTAGAGCATTTTAAAAAAGGAGATATAATTTGTATTAAAAAAAATATTACTGATAATGAAGCTGGTGGGGCAGAAACTGTGATTACCTATCAATTAAATGAAGTATTTAAAGACCATAATAATTACAATTTTTATTTTAAGTCTTTTGGTGCAATAGATTCCCCTTCAATTGATTCATCTAATACTTGGTCTACTGGAAATTTTAATAATTATGTGCCAAAATCTGGAATAACTATGACAGGTCCTCTTATTGCTCAATCTAATACAAATTATACCACACCTCAAGTCCGCAATATTATAATGTCCACTTCTGCTCCAACAGCTGCTGACGGTAAAAATGGAGATATTTGGATTCAATATAGTGAATAAAAGGAGGGGTAATTTTGGCAGCTCCTGAAGTTAGTAAACCAATAGTAAGTCCTAAAGCAGGACATTATACTCTTGTAAATATGTTAAATAATCCTAGCTTTGAAAATATGGGATGGGTAGCTAATTCCTCATGTACTGTGGCATTTGATTCTTCTAAAAAAAGAAGTGGAAGTTATTCTTTAAAAGTGACTTCCACTTCATCAAGTGAGTCTCTAATTGTAACTACTGATTCATATAAAATAACTAAAAACCATATTTATTATGTACGTGTTTATATATATTAGAATACCGCTGGTGATGTTGGAGCTATGCAATGTTATTGGCCAATAGCAGAACCTTTAATGGGCACATGTAATACCAATAGTTCTTTTATTAAAAAATGGCAAATGATGAGCTGGTATAATACTCGTTCTAATTGGTCTACAGGCGGAAATTATCAATTTCGTTTTGACTTTGAAAATATGGCATCAGGAAAGGTTGCTTGGATCGATGATGCAATGCTCATAGATTTAACCGAATGTTTTGGGTCAGGTAATGAACCTGATAAAACTTGGTGTGATTCTAATATTCCATACTTTGAAAAAACATATATTTATGGTACTAAATTAAGTATTAAAACTTCTACATGGAAAGATCTTTCTAGCGGTTTAATTAAAATACCTACGATTCCACAAACCTGCACTCCCCTTGAATATATTGAAGGAACTGGCACACAATATATTAATACAGGCATAACACCTACTCAAAATACTTCTTTTTCTTTTGGTGTCTATATGAAGGAAATAACTGGTGCTTGTATTATAGGATGTAATACTGGCAATGATAATAATGACTTTCGTATCTTTAATTATAATGGATAGATATATTGGGATATACAAACAAGTCGATTAATTGGCGTGACAAATAGTTTTCCAATTAACCAAAAATTTGAATTTGAAGTAGGAAATAATTATGTTAAAAAAAATGGAACAACTGTTTTAACGGGAACAACTATTTCGTCTTTCACTGGTGATTGTCCAATACAAATATGGCGCGACAACCCAACCGGTTCATCTACTTGCGCGAAAGGTAAAGTATATTATTTAAAAATATATAATAGTGGAACGCTTGTTAGAAATATGCTACCTTGTAAAAATGAAAGTGGTATAGTTGGTATGTATGATATTATTGAAAAAAAATTTTATAATAACAATGGAACAGGTACATTTATTGCCGGCCCGATAAAAACACATTGGAAAAATTTTAAAAATGCTTCTATGAAACAAAATGGCGTTTGGACTACATTTTTATTACTTCTTAAAAAAGGAGGAATTTATTCTTGGCAATTTATGATTTAACAATTATAACTCCCTCGAATATTAAAACAGGAGATATTTTAAATTGTCCTTATAGTGGAACTTATAAATAGATAATTCTTTTGCCCGGGAAATATAAATTTGAATGTTGGGGCGCTCAAGGTGGAGGTAATTCTTCAAGCCTTGGTGGCAATGGAGGTTATAGTATAGGAGTAATAACATTAAGCAATCAACAAAATATTTATTTATATACTGGCGGGGCCGGAGGAAATGCTATTGCTGGTTTTAATGGAGGCGGAAGCGTTCCTTCTTCTTCGTATATTTCTGGTGGCGGAGGTGGCGCTTCTGATATTCGTATTGGATCAAATTCTCTTTATGCTCGTGTAATCGTTGCTGGTGGTGGCGGTGGCGGAGAAGGTGAAGCGGCTGGATATTATGGAGGGGCTGGTGGAGGTTCCTCTGGAATAAATGGTCGTGGATATGGATCATATGGAGCTGGTATGGGTAGTTCTCAAACTGCAGGAGGATCTAGCGCTTATGGAGGAACTAATAATATAGGAATGTCTTTTTCTGCTTCTTCTTTTGGATAGGGGGCAAGTATAACAATTGCTTCATGGTCTGATAGGGGATTTATAGGAGGCGCAGGGGGTGGCGGCTGGTATGGTGGAGGAGCTGGTGGAGCTGTCAGTGGAGGCGGTGGAGGTTCTGGTTATATCTACACTTCATCAACAGCTTCTAATTATCCATCTGGATGTCTTCTAAATTCTTCTTATTATTTAGCAAATGCTCAAACTATTGTTGGTGATACTGCATTTACTTCTCCCACAGGGGTGAATGAAATTGGTCATACTGGTAATGGATATATTAGGATTACAGTAATAGAAGCTAAAAATAATTTATCTATATATATTAAAAATAACGCCTGGAAAGAAAACAATGAAATTTTATTTAAAAAGACAAATTGGATAAATCACAAAGATATTTATATGAAATTTAATCCATAGTCTTTACTGCCGAGTGGATATACTGCATTAGAATATATAGAAAGTACAGGAACACAATATATTGATACTGGATTAACTGTAAATAAAACTGATTCATATGAAATGATTCTTATTGCTCATTTAACTAATAATGACAATTGGGCAGGAGCCAATAGTTATTTACAATTTCAAGCAAAAATAGGAAATAATAAAAAAAGCAAAATAGATATTAAATATATAAATAAAATTGAGACAATCTTTGTTGATGACCAATAGGTTAGTTCAACAGATTGGAGCACTTCTTATAATGGGACAAATGTAAAACTTGGTATATTTAGACTCGGAGATACAAATAATACTTGGTATTCGTAGACAGGTCAAAGTGGTAAACTTTATTCCTGCAAAATTTTAAATAATAATAATTTAATACGTAATTTTGTTCCTTGCAAAAATGCATCAGGAATTTTAGGATTATATGATGCAGTTAATAATGTGTTTTATACTAATGCAGGAACAGGTACTTTTACGGCTGGTCCAATAGCAACTGCATCTTGGGTGAAAATAGGAAATTTATAAGGAGTAGATCTATTGTGGAACATCATATTAAAATTTTTTTCTTTTTAGATCAAGAAGATTTTGGTGATAAACGTAATTGTTCTTTAACGAGTATAACATCTATTTGTTATACTCGTTTTAGGAATCCTTCTGAAAGAGAAATCTATAATATAGTTGAATCTATTGGAAAAAAATATTGTTATAATGATAAACGAGGAACTAATCCTTTACTTATTAAAAATATTTTTAATAAATCTTTAGAATATTTTTCTAAACAAAAATGTCAAACTCATTCAAATTATTTAAAAGAATTTGGATATAATTTTACTACAATTAAAAATTTAATCGATATGAATAAACCTGTTATTCTATCTTTCTGGAAATGTGAAAAATATTCTAATCATACAATTACAATAATTGGATATGATGATAAAACACAAGATTTGATAATCGCAGATAATTGGTCCAAAAGACCATAGAAAATCAATTATAAAAATATTTCAACAATTTCTTCAATAAACTACTTTTAAAAATTTTTTGACATTTTAAAAAAAATAATATATAATATATATAGAAAGTTGAGAGAGAAAGATTTCAAAAATTTTTTTTCTTATACTTTTTCTTTCGGCAACGAACTCTTTAATTGATAAGTTAAAGAGATTGGGAGAAAGAGCGCGGGAACTGCGTTAGTGCCGATATGCTGGATTAGCTCAGCGGCAGAGCGCCACTCTTGTAAAGTGGAAGTCGAGGTCTCGGAATCCTCATCCAGCTCCATTAATCAAAAAGATTAAAATAAATGTGTAAAAGGTGTAAAATTATGAATTATTCTCTGGACAAGTATAAGTTTTATGAGTACAACGATCCCAAGGGTAAGAAGACTGTGAGTGCGGTTTCCACGTATGCCGGTCGGACAGTTAAGGGTTATGCTAAGTGTGATCCTCGTGATAGTTTTAATGTTGAAAATGGTAAGAAGCTCGCGGCCGCGCGTTGTAATGCGAAGGTTTCCACAAAGCGTATGAAGCGCGCTGAGTATAAGATGAAGGAAGCTCAGGCTCTTCTTGATCAGGCTCAGGCTCATTACGATAAGATGGTGAATTATTTCAACGATGCTTCTCGCGATAAGTCTTTTGCCGAGAATGAGGTAAATTGTCTCCTTAAGGAGATGTAATAAATAAGGAGAAGATTTTCTTCTCCTTTATATGGTAGGGTGCCGAAGTGGACATAACGGCCTAGACTTGAAATCTTGTGTGCCGGCTTTGAACCGGCCCGTGGGTTCGAATCCCACCCCTACCGCCATATGCGGTCGTGCGATAATTGGTAGTCGGCTCGCCTGGAAAGCGAGTGTCGGCGTTCATAGCGTCGATTGTAGGTTCGAGTCCTACCGACCGCGCCAACTAATTTAATAAGGAGGATATTATATGAAATCTAATTCTCGTGCTTATAATCGTGATGTGTCCAAAAGAAAAGCGTTGAGAAAGCGTAGAATCACCAAAGAAGTGTATGGTGATCTTACTCATCCCTATTATGATAATCTCCATCAATTTAGTAAAAATAAAATTCATTGTTCATGTCCTATGTGCTCAGCCAAGAGTAAGAATAGAGGAAGAAGACGCGAAAAAGCGTGGAATTATTCTCCTACTTATAATTGGAAGATTGCGGATTTGCGCAAATTCAATAAGATGGATATGAGTTGTGAGGACGCGGGCGTGTAAAGTAAAAATACTTTACACCAATTTCCGCAATTTTTTGACATTTTTAAAAATTTAATATATAATATATAGAAAATGAAAAAGAAAAGAAGAAAAATGCGACCACAACCACCTTGGTATTTTTCTTTTGACACTGATAATTGTTATCGTTGTAAAAATAAAAATGGTTGCGGTGGTTGTAAATTCTTAAAAAGGTATATTCATACTAAGTAAAAGAAAATTTGACATTTTATAAAAAATATTATATAATATTTATATAAAATGAAGAAAGACCTTATCAGCAAATATAAGAATAAAATCTTTACCAAACTTCAAGGATGTTATTTGAGGTCTTGTAAATATTATCTAAAGCCCGCGAGAGAAAAAATAGACGGACTGAGCGTCAGTAATTCTGGCTGGAACTTGAAGAGGAAGTTGTTGGCTGACATTAAAGCTGATATCCGCGGGCGTGGCGGAACTGGCAGACGCCTGGGACTTTGATGTATTCTATCCGTGTCAAAATGGATACTACTATTTAATAGTAGAGAGTGCCTAAGAGGAAACTCTTAGAGTAGAAGCTGGCTAAAACGGCGAAGGCGAATACAGAACGCCGTGCTAAATTTTGGCATACATTTCTAAAATTGGACGACACTAATTAATTTATTTCCTTTAATTTTATATATAATAGAAATTAAAGGAGTTGATTAATTTGCGTAATGATATTTTAGAAAGAAAAGATGAAATATTACAATGGATTAGTGAAAACCGTTCAAAAGCTTTTATGGCAAGAGAATTAGGTTGTAATCCAAAAACTATTAATCCTATTTTAGCAAAATTAGGAATTGAATATTCTGGGAATTAGAGTGGAAAAGGTATTTCAAAACCTAATAGTGATTATATGTCATTAGAAGAATATTTAAAAAATAGTTAGGATATTCAAAGTAATAAAGTAAGAATTAAGTTATTGCGAGAAGGGTATAAAGAACATAAATGTGAAAATTGTGGTTTAACTGAATGGTTAGGTTAGCCTATTCCATTAGAGTTGCATCATAAAGACGGCAATAGAAATCATAATGAAATTGAAAATTATCAATTATTATGTCCTAATTGTCATACTTTCACAGATTCTTATCGCGGTAAAAATAGTGCCAAATAAATGTGTAGAGAGTATACACCAGCTATCTAAGTCTGAATAAGATATGGTAAAGACGTACTCCAGACTACAACACAGAAATGTGGCTATGGTGACATAGAGTAGTAAGAAAATCCCATGAGGTAAACCCTCGTACGAGTTCGATTCTCGTCGCCCGCACCATTAAATAATAATAGCTAACGGCAGTTGCCTCTAATGAAAATTAGATAGACGGGTCGGGGTTGACATAGACAGGTCAACAGGTAGTACAGCAGTAGGTAACAAATCTGCAAGTCGAAATAAGTTGGGAAAACCAAATGATACGGCTTAGTCCTTCGTAAGAAGTTGAAGAGAGATTTTAGGTAAAAGATAACAACTTTTAACTGCTCTTCGTAATTGACCATGAAACCGGGTCATAGCTACCATATTATTATTTAAGTTAATCTAAAAGGAGTGAGTCCAATGGGTTCTCGAATGGTTATCTTTTAACATCTTTTAAAGGAGGTTAAAAGAATGAGTAGAAGTAGAAAAAAGACACCTTATAGTGGCGATCGCAAAGATCGCGGATATAAGAGATATGCAAATAAAAAAGTTCGTCAAAAATTAAAAAATTCTGAAGAAATTTATAATTACAAAGAGTATAAAAAACTTTTTTGTTCTTATGATATTTGCGATTATTATACCATAGAAGGTGATTTTGAAACTTTTTATAAAAATGAAATTTCACGTTGGTATCGTTGGCGAGTATATCCTTATTTAAATTATGAATTTCCTACTCGTGAAAAAGCATATCAAGATTATATGCGATATTACATTAGGAAATAAGAAAATTTGACATTTTTAAAAATTTAATATATAATAAATATATAAAACGTACAAAATTTTTTTCAATTCTTATTCTCTTTATTGATTGTTTAGCATTTTCAACAATATAAAGAAAATGCTTACGCAGGATTGGTGTTAGCGGCTAGCATTCCGGTCTTCCAAACCGGCGGGGCCAGTTCGAATCTGGTATCTTGCTCCATAGTTATTAATTCGGTCTATGATAAATCGCGATGCCTGATTAATTAACTACATAGAGCCATACAGCAAATTCTTTTTACTGGGTTTCCAGTGCTATTAACTTATTTTAAGTTTCTACTAAAAAGGATTGATGTAAAATCAAATGCTTGTAGGTCTATGAGTATGATATAATAAGTAATATAAATGGCTTGGCTCTAGAATTTAAAGTCGTTTATATGAAAATTGTATTAGAAAATAGACGATTTGTTCTCTTTGGAGGATTGTTTGAAAAAACTAAAAAATTAAGAGAGCAGGTTAGATTATAAATAACTATTAAAGACGCATCCAGCAACTGATCTTTTACGTTGTGATGAAATTTAAAAAGAAGAGCGTCTTGTCTCACGCGGTTGTAGCTCAGGGGTAGAGCAGTAGCCTTGATGAAATAGTATAATGAAATACATTTCTTATGAAAAGATATGAGTTCAAATCTCATTTTCATCACCATTAAGCTATTGGCCGAGGGTTCGAATCCCTCCAACCGCACCATAAGTTGAAAGTAATATTATTTATTGCGCAATAACATAGGTTAAGTTGGTAGACTAATTTAATTATAAATTTAATTAGTTTATCAACTTTATTTTTTTATAAAGGAGAATAGTAATATGATAAATACGAATGATTTTTTAAATTTTTTAAATACTCTTTCTGCTGGTTTTGATATTCGTGGTGATGTAGTAGATACTACAGAATTAATCAATAATAAACATTTTATTACTATTGATACTTGTTATACTAATGATACTGGACGTTATGAAACTGGTATTAAAATAGATAATGATGAATGGATTATTGTTGAAAGCTATCCTAATAGAGCATCTGCGGTAATTGGTCATGATGAATGGATTAAAAGATGTAATACGCTTCCTATTGAATTATTAAACATTCAAGATGGTGAAATTTATATTTATGAGTAATTAATTTATTCATATGGCAAGGTACTCAAGTGGTTTAAGAGGACGGTCTGCAAAGCCGGTATTCGTGAGTTCGAATCTCACCCTTGCCTCCAATATTTTTTATATAAAGTATTATGTTCAATGTTTTTATAAAAATCTTAATTAATTTTTATAAAAACATTGAACATAATATATAAAAAAATGACTTTAGCTAAAATTTTTTGTATAATATAAAGAAGGGGAGAAGATATGGAATTTCAACAGTTGTTTGCTGATCAATTTAAAGCAGTTGCAGAAAAAAAATATGGTCCTGCCACGACTCGCTCTTCCAAATTGTTAGAACCAATTCATTCTAAAATTGCTGAACTGGTAGAAAAAGAAGGTTTTTCCACTCGAAGTCTATGCAATTCAGAATATGAGTTTATTGGGGCTTATGGCTCTAAGAAAGTTGATATTGCCATTTTTAATGGTGATAAATTCGTAGGAGCTATCAATTTTAAGGGAATTCGCTCTGAATATAATAAAAATGCAAATAATTATTATGAAAATATGAAGGGTGAATCTGATTTATTTATAAATGCCGGTATCCCTATTATGCAAATAATTTTTATTCCCACTAAGGTTCATCATAAAAAGAGTAACGGTGAAGTAGTTTTTGAGACTCCTACTCAAAAAAACAAGGATAATTATAAAAACTTTTTAGCCTATAAATCTGCTTATTGGGATTTATTAACTTTTATCCCATATTATTTTGAAGTAGATTATGATAACTTTACTGCACAATATTGTGAAGATAATATCTCTCCTTGTTTAACTGATGCAATTATGCAATTTATAGGAGGTTTAAAAGAAAATGTTTGATAAAGTAAAAAACTATGGTCAAGTTATGACCCCAGATACTATTGTCAATCATATGATTGATATTTTAAATTTAACTCAAAAAGAGATTGATACGTCTCTATTTTTAGATAATAGTTGTGGTGATGGAGCATTTATTACGGGACTTTTAAATAAAGGTATTCCAAAAGAACATATTTTTGCTATTGACATTGATGCTGATATTATCGAAAAAGTGCAAAATATATTACCATCAGATAATGTAATTTTAGGTTCAGCTTTTAAACAGACTGAATGGTTTGGTAAATTTGATTATGTTATTGGAAATCCGCCATATGTGCGCATCCACAATCTAATGCCAGAGACAAAACAAGAAATTGAACAATATTCTTATTGTTTTGGTATGTATGATTTATATTATGCCTTTTATGAAGTTGGTCAAAAATTTTTGAAACCAACTGGAAGTCTACTATATATTTCTCCGCTTTCTTTTATTCAAAATACTAGTGGTAAAAAAATGAGAGAAGATATTGAAAAAAATAATTTACTTTGGTATTTTGAAGATCTCACAAAAGAGCAATTATTTGATGGATTTTCCACATATACTGGTATTGTTGGATTATCAAAAGTAAAAATAAGTATTCAAATCCCTTGGAACAATACTAGAGAGAAAATTGGATTATCTTATGAAAGTCTGCAAAATGGTATCGCAACATTAGCAGACCGAATTTTTATTAAAGATAATTTTAATGATTTGGAGGATACTTTTATCCACCCCATTATTAAAGCTGGTACTCAGGAATGGAAAGAGTGTATTGTTCCACCTCGCACAGAAGAAGAATTGAAATCAGCACCTAAGACTTACGCTTATATGTTGGCTAATAAAGAGCGTCTAGAAAATCGTTCTATTTCTGGTAATACAAAATGGTTTGAATTTGGTCGTTCTCAAGGTTTAGTTAATATGAATAAAGAAAAATTAGTTATTTCAACAACAATTATCCCCGATAAAATTCCTTATGTAAGAGTGGGTCCAGAGGTTTTTGTATATTCTGGCTTATATGCAACTGCTGATGATTTAGATAAATTAGAAGCAGAATTAAATAGCCCAGAACTCTTAGAGTATCTAGTTGAAAACGGAAAACCTATGAGGGGCGGTTATTATCAAATTACTAGCACAATGTTAAAAAATTATTAATCGTCTTTTATAAAAATCTTAATTGATTTTTATAAAAAAATAATATATAATAAATATATAAAGTTAAGAAATAAAAAAAATAATTCTCTTGTCCAAGAGAAATCAAAGTGAAAAAGGAGAAACAAATATGAATACTTTTTTGAATGGCATGAAGAACGAAACTAATTATACTCTCACGGAGAATGGCGCGCTTACTCATAAGACCACAACCAGTGATCTTTTAGATATGTTCGCGCTCGGTGCTTCTATGCGTAAGCGTAGTGATGAGGATGTTCTTCTTATGTTTCAGAAGGCATATCGTGAAAATCCTCTTTATGCCTTGAAGTGTTTGTTTTATATCCGCGATGTGCGCGGTGGTCAGGGTGAGCGTCGTTTCTTCCGCATTTGTATGAAGTGGCTTGCGAACAACGAATCCGAGGTTGTTATTCGCAATTTGAAGAATGTCCCCGAGTTTGGTCGCTGGGACGATCTTTATGTCTTTGATGGTACGGCCATTGAAGATGAAGCATATACTCTCATTAAGGAGCAGTTGGCTCTTGATGTTCAGTGTAAGACCCCTTCTCTTTTGGCTAAGTGGCTGAAGAGCGAGAACACCAGTTCCGCGAAATCTCAGTATCTTGGCATGAAGACTCGTAAGCATCTTAATATGACTCCTCGTCAGTATCGTAAGACTCTCTCTATCCTTCGTAAGCGCATTAACGTTCTTGAGCGTTTGATGTCTGCGGGCGAATGGGATAAGATTGAGTTTGATAAGATTCCTTCTCGTGCAGGTCTTATCTATAAGAATGCTTTTGCGCGTCATGACATTGAGCGTCAGAAGGCCGGCGCCCGCACTTATGAGAATTTTGCTAAGGATGAAACCACTACGGTTAATGCCAAGGCTCTCTATCCTTATGAGTGTGTTGCTAAGGCTATGAATCTTATGGGTTATGGCGGTTATGGTTGGTATGGTTACGATCATGCTATCCCTATGAACAATACTGATCGTCTTATGATTAATAAGTATTGGGCGAATCTCGCTGATTACTTTGCCGGTAAGACTTTCAATGGTATGGCTCTCGTTGATACTTCTGGTTCTATGACTGGTAGTGAAGCTTCTGCTCCTATCAATGTAGCTATTTCCATTGGTATGTATTGTGCGGATAAGGCCAAGGGCCCGTTCGCAAATCATTTTATGACTTTCGAGTCTACTCCTCACTTCATGGAAGTTGAAGGCGTTGATTTCTGCGATAAGGTAAAGCGTATTAGTTCTGCTCCTTGGGGCGGTTCTACTAACGTTGAATCTGCCTTTGACCTTATGCTTAAAACTGCCATTAAGAATGGCTGTTCTCAGGATGAAATTCCCGAAAACCTGATTATCATTAGCGATATGGAATTTAATTCCTGCGTTCGTTGTAGTAGCTATGGTACTGTCGGTAATACTCTGATGGAAAAGATTGAAAAAGAATGGAACGCTTATGGATATAAGATGCCTTCTTTAATTTTTTGGAACGTAGACGCCAGACAGAATAACATTCCGATGACCGTGAAAAATGGTATCTCTTTCGTTAGTGGTTTCTCTCCCTCTATTTTCGAACAGATTCTGAGCGGGAAAACCGCTATGGATTTGATGTATGAGGTTCTCAATAAAGAGAGATACGCCTGCATCAAGTAAATAATAAGACCGGCAATTGGTAAATTTTTCCAGTTGCCGGTCTTCGGTCAAATTTTATTAAACGTTCCAAAAGACTCTTTATATTTTTATGAGAGGAGGATTTGGAATGTCAAAACTTATAGATTTAACAGGCAATAAATATGGAAGACTTACCGTTTTAGGAAAAGACACAAATAGAATAACTAAAAGTGGTAGTTATTGGATTTGTTAGTGTGAATGTGGTAAGATTAAAAGTATAAAAAGCTCATCTTTAAGACGCGGTGAAATTCAAAGTTGCGGTTGTCTTCGTAATGAGCTTACATATAAAGGTAATGAAAATCATAGAGACCATTTAGAAGGACAAAGATTTGGTAAATTAACTGTATTAGAAAGAGATAGCACAAAACCGCGTGGAGTAGTATATTGGTTATGTCAATGCGATTGTGGTAGAATTGTTTCTGTTCAAAGCGCTAATTTAAAAAGAAAAGATGGAAATCAAACCGTTTCTTGTGGTTGCTATCATCGCTCAATAGGAGCAACAAATATTTTATCTATATTATCAGAAAATAATATAGATTTTATTGATGAATATTCTTTTAAGGATTTACCAAAAAGCCGATATGATTTTGCTATATTAAAAAACAATGATATAATTCGTTTAATTGAATTTGACGGAGAACAACATTTTATGGAAGTTCCTGCTTGGGGAAAATTAGAAACTACACAAAAACGAGATAAAGTAAAAAATGATTATGCTTTAACTCATAACATTCCCTTAGTGAGAATTCCTTACTGGGAACGTGATAACATTACTTTAGATATGATTATGGGAAATCAATATCTAATTAAGTAATTTTAATGGGTTAGATATTTAATTAAATATCTAACCCATTTTTCTTTTATTGATTTTTATAAAAAAATAATATATAATATTTATAGAAAATAAAAAGAAAGGTAAATTTTAAAAATATGAGTGAAAATATGATGCAGAAAGACCTTGTTCTTTCTATCAATGAATACGCTTATGTCCTTGACCGCACTAAGGGTAATGTCCTTTGCCATGTCGGACCTACCAAAACTTCTCTTTCTCAGTCTGATGAACTCGTTCGTTTCGAGCCCAAGAGCAAGAAGTTCCGTCCTTGTGGCTATAATGAGGCAATCTCCCTTTTTGCGTCTGCTCCTGAGAACTGGTATCTCGTTTTGAAGAACCCCACGAAGAGCGGTCGTCGTCCTACGGCCGGCACATCCAATAATCTTCCCGAAGATATTGAAATTGGTCGTAAAATTAATATCCCCGGTCCTGTTTCTTTTGCTCTCTATCCGGGCCAGATGGCTAAGGTTGTTAAGGGCCATGCGCTTCGCACCAACCAGTATCTTCTTGCTCGTGTTTACGACGCGGCGAGAGCTTCTGTAGAGGGCGGTCAGGTAATTGATGCTGATGGTAATGTTGTTGTTCCTGAGAAGAAGGATTATGTAAATGGTCAGATTCTTGTAATTAAGGGTACTGATATTTCTTTCTATATTCCCCCTACTGGAATTGAAGTCATTCCTCTCCAGAACAATGATGCTCTTGGATATATTCGTGATGCAGTCACCCTTGAGCGCCTTGAGTATTGTATCCTTAAGGACGAAGATGGTAATAAGCGTTATGTCCATGGTCCCGAGGTTGTGTTCCCTGAGCCTACTGAAAGTTTTGTGACCTCTCCCAAGGGCGGATTTATTTTCCGCGCCATTGAGCTGTCTAAGATTTCTGGCATTTATGTTAAGGTAATTGCTGAATATGCTGATGATGACGGCACTGTTCATCCTGTTGGCGAAGAGCTGTTTATTACTGGCGATAACCAGATGATTTATTATCCTCGTCCTGAGCATGCAATTATCAATTACGATGAAAAGATTCTTCATCATGCGATTGCTATCCCTGACGGTGAAGGTATTTATGTAATGAATCGCATGAATGGTGAAATTAAGACAGTTCGCGGTCCTGCGATGTATCTTCCTGATCCTCGTGTGGAAGTTGTTGTTAAGCGTAAGCTGAGCCAGCGTGAGTGCAATCTGTGGTATCCTGGTAATCAGACTGCTCTTGCTTATAATGCTGGTCTCACCGAGAAGTCTCTTGAGAAGGCTATTGCTAAGAGCGTTAAGGCGGCTACCGCGAATCTTGATAGCTCTACCGCAACTGCTTATAGCGTTACCAATAGTGTAAATAATATCAATCGTGAATTCCAGACCCTTGCTTATCTTGAGAGTAATGCTGGTATTTCTCGCGGAACTTCTTATACTAAGCCTCGCACCATTACTCTTGATAATAAGTATGATGGTGTTGTAAGTCTTGACGTTTGGACTGGTTATGCAGTTAATGTCGTTTCTAAGAACGGCACTCGTAAGGTTGTCCGCGGTCCGCAGACCATTCTTCTCGATTACGATCAGACCCTTGAGGAGCTTCAGCTGAGCACGGGCAAGCCTAAGACTACTGATAAGGTTGAGCATACTGTATTCCTTCGTTATGAGAATAACAAGGTTTCTGATATTATCTCTGTTGAGACTAAGGACTTTGTCGAGTGCTCTGTAAAAGTTTCTTACTGCGTTAACTTTGATCCTGCTTATATGGATAGTTGGTTCTCTGTTGATAACTATGTTAAGTATCTTTGCGATCGTATCCGTTCTCTTCTGAAGCGCGAAGTTAAGAAGCATACTATTGAAGACTTCTATCAGAATTATAGTGATATTGTTCGTAATATCGCTATTGATTATTCTGAAAATACGACTTCCGAAAAGGCTTCTAATAAGCATGAGGGACGTTTCTTCCGCGAAAATGGTATGTTTGTAAAGGATTGCGAAGTTCTTTCTCTTACCGTTGAGAGTGAGATTGCAGAAATCCTTGAAAGCCATCAGCGTGATATGGTCGAAAAGAGCCTTGAGCTTTCCGATGCAGAAGCCCGTGTTAAGGTTGCAGAAGCACTGTTTGACGCAGAGAAGAAGGAAAATGAGCTGGCCAGCACCAAGCTTATTAACCGTATGAATCTTCAGGGTGAGGAAGCCCGTCGTAAGCTTGAAATTCAGGCTGAGGTTAACCGTAAGCAGGAAGCTGAAAAGCAGGCTGCTAAGCAGGCAGAGAAGGATATGCAGGTTCTTATTGACGCGATTCATGAGGCAGAAATGGCTCGTAAGCAGAAGGAAACTGATGCTAATATCGCAGAAAAGCAGGCTCTTGCTGATATCGAAAAGGCAAAGCAGGAAGCTTACGCAAAGACTGTTGCTGATGTTATGAAGTCTATCCAGCCCGATCTTGTGGCGGCCATTCAGGCTCAGAGCGACAGTAAGGTATTCAATAGCATCGCTACTGGTATTGCTCCTTACGCAATTGGTAATGGTGAATCCGCTGCCGAATTTGTTGATCGTCTCCTTCATGGCACTACCCTTGAAGGTATTGTCAATAAGTTCGCTCCCAATAGCAACAATAACTGATTAATTTCAGTTTAATATAAGGCGAGGTATATTCTACCTCGCCTTTTTCTTTTTATTGATTTTTTTATAAAAATATATTATAATATATATATAAAGTTAAAGGAGATAGTATTTATGGAAAAGAAAGAAATTGTTATTGATACTCTTAAAAAGTATAAGTGTGTTTCCGCATCTCAGCTTTCTGGGTGGATTAAAAAGACTCATGATGTAGATATGTCTCCTTCGTCAGTAAGTGGCGTTCTTCGTGGACTTGTTTCTCGCGGTTTGGTTGGTAAATCTAATTGCGGAAATGGAAAAACTGTTTATTGGGTGATTGAGTAATGGTTGAAGTAATTAAATATGGCCCAGAAGTTCAAAAAGAAATTATGTGTTCTAAATGTAAATCGCAATTACGATTTTTAAATAGCGACATTCGAAGCATGGAGGATATTTGTCCTTGGGACAATGATCATGGCTATTGGGCTAAATATATCAAATGTCCTGCCTGTGGAGAAACAGTTATTATTTGGGAGAGGAGCTATTAACAATGACTAATGATGAAATGACTGATCTTTGGGAATTAGTTAATGACTCATTTGATGATTTAAAAAATACTTGTAAAAAAAGATGTAAAACTTGTCGTCATAGTGATTCTTTTGGCTTTATCCGCGCGAAATGGCCTTGCCTTACTTGTTATGGCAATCCTATTTATCCACATTTAGAAGGGTATCCCGATCACTATGAGAAATTAGTTAATTTTGGAGAATAAGTATGAACCCAAGAGAAGAACAGGATTTAAGAGCAGAAATTGCGGGTGCGGTTGAAGATAAATGTCTTTATATGGGTGTTTGTCCTAATACTTTAAATACAATTTTATCAATTATTGACCCTAAAAACCATAAAAGAAAAAAGAGTCAATGTGATACTTGTTGGAATAAAAGATGTAAGTCTTATGAAGGGGCGTGATTGTTATTTTTTTATGGGTAGATGACGTGCGGACTCCGCCTTCCGATCATTGGATTTGGGCTAAAAGTGTCAAAGAAGCTAAAGCTGTCATAAATTGCTATGAGCGCAATATGACCGATGAATGTATTTATATCAATCTCGACCATGATGCAGGAGATTACTTTGAAGATGGTGGAGACTACATTGAGATTTTAAAATGGCTTGAAGAGTTTAAAATTCCCGATACTACTTATCTCTTTGGTTTACATACTCAAAATCCCGTTGGCCATATGAATATGAAAGCAATTATTGAGCATAATAATTGGAGGCTAATTTAATGATTAAAACTTGGGCACAATTATATGATAGATTAGGACGACAGCCATTATTTAAAACGAGAGAATCTCGTATTATTCTTAAAAATGAAGATGGGACTTTTACTCCTTTAGTTCTTGTTTTTGACAAAAATGGAGCTAATTGGTGGTTTGAAAAAAGGTGATAATTATGAGTTGTATTCATTTGATTAAGATAGATAAAACTCCTTGGCATGGCGATGTATTTGACCATCCTATTTATGAATTTTATTGTTCATATAATCCTGGAGACAATATTAAACTACCTCATCAATATATTTGTAAAAATTGTAAATACTTTGAAAGGGACTTAGAAAATGATTATTTGCGCGGCAATTAAAGATAAAGAAACTGGAGCTATTTTTGGTGGAATTCGACATGGTTCTATTTACTCCGCAATGAAAGATGCTGGCATCCCTAAAAGATTTAGCGGAGTTGTTGAAGGTTTTCTTGACCAAAATGGGCATTTTTATAATAGAAAAGAAGCATTTGAAATTGCTCTTAATTGTGGACAGTTAAGTGCTACGACTCGACAGCTAAAACGTGAAAAATGTGAATTGGAATTATACAGTGAAGATTTATACTAAGGAGGGATATAAATGAATAGAGAAGAGAATATCACTAAAAAATTAAATGAACATTGGGAAGAATCTCTTGAATATTTTGATGTATCTCGTATCTTGGGTCTTTTTCTTCAAGGTAGTCAAAATTATGGCTTAGACTACGAGAAGAGCGATGTAGATACTAAGCTTATTGTTCTTCCTACTCTTGATGAAATTGCTTTTAATAAAAAGCCAGTAAGCACAACTCATGTTCGTGCTAATGAAGAGCATATTGATTTTAAGGATTTTAGATTGTATATTGGGACATTTAAAAAGCAAAATCTAAACTTTCTTGAAATTCTTTTTACGCCATTTCAAATTGTAAATTCTACTTATCGTCCCTATTGGGATAAACTTGTAGAAAATAGAGAAGCAATCACTCATTATAATCCTTACCAAGCCGTCAAATCTATGAAGGGCATTGCTATGGAAAAATATCATGCTATGGAGCATGAATACCCCAGCAAGGTTGATGTGCTTGCTAAATTTGGATACGACCCCAAACAGCTTCATCATCTGCTTAGAGTAGAAGAATATCTTGGTCGCTATATCGACGGGGAGCCTTATGAAGATTGTCTTCATCCTCATCGTCTTGAATATCTTATTGACGTAAAAAGAGGATATTACGATCTTGAGATGGCACGTATTATCGCTAATACGGCAATGGATAATATTATCAGAATCTCTGATAATTTTTGCGGTAAAGTAGAAAATAAACCTGATCCAAAAGTAGAAGCAATGCTTGATGAAGTCCAATATGAAGCAATTAAACATTCTCTTATCTTAGAATTAAAAGAAGGTTAAATATGATTGAAGTTATTGAAACTCCTAAATATAAATGTATTTGTCCTACTTGTGGAGCTAAACTTATTTTTGATAGTGAAGATATTAAATCTGTTTCTTGTGATGATTATGTTATGAAAATGACAATTATTACAAGATATATTATGTGTCCTAAATGCGATGATATGATTACTCTTAAAGAAGAAGGGAGAGAATGGAATTGATAACAGGAGACAAAACTTTGGTCGCCCGTTATTAACCTTTCATCATTAAATTTTATATAATAATGAAAGGTGGTATAAATTATGGCAAAAATAAAAGATATTACAGGACAAAAATTTGGTAAATTAACAGTTCTTTCTTGCGAAGGAAAATTAGATGGAAAAAATATTTATTGGAAATGTTAGTGTGAATGTGGTAATATTACTATTAAAAATGGCAATAGTTTAAGATCGGGCAATACCAAAAGTTGTGGATGCATGAAATATAGTGGTTTTAAAAAACATAATGAGCTATAGACTAAAGAAACTTTAATTTAGCCCGGAACTAAATTTGGAAAATTAACAATAATTGAAGCCATTGGATATAAGCCTCAATATACTGGATCATAGAAAAATAGAATGTGGTATAAGTGTAAATGTGATTGTGGTAATGAAATTGAAACAAGTGGAAATAGATTAAAAGAAAATCATACAATTTCTTGCGGAAAATGTCTAACATCAAAAGGAGAATATAAAATAAAAACTTTATTAGAAGAATAGAATATTTATTTTAATACAGAAGTTATACTTCCTGAATTAGTGAAAGAGACCGGAAGACGTTTAAGATTTGATTTTATTCTTTATAATAATGATAATAGTATAAATAGAGTAATTGAGTTTGATGGTAGGCAACATAAATATGGCCCAGATACTAATTATTGGGGACACTCAACAGACACTTTAGAAAGCATTAAAGAAAAAGATAATTTAAAAAATAATTTTTGCTTAAAACATAATTATCCTTTAGTGCGCATTCCATATACTAAATTAGATAATTTAACTATAGACGATTTACTTGGAAACAAGTATCTTATTAAAGGAGATGATGAATTGTGATAAAACATTATTTTATCACAGGTTAGCGATACTCATGGTAAAGTGGCCGAACGTTTAGAAACTTTAAGATCTAAGCATCCCGATCTTAAACCGGCGGAAACCGCGTTAATTATTCTTGGTGATGCCGGATTTAATTTTTATCTTAATAAATCTGACTATAAGAATAAAAAGCAAGTAAATAATATGGGATATATTGTTTACTGTCTTCGTGGAAATCATGAAGAACGCCCTGAAAACATCCCTGGAATGGCTATTATGGTAGATCATGATATCCATGGTGAAGTATATGTAGAGTCCATGTTTTCTAATATTCGTTATCTCATGGATGGAAATGTTTATGATTTTGGCATTTTTAGTACTCTATGTATCGGCGGAGCTTATTCTGTCGATAAGTGGTATCGTCTTCAAAATTTTCGTCAATCTAATGGTTGGTGTGGATGGTTTGCGGAAGAACAACTTTTCCCTGACGAAATGAACCATATTACTAAGAAAGTAAAGAATAATTACTTTGATTTTGTTCTTACTCATACTTGTCCTCGCTGTTGGGAACCTACTGATCTTTTTATTAGTGGAATTGACCAATCTGCGGTTGATAAATCTATGGAAGACTGGCTAGATAAATTAAAAAATCAAATTAATTTTACAGTTTGGTGTTTTGGCCATTATCATGCGGACCGCACTGAAGATGAAGGGGTAGAACAATATTTTTATGATATTGAAGAATTAACAAGTATTTGGGATAGAACTTTAAAGTATATCCCTCGGAATTTAGAATAAAATGTAGAAATGTGTTATTCAATTATATTGTCAAAATCGGCTAAAAAGTTTTATGATAAAGCCAATGAAAAAATTAAAAGAAATTTAGAAAGAACATTTTTAACCTTATCCCCAGAAGTAGATGAAAAGGTTAAAAATGTTGATAAGAAACGCGATCAATCAAATACTTATCGCAGACGATTAGGCCATTATCGAATTGTTTATCAAAAACAAGGAGATATTCTTTTAATAACTCATTTGGATACAAAAACTAATTTCAAATACAAAAAAACTGGTTGCTTTTAACTTTATTGATTTTATATAAAAAATATAATATAATATTTATAGAAAGTTAAGAAAGGAAGAAAAAATTATACCAGGAAGGTCTAGAACAACCACTCGTCCAGAAGTTAATGCGGATTATAAGTTTAGAATTTTAGATGTATTAAATAATACAGATGATTCTATGACTCTTGATGAAATCCGCATGAATGATATGATTTTGCGCCCATTGTCTAATCAGAAAATTAGTCGTTTAATTAGCGACCTTATTGATTTTGGTTTAGTCCAAAAGGGTAAATCTAAAAGTCTTGGTCGAATGATGTACAAAGCAACATCAAAAATGCGGGAACAGGGGTATGAAGTTGATGACCCCGTAGATTTTGAGTATAGTTATGCCACTCAAAATTGGGAATTGGAAGAGGAAAAGAAGATTAAGACGTGTGGGTAAAAGTATGTAATTTTCTTTTTATATTTTTTATTTAATATAGAACAAAAAGTATAAAAAGGAGTGACGATATGAGTTTAATTGATTTAAGTGGTTAGAAATTTGGACGTTTAACTGTATTATATCGAGATATAGAAGAAGAAAAAAAGAAAAAAGATAGAAGTGCTATATGGAAATGTAAATGTGATTGTGGTAATTTTAAATCAGTGGTAGGGAAAGATTTAAGAATTGGAAAAACTCAATCTTGCGGATGTCTACAAAAGGAAAGAACTAGTAAAATAAATAGCAGTCAATTAATTGGAAAAAAATTTGGAAAACTAACTGTAATTTAGTAGCTTCCTTCAAAAAATCATAGAACATATTGGTTATGTAAGTGTGATTGTGGAAATACTTGTGAAGTATGTGCTAGAGAACTGAACCAAGGAGATACTAAATCTTGTGGTTGTTTATTTTCTAAAGGAGAATACAAAATAGCTACTATTTTAAATAAATTATAGATTGCTTATAAAAAAGAATATATTTTTCCAAACTATAAAAATGCCAGATTTGATTTTGCTTTATTCGATAAACAAAATAAAATCTTTTGTTTAATTGAATATGATGGAGAATAGCACTTTTTAGAAAAAGTGACAAATTCAGGATGGAATACTAAAGATAGATATGAAAATATTGTTCATCCTAAAGACATAGAAAAGAATAACTATTGTAAAGAAAATAATATTCCTTTATTAAGAATACCTTATTATGATTATGAAAAATTAAATGAAAATTATTTAGAAAGGGAAATAAAAAAATGTATAGAGCGTATGTTACAAAAGTAAAAAATATACGACCCGCAGAAAATGCCGATAGATTAAATCTTTGCGAAGCTTTTGGTAATACTGTGGTTGTAGATAAAAATGTAAATGAAAATGATTTATATATTTATTTTCCTTGTGATGGACAATTATCTTTAGAATTTTGTTTAAATAATAATCTTCTAAGAAAGTTGCCTGATGGGACCCCAAGCTCTGGTTATATGGATCCTGACAAAAGAAATGTCATAGCAATTAAATTAAGAGGTAATAAAAGTGATGGTTTAGTTTTACCTCTTAATTGCGTTTCTTATACTGGAGTTCTTCTTAATGAGTTGACCGAAGGTTTTGCATTTACTACTCTGAATGGACATGAGATTTGTAAAAAGTATATTCCTATGCGTCAGAATCGTCAGGGCCATGTAAGCGAGGGGAATCATGTGCGCAAGAAGAAAGCTCCTATTGCCCCTCTGTTTATCGAGCATGCTGATACGGAGCAGTTGGCTTATAACCTTGATGCCTTTAAGCCGAATGACCTTATTGAGATTACTCTAAAGATGCATGGCACTTCTCAGCGCACCGGCTATCTTCCTATGTTTAAGGGTTATAAGAGAACTCTTTTGGATAGAATTATGCGTCGTGATGGCACTCCCATTTATGAATATGGATATGTATCTGGCACTCGTCGCACTGTGCTGAATGACTGGGAGGGTGGCTTCTATGGTTCTAATATGTTCCGTAAGAAGCACGCAGATTTCTTTGAGGGTAAGCTCCATAAGGGCGAGGAAGTCTATTATGAGGTTGTTGGTTTTACCGATGAGGGTATGCCTATTATGTCCTCTGCTTCCAATAAGAAGCTGAATGATAAAGATTTTCTTAAGAAGTATGGTGAAACTACTACCTTCTCTTATGGCTGCTCTTGCACTGGTTATTATACCTATGGTGATGGTAGCTATGATGTCCTCCCCAAGTCTGACTTCTATGTTTATCGCATGACTATGACTAATGAAGATGGGGATGTTGTTGAATATACTCCTGATTTCATGCGCTATCGTTGTGAGCAGATGGGCTGTAAGTGTGTTCCTGTTCTATGGAGAGGTTTTTTGGATGACACTACTGATTGGAATGACGCAGGTATGACTGCTGGCGAGCAGGTTAAAGAAATTGCTGAGCGGTATTATGATGGTCCCGACCCGATTGGTAAGATCCATGTTCGTGAAGGCGTTGTAATTCGTATTCTTAATCGTCCGAAGTTCTGTGCTTATAAGCATAAGAATTTTGCCTTTAAGTGTCTTGAAGGCTTGGTAAAAGCAGAAGAGACCGCCCCTGATATGGAAGAGGCCGAAGAGGTGCAAAATGACGAAACTTGATGAATTGATGGAACATTTGTCATTAGATGCAGAGTGGGCTTCCGCTAATGAGTGGGAAGCCCCTATCTGCCTTTATGATGACATTCTTGATGCTCTTACTATTTTAAGAGTTATAGCAATTCTTAAAATGACTGGAACATTAGACCAAATTGAATATGTCTTGGAGGATTATCTATGACCGATGAAGCTGTAAATCAAGCTAAAAATGATACATATGAAATTAGAGAGCGAATTCCTATCGCTCTTTGGGATAAAGTAAGCGAAGATTTAACACGAGATCAATGTTATTCTTATTGGCAGTATTGCCTTGAATGTGTCCAACAGATGGCTGACGCTTGGGAAGAAGTTAATGGTGAAAATCTTATTTGGGTTCCAGGCCATTATGAAAAGAAAGAAGAATCCAAGAGCAAAGATGTCCCAATTACTGAAGTAGTTAAGAAATGTGAGTGTTATCATTTAAGAGATGATAAAACCGCAGAATGTTGGGGCACTAAGGAACGTGAAATTTGTTCTTGTGGTGGCGATTCAAGATTTTGTAATTTCTATTATAACGGAGATAAAATTAGTGGTTAAAAATCTTACCTATTATAAAAATAAAAGTCTATTAGACTTATCCCCTAAAATTGTAATTTGTCATCAGGTAAATTGTCAAGGCGTTATGGGCGCGGGTCTTGCCAAACAAATTCGTATTCGTTGGCCGGAAGTCTATGTAGATTAAAAAAAACTATCGAAAACGCGGAAGCGCAAGTTGCAGGATTAGAAAATCCGCCTGATGACATTTTGCTTGGCGCGGTTGCTTGCACTACTACCGTAGATGGTCATAGAGTAGCAAGTTTATTCGCCCAATATGATTATGGATATGGCCCGCGCAGATATACTAATTATGAAGCATTTGCTAGCTGTTTAGAAAATTTAAATAAATTAGTTCCTGACTATGTTCCGATTGCTTTTCCTTATAAAATTGGGTGTGGTCTTGGTGGAGGAGACTGGGATATTATTCAATTAATGATTAGAAAAATTCTCCATCACGAAGATGTTTATATCTGTCAGTTGGAGGATTGAAATGAGCGTTGTCGCTGCGAAAGTTTATGATGATAGAATTGTAATGAGTGCTGATAGTATTCTTACTAATGGCTATGAGAAGGAACCTAATGTTAATTTTGCTAAAATTGCTAAGATTAACGACATGATTCTTGGCGGAGTTGGTTATGGTGATGAACAAAGCTTAATGTGGCTTTATATGGAGAATCATCAGCCAGTTGAAGCTAATGAACGAGAAATCCTTAATTACATTATTGAATTTTCAAAATGGAAAAATACTCTTATCGGTGATGGATTTCTAAAAAATGAATTTCTTATTGCCTATAAAGGACATCTTTTCCATATTTGTAAGTTTATGGTAAGAGAGATCAAAGACTATTTTGCTATTGGAGCGGGTGCTCCCTATGCAACAACCGCGTTATACTTGAAACACGATCCAGAAGAATCAGTAAAAGTTGCGTGCGATATTTGTTGTTTTGTAAGCGAGCCAATTAAAACTTTTATTCAAGAAAAAGGAGATAAGGAATAATTCTTATCTCCTTTTTGATTTTTTTAAAAAATTATTATATAATATTTATATAAAAAGAAAGGTGATATTATTATGAATTATATCGTTTCTAAGGAAAGACTTCTTGAACTTCTTAAAGCTGAAAATGAGCTTAATGTTCTTGAAGGAGACGGCGTTGATAACTGGACATGGTATATGGAAGGTCGAAGACAATATCTTAAAGAAGGCGCTGAAATGTATGGTGTCAATATTGATGACAATGAAGATTTTGATTTTGAAGATTTAGCCGAATTGGATCTTCAGAACTTTGAGGAAATTTAAATGATTGATAAATTTGAAGGAGATTTTGCTTTTTTAAGCAACTTTTTTTACTCTCCAATTACAATAGAAGGAAAAAGATATCTCACGGTAGAAAACTATTTTCAGGCAATGAAAGCAGCGAACCCCGGGGACGCAGAAGAAATTAGACTGGCTCCTACTCCTGGCAAATCCAAAAGATTAGGAAGACATTGTGTAATTCGTAAAGACTGGGAAGACATTAAAGAAGATGTTATGTATAAAGGCGTAAAAGCTAAATTTACACAAAACCCAACTTTGCGGACTGCCATTGAGAAAACTGGAGAAGCTTGGCTTGAAGAAGGAAACACTTGGCATGATAATACATGGGGTGTATGTCATTGTATCCGATGCCAAGATACTATGGCACATAATAAACTTGGAAAAATTCTAATGCGAGTAAGAAAAGAATTAAAAGAGGGAAATTAAATGTATTATTTGTTTTTAGCTTTGTTTTGGGCTTGTTTTGCCATTTGGTGTTTTTGCTTTATCCAGTGGATTCAATGCACTTTTATTAAAAAGTATAAAGACACTGACAAAATGCTATATTGGAATATTTGGATTTTAGCAAGTTGCTTAGGACTAAATATTTGCAATCTATTTATGAAACTTACAAGAGTGGGATAATTTCTCACTCTTGATTTTTTTATAAAAATATATTATAATATATATATAAATTAAGAAAGGATTGATATTTTATGAATAAAACATATGCGGTTAGCGATATTCATGGTATGAAACCTCTTTGGGATCAAATTATGAAATACCTCGACCCAAGTGATACTCTTTATTGTCTGGGCGATTGCGCAGACCGCGGAAATGATGGCTGGGAAATCATTAAAGATGCTCTTGCCGATAAAAGAGTTATTTATCTTAAAGGTAATCATGAAGATATGCTATTTGAAGCTATGAAAGATTATCTTAAAGATGAAAATTTTAGTCAAGCATATGCTCTTCTTTGTAATAACAGTGGAGCAAAAACATTTGAAGATTGGCAAATTGGAGAACATGCCAGTCCTGGTTGGTATCGTGAGCTTGCTAAACTTCCTCTGCAAGAAACTTATGTGAATAAGAATAATCAAATTATTCTTCTTTCTCATGCTGGTTATACTCTTGGCGATAGTCCTAATTCTTATAATTTAATTTGGAGTCGAGATCATTTCTATGATCCGTGGCCCGAGGGCCCATCCGCGGACCGCACTTTCTGTATTCATGGCCATACGCCTTTTCTGCTGATGCCTAATTATGATCCTTATATTGCAGTAGGTAAAAGCTATAAAGATTTTAATTTGGAAAATATGAATCATTTTTGGTATTGCGATGGCCATAAGTGCGATATTGATAATGGTTCTTTTGCCACTGGAAAAACTTGTCTTATTGACCTTGACACATTCGAGACTATTGAATTTACTATGTAAGGAGAAAAATAATGGTTAGAGGTATGAAATATCATATTTATGAAACAAAAGAGGGTGTTAATCCACTCTGTTGGGATGATAAAGCTCTTGAATTTGACACTATTGAATCTGCTTGTAGATTTTTATGTGATCTTTTTAAAATTGTAAAAGATACTAACGAGGAAGAAATTCATAAAAATGCTACTGTTAAACACGATATACTTTACTATGATGGTGGTTATCTTGATGCTACAAATTTAACTGTTGAATATGATGCTGAAGAATGTGAAAATCATTTAAAGGAAATATAAAGATCTTTATTGATTTTTTATAAAAAATAATATATAATATATATATAAAGTAAAGAAAGGAATTGATAAAAATGAACGATTATGATGATATTTCTTTGGTGGTTGCGAGTGTAGCTTTTATGTTCATTGAAGTAGCTATTATGCTATTTATTTGGAACACCGCTCTTATTCCTTGGTTTTGCTTTCCAAGCATTACTTATTGGCAGATGTTTGTCATTAAGATTTTTATTAATATTGCGGTTCCTTCTCATTCAAGAGCAAAGGAGTGATACAAATGGCCTCTTATGAAAACCATGATTTTTACTGTATGAATTGTGGACGAAAAGGAATTCCTTTATCTCGTCGAGTAAGTCTTCAGCATGGTAAATTTCATCGTAAAAAGTTGTATTGTATTTATTGCAAAGAAGAAGTAAATCATATTGAATGTAAAACTCCAGAAGAAGTAGAAGAGTTTAAAGAAAATTTTGAGAATGGGGTGTATAAAGATGAAGCAAAAAAATCTTTGGATTATGTGCGGAATACCTCTTTTGGCAAAACCTAACAATCATTACTAAATAAATTTTAAATATAATAGTTCAATATAAAGGAGATTATTATATGAAATTAGTTTGTTAGCATTGTGGTAAAGAGTTTGAAGGATCTCGCAGAGACACTAAATATTGTTCTCAATCTTGTTAGGCGAAAGCTTCAAGATTGCGTCGAAGTCAAGGCATAAATATTTCTGAAAAAATTTGTGCTAAATGTGGAAAAAAATTTATAGCAAAAGAAAATGCCTATAATAGAAGATATTGTTATGAATGTGTTCCATTAGTGCCGAAATCTGGAGCAGGGCAAAGAGCATTAATAAAAAAATGGGCTTTAGAATATAAAGGAAATAAATGTGAAATTTGCGGATATAATAAATGTTCTGAAGCACTTGATTTTCATCACTTAGACCCTCAAGAAAAAGATTTTAATTTAAGTGATAGAAATTTAATTTTAGATTGGCAAATTATTAAAAAAGAATTAGATAAATGTCAATTAGTGTGTGCTAATTGTCATAGAGAAATCCATAGTAAAGAAAAGAAAGGGGATGATTGAATGAATACTAGAAAAAATCTTTGGATTATGTCTGGTATTCCTTAGTCTCGGCTCGGGTAAAAGCACGTTCCTTAAAAATCGTTGGCCTCAATGTGGTTGTGTTGTTTCTCGTGATGCTCTTCGTTTTCAAATATTAAATGATGATGAAAGCTATTTCGCCAAAGAAGAAAGTGTATGGCATGCTTTTGTTGAAGCAATCACTCTTTCTTTAAGAGACTATGATGATGTGTATGCGGATGCCACGCATCTTGGACCCGGCTCCCGCAAGAAACTCCTCAAAGCAATTAATGCAAAAGGATATGCAAATCTTAATGTGAATGTTATTTATTTTAATGTTCCTGTTGAAGTTTGCATTGAGCGCAATAAACAGCGTGATGGTCGAGCGCAAGTTCCAGAAGAAGTAATTCGGAGTATGGCAAATTCTTTTACTCCTCCCACTTTTAAAGAATATATTAAATATAACCTTATCCAAGAGGTTAACGAAAAAGGAGAAGTGATTCATACATGGCAATCTTTTTAACCAGTGATATGCACTTTGGACATGATCGAGAATTTATTTGGAAAGCTCGTGGTTATTCTTCAATTAAAGAAATGAATGAAGATTACGTCGAGAAATGGAATAGCATCATTTCTGATGAAGATGACGTTTATATTCTTGGTGATCTAATGCTTGGAGAGCCTTCTAATATTGAATATGTTAAACGTCTTAAAGGCAAATTCCATATTGTATTTGGCAATCATGATACAGCAACTCGACAGAAGCTTTATGCGGATTTACCTAATGTTGTTGAAATGGATTGGGCGATTATGCTAAATTATCGTAAATACCATTTCTTTATGACCCATTTCCCTTGTATGACTGGCAATCTTGAAAGAGAAAATCTTCATCAAATGACTTTGAATCTTTACGGTCATACTCATCAAACCACTAATTTCTTTGAAGATCGACCTTATATGTATCATGTAGGTGTTGATTCTCATCATGGCTATCCCATTAATCTTGATGTAATCATTGATGCTATGAAAGCCAAAGTTGAGGAATGTAAATCATTTCTTGATGAATGAGGAAAACTAAATGGCACTTTATGATTATAAAGGTAATGATTTAACAAAAAAACTCATTACTGGAAAAATGTCCTATGAAGATTGGGGAAAATTAATAACAAGACAAATGGAAGAAGCAATTTACAAAGAAGTAAAAGAAAAATTGGAACAAGGTCCATTGGGTGTAGAAATCTCTTTCTTATGGGATGAAGATGGAGAATTTGAACATAATGGATACTACAATTCGATTGATGATGCTATTGAGGCATTATTCAAATATAAGTATAAAATTTAAAATTAAATAAATAAGGAGAATTATTTATGCCCGCTATTATTTCATTTATCCTTCCGGCAATTCCTGTAGTTCTTATTGCGCTACTGGTAATTTTCATTTTCCTCAATGGTTATGTAAAGGCTCCGCCTGATATGGCTTATATCATCAGTGGTGTCCATAAGAAACCTCGAATTCTTGTTGGTAAAGCTGGCTTGAAGATTCCTTTCTTCGAACGTCTGGATAAGCTGGCTCTTGGCGCAATTCAGATTGATGTAAAGACCGGATCTGCGGTCCCTACTGCCGAATACATTAATGTTCGTGTTGATTCTACGGTTTCTGTTCGTGTAGGTAGAGATCCTGAAATGATTGCCCTCGCCGCTCAGAACTTCCTTAACGTAGGCCGTGATGAAATTTCTCGTAAGATTAACGACCTTCTTGAAGGTAATATTCGTGAGATCGTCGGTCAGATGAAGTTGACTGATATGGTTAGCGATCGTAAGCTGTTTAGTGAGAAGGTCCAGGAGAACGCAGTTCCTGATCTGGCACGTTATGGTCTTGAGTTGATTACCTTTAACGTTCAGAACTTCTCTGATGATAATGATGTTATCACTAACCTCGGTATTGATAATGTCGCTCAGATTAGCAAAAACGCGGCAATCGCTAAGTCTAATGCGGAACGCGAGATTGAGGTCGCTCGTGCGGAAAATGCTAAGCAGTCTAATGACGCTAAGGTTAAGGCCGCTGAGGAAATCGCAATCCGCAATAACGATCTTGCTATTAAGCAGGCTCAGTTGAAGCAGGAAGCTGATACTAAGAAAGCTCAGGCAGAGGCAGCCGCTGGCATTGAGTCTGAAAATCAGCGTAAGCTCAAGGATGTTGCTGCAACTAATGCAAATATCGCAAAGGCTGAGCGTGAAGCTGAACTGAAGCAAAAGGAAATCGAGCTTAAGGAATACGAACTGACTGCATTGGTTCGTAAGCAGGCTGATGCTGATAAGTATGCTGCGGAAAAAGCTGCTGAAGCAGACCTGATTCGTCGTCAGAAGGATGCTGAAGCTAAGGCTTATGAGATCGAGCAGGAAGCAAAAGCTATGCGTGCTCGCGCTGAAGCGGAAAAGTTCGCAGCCGAGCAGAAAGCTGCTGGTATTGCGGCCGTTGGTGAAGCTGAAGCCACAGCAATCGACAAGAAAGCAGAAGCACAGAAGAAGATGGGTGAAGCCTCTATCATTGAAATGTATTTCAATGCAATGCCTCAAATCGTGGCAAATGCGGCAGCCCCTCTTACCAATGTAGATAAGATCGTCCAGTATGGTGATGGAAACTCTGCTCGTCTTGTAAAGGATGTTATGGGTTCCGCAAACCAGGTCATTGAAGCAATGTCTGAAAATGGTATCGACATTAAAGAGATGCTTACAAAGGCATTAAATAAGTAATTTAAATAGACACTATGATTTATTTCATAGTGTCTATTTTTTTTATCCCTGATCAACGCGATCGGCCGTAGTTCCAATCACTCACGCCCATAGAAATTTTTTTAATAAAATGTTAAATGGTCATTTTTCATTAAAAATAAACCCAGTATTTATAAATAAATTAGGTAAATAAAATTTGCAAAATCAAAAAAATTTTGCTATAATTTATATTAAAGAAAGGATGAATAAAATGTCTCTATCCGAAAAAGATGTTTTACTTTTAAAAATTAAAGTTTCTAAAGAGTTAGAAAATGGTATTTTATTTGATGACAATGAATTGATTTTATAGTTAAATGAAATTTCTGATATCGAATATCAAGAAACTATTGCAATAATTTTTTATAATATTCAAAATTTTGAAAATCTTAGAAATTTAGAATAGATTGACAAATTACAAGATTTCATTAATAAAATTAGTTATCTAAAAAATAATACTCAAGTTTTAACTGCTATTGATTATCTATTTTTAGAAGTAAAGTTAGATTCAGACACAAAAGAAAATAATATAGAATTCTTTAAGAATTATAAAATAAAAGAAAATAATTCTTTAAGATATTATTCTTTATTAAGTAGCATATTTATTAAATATCAATTATTTAACAAATTAGATGAATTAGAAAATATTGTAAAAAATTTAATGTAAGGAGGACATAACATATGGCTAATTGTACTACATAGGGTTGTGTCGGAACTTGCTTTGTAAGCTGTAGTAATGGATGTGACCATGGTTGTGGCGGTACTTGTTCTCTGTGTGAAACTTGCGGCACTAGCCAATGCCAAGGAAGTTGTTCAGGAGACTGTGATGGAAATTGCTCTGGATGCGGAGGAGTTTGCCAAGGAAGTTGTTCAGGAGACTGTGATGGAAATTGCTCTGGATGCGGAGGAGTTTGTAGTAATAGTTGTTCAGGCGGATGTGATGGAGGTTGCTCTGGATGTGGCGGTTCTTGCAGTACCGATTGTAGTGGAAGCTGTTCTGGCGGATGTGTTGGATGTAGTGTTAGTTGTCGCACCGATTGTAGTGGAAGCTGTTCTGGCGGATGTGTTGGATGTAGTGCTAGTTGTAGGCATGACTGTTCTGCTTGTACTGGTAATTGTACGGGAGGCTGCGATAATGGATGTACCACTTCAGCTAATGTAAATCTTTATAATTCTATTAATTTAAGAATCGTTTTATATGCTGCTGATATTGCAAATATTTATACTATGTTAAATAAAGAATTATCTAGGCGTGGATATAGTACTTTACCTACAAAAGTTTCTTCTAACAGTAAAGTTAATACAAACTTAAAAAATGAAATATTCACAAATATTTCTAAAATGTAGAACACTTCTTATAATGGAAATGTCTGTACTAAATCTGAGATGCAAAAAGCAATTACTGCTTTAAAGTCTTTATATTCTAAAATTTTAAAAAGTTAATTTATAAGATAAAAAGGAGAAAAATAATGAAAACAATTACAGTAAATGCTAATAATGTAGAATTAAATGATAAATTAGAACGAGCTTATCAAGATCTTCTTGCTCGTCAAAGTATTATTACTTATATGATGAATAGCACTTCATTTAATAATATGGATACTGATAATTATAAAAGATATCATCAAGAATACGTTGAAAAATTTATTGAATATGATAAAATTAGAAATAAAGTTGGAAAATATTATGATTTAGAAAAATATGGTAATAATGCCTATTGGAGTATTGACTTCCAAGCAAAAATTATTACAATAACAATTAATGATAATGCTGAATGAGACGTAAATTCGAATAGTATAGTGATACAATTCAAAGATTATATCCAGAACTATGGAAAAATGAAAGCGATAAAGTTTTTGATATAACTTTACAGGTCACTGACGCTTGTAATTTAAGATGTAGTTATTGTTATCAAACTTGTAAAAAAAATCATTTAATGGATTTTGAAACAGCTAAAAAATATATTGATATGTTAATAGTAAATCCTTAGAAAAATGATTACTTTGACCCAGATAATATTATAGGTTTAGTCTTTGATTTTATTGGTGGAGAACCTTTTTTAAATTTAGATTTAATAGATAAAGTAATGGATTATACAATTTCTAAATTAATTGAAATGAACAGTCCATTAATTTATTTTACAAGATTTTTAATTTGTACTAATGGAACATTATATTTTGATCCAAAAGTACAAAAATTTTTAGATAAATATAAGCAATGGCTATCTGTTTCTATTAGTATTGATGGTAATAAAGAATTGCATGATGCTTGTAGAAAATTCCCTGATGGGTCAGGTAGTTATGATATTGTTGTAAAAGCAATAAAAGATTGGCGTAAAAAAACCGGAGAATATCCTTGTTCAAAAATTACTTTATCTCCTGATAATGTTATGTATTTAAATGATGCCGTAAAAGCTCTTTTAGACATAGGATTTACTTCTATATTAGGGAATGTAATTTTTGAAAAAGGTTGGACTTTAGAACACGCCAAAATTTACTATAAACAATTACAAGAATTAGGACAATATCTCCTTGATAATAATTTAGAAGAAGATGTATATATTTCATTTTTTGAATATCCAGATTTGAAATTATTTAGGCCAAAAGATTGGACTAATAAAGATGATCTATAGAATTGGTGCGGCGGAAATGGAAGTATGATTGCTATGAATTATACTGGTAATTTATACCCCTGCTTACGATATATGGAAGATGCTCTGGGCGATTCCGTCCCACCTCTTATTATAGGAAATGTAAATAAAAATGAAATAGCAACAACAGAAAAACAAAAACAATTAACAAAAGAATTAAAAGCAATTAATTCTTATACTCAATCTTCTGACGAATGTCGTGAATGTCCTATTGCTAATGGTTGTGCTTGGTGTCAAGCATATAATTATCAAGATACTGGAATTCTTAATAAAAGAGTTACTTATATTTGTCCTATGCATAAAGCTCGCGCTCTTGCCAATATTGAATTTTGGAATAAATATTATAAAAAACATAATATAGACGAAGAATTTCCAAATAATATGAAGCAAGAATGGATAGATGAATTATTAAATTAAAATAAAGGCGAAAGTATAATGCTTTCGCCTTTATTTTTTTGCTTTTTAATAATTTTTATGTTAATATATTTATAGAAATAGATAGAAAGGAGTTCTACTACTTTGAAAAAAGAACCTTTATTTAGTTATAATCCTGAATCAGGCGAAGCTTCTTGTTTAATTGAAGACAAAGATGGTAATATTATTTATGGTATCGCTAAATGTCATCCTGATGATATGGATATGGCAAATGAAAAAACTGGATGTAATTTTGCTTATAAACGAGCTTATATTAAAGTTTTACAAGCCTATAAAAAAGAATTAAAAATTCAACTTGGAGCTTTAAATCAATTATATTATTCAATGAATAGAAGCAAATATTTTAATCCTAAATCTTATGAAAATAAAATGCTTCAAAGACAAATTCGCCAAAGACAAGAAGATATTAGTTATGTAAATGACTCTATTAAAAATGCTAAAGACGAATTAAATTATATTATAAAAGAAAAAGATAAATTTTACCAAAGTATTCGTAAACATCGTAATGAGGCCAAGAATTAAAAATAAAAGCATATAAATTTTTATAAATGTTAAGAGGTAAAAATCTTCAAATCCCTAATGAAAGGGTGAATATTTATTTTAACATTTATATTCGGAATAATATTTATCGCATTTTTATACCCAATAGGAGATAGTTTAGTTAGTTTATTGACAACTTTTCTCGAATTGGTAAAGGGAAAATTAACTCTAAAAATAGCAGAGTATAATTCCCAAATCGAAAAATTAGCAACCGATACAAAAACTTCAGTTCACGCAGTCGGATTTGCTATACCAAACATAGAAGAGGAAGAAGATGATGAGTACGAAGATGTATAAATTTTATGATACTTGTAGTTTGCTAATGGCGGTTGATACATTTCTCCAAGAGGAAGAATATACACCTGTTATATCTTCTATTACTTTAAAAGAATTAGAAAATATAAAAACATCATCAAATAAAGATGCTGATGTTAAATATTCAGCTCGTAAAGTATTACATAAATTGAATGAAAACCCTGATAATTATATTATCCAACTATTTAAATTAGATGGATTAAAAATAATTGAAGATTCTAACCTTCCAATTACTGACGATAGTAAAATTTTATCTACCGCAATTGAATTTAAATTAGCCCATCCAAATACCATATTTATCACTAATGATTTATCATTAAAAGCGATGGCAAATCTTTTCTTTGACAAAGATCATACTCAAAGCATAGATGAAGAATTAATTGATGAATATAAGGGATATGTAGAAATTACAATGTCAAACGCGGAAATGGCTGATTTCTATTCTAATCAATATGAAAATGTTTATAATTTACATATTAATGAATATTTAATTATAAGAGATAAAGATAATAATATCGTTGATAAAGTATGTTATACTGGTGATGGTTATCGTCCTATTTCATTTGGTAATTTTGATTCTGCTCAATTTGGAAAAGTAAAACCTATGAAAGACGACCCTTATCAAGCTTTATTCGCAGATAGTCTTATTAATAATACTATTACTATGGTTCGTGGTCCTGCGGGTTCAGGTAAAACTTATTTAAGTTTAGCTTTCTTAATGAATCAATTTGAACGTGGACGCATTGATAAAATTATTGTATTTTGTAATACAATTGCCACTAAAAATTCTGCAAAATTAGGTTTTTATCCTGGCACTAGAGATGAAAAATTACTTGATAGCCAAATTGGCAATCTTTTAATTAGTAAATTTGGTGGTCGCTTAGCTGTTGAACGCATGATTGAAAATGAACAATTAGTTCTTTTGCCATTAAGTGATATCCGTGGTTATGATACTACTGGAATGAAAGCGGGTATTTATATTTCTGAAGCACAAAATATGGATATTTCGCTTATGAAATTGACTTTACAACGTATCGGTGAAGATGGTATTTGTATCATTGATGGCGATGATAAAACTCAAGTTGATGATATCGCTTTTGCTGGAGCCAATAATGGTATGCGTCGTGCTTCTAAAGTATTTAGAGGATCAGATGTATATGGTGAAATTGAATTAAAACAAATTCATCGTTCTAAAATTGCAGCATTAGCTGAACATATGTAATTATAAGAAAGAGAAGATTTACTTCTTCTCTTTCTTTTTTATTTTGTGGAAAGGAGGATAATATGACTAATATTGAAATAACTTGGAATTATTTATATAAACAAATAAAAAACCCTTATGGAACGGCCGGGCTAATGGGAAACTTAAAAGCTGAATCAAATTTTAATCCAAAAAATCTTCAAAATAGTTTTGAAAAGACACTTGGATTAAATGACGAATAGTATACAAAACAAGTAGATAATGGTAAATATACTAATTTTATTTATGATAAAGCTGGATATGGTTTAGCTCAATGGACTTATTGGAGTCTTAAAAAACAATTATATGATTTTACAAAAAAGAAAAATACTTCAATAGGAAACTTAAATACACAACTTGAATTTTTAATTTATCAACTTTCTACATATTATCCTACCGTTTGGAATACTTTAATAAATTGTAAAGATATATAGACTGCTTCAAATATAGTTTTAACATAGTTTGAACGACCAAAAGATTAGAGTTTAAAAATCCAATAGTAGAGATTGTATTATGGAGTTGAAATATATGATCAATTTATAGGAAAAGGTGAAGATATGAAAATTATAGATAATTTAACAACATCTAATTATCAAAAAGGTAATAATAGAAAAATAAAATATATTGTAATACATTATTTTGGTTCTTTAGGAACAGCAAAAAATATTAGTAATTATTTTAAAAATCCTGTCGCTAAATCATCAGCTCATTATTGCGTTGATGAAAAAGATATTATTTATCGTAGCGTTAAAGATGAAGATATTGCTTGGCACTGTGGCACAAGAAAAGGATATAAGCATCCTGAATGTAGAAATGCCAATTCTATTGGAATTGAAGTAAGACCCTGTAAAATAAATAAATCTAATATTGTAGCCAGTGATACTGATTGGTATTTTGATCCAAGAGCATTAGAAAATACGGTACAATTAGTAAAGCAATTAATGTAGAAATACAATATACCAGCGAACCGCGTTATTCGCCACTATGATGTAACTGGTAAATTATGCCCTCGTCCATTATGCGGAACTGACATGAATAGTTATTATAGAACAAGTGGCGATTACCAATGGTAGTTATTTAAACAAAAAATTGGTGATAATATAAATATTAATGAGGAGGATGAAGATATGACTCAAGATAAATTTAATGAAATGATGGAAGTTTATTTAAATCAACAAGCCGAAAAAAATGCAAGTTCTTGGTCTGATACGGAAAGAACTTGGGCTGAAAGTAAAGGATATATTAAAGGCGATAATTTAAATCGTAAAATGTATAAAAAATTTATGACTCGTGAAGAAATGATTGTAGTTCTTTATAGAATTATGAAAGATAAAGGGTTGGTGTAATATGAAACAAAAAAGAGAATTTTCTAAAACTCTATTAATTCAAGAATCTGCCTTAATTTGGATTTCAACATTAGCATATATTGTTTTAGCATTTTATTGTATTTATAATGGATATATGGGTTCTTTACCCTGGCTTACCGCAAGCGCAAGTCTTCCTTGGGCGGCATATGGCGTGAGCCAAGTATACTATTATAAAAAATCAATGGCTGAAAATACTAAAGATGGCGTTAAATATGCGTCAGTTATGAAAGAACTTGATGAAGCTTATAATAATTATAAAGAAGAATTAAATAATACACCAACAGTAGATAATACTGAAACTACTTCTATGAGTTATTATACCGAAGACGATTATAGCGATAATAGTGATCCTATAAATACTGATTATGGTATTTAATATAAAATTGGATAGTATATAAAATATACTATCCAATTTTTTTATTTATATCTCTGGGCGCTTCTCTTAAATATATTATACAAAAATTTTTTATCTCTGTCAAGTTTTATTTAAATCGGCATTTTAAGCCACGATTTTTTGACTTTCCAAAATATTTTTGTTATAATATATTTATAAAATAAAGAAATATGTTATTGGAGAAAAAATATGAGTAATTATATTAATCATTTAAATACTGTTTTAACACATAAAAAATATGTATTTAAATATTGTAAAATGGCTGGTATCCCTTGGCGCGGTATTAAGCATGATTTATCCAAGTTTACTCCTATTGAATTCATTGAATCCGCTCACTATTGGACCGGTAATCGTTCTCCAATTGATAATTGTAAAGATGTTAATGGATTTAGTAAAGCATGGCAACATCATAAAGGCCACAACACTCATCATTGGGAGTATTGGATTGATGATATTAAAGATGGTGGAGAAGGTCATCCAAAAGCATTGTTAATGCCTTACAAAGATACTGTTGAACTTCTTTGTGATTATTTGGGTGCGGGAGCCGCCTATATGAAAGATAAATTCAATGCGGAAAGTGAATTAAATTGGTGGCTCAAAAAGCGCGAAGAAGTTTTGATGCACCCAGTTGTTAAATCTTTTGTTAATGTAATTTTTCTTAGATGGAAAAATGGAACTCCTATTGAAGAATTACTTAACAAGAAATATTTAAAAAAGTTATATAATGATTTAGCTTATGATTATAAATTAAATCAAATTATTCCTAAAGTTAAGGAGGAATCTAATGGCAACGACAACTGAAGGTATCGTTTATTATTGGTATGATCATCTTTCTAGAGATTATATTCCAACAGTAATTAATAGTATCGAAAAAACATTAGAAAATCATGATTATAATAGTTTTTTATTTTATTATAATGATAAAGCTAATGGTTATTTATATACTTTGCCCGAAATCTCTAAAGAAGATTTTGAAAAAATTGTTTATAATGAATATGAGTGCGGTTGACCAGGAATGGGGCAGGAATGTAAAAAATATTTAAATAAATTTTAAGATATAATAGAAAGGTTGTGAATTTCTATGTATCAAATTTATAAAATTACTAATAAAATAAATAACAAAATATATATTGGTTCTTCGATTGATGTGCATAGACGTTGGAGACATCATATTGGAGCTTCTAAAAATCCGAAAGATCATCATTATAATTATCCACTGATGCAAGATTTCCGTGAATACGGGATAGATAATTTTACATTTGAAATTATTAGCAATGCTAAAAATTGGGAAGATATGATTAAAATAGAGCATGATTATATTATTAAAGAAGACTGTATTTTTCCAAAAGGATATAATTAGACTGATAATACAGAAAGTCCTATGTTTGATCCTAAAATTGCTTCAAAAATGAGTAATACAAAAAGAAAAAAATATGGAAAAAAAGTTTGTGAAATTGATAAAGATAAAAATATTTTAAATATTTGGAATTCATTGGCTGAAGCGGGAGAATAGACTAATTTAGATAGATTTAAAATTAGTAATGTATGTAATGGGATTAGACTAACTACAGGAAATAGAGTATTTAGATTTTTAGATGAAGAAAATCAAATTATTGAACCTGAAAAAAAGACTAATCAAATTTAGTCTAATAGAATAATAAAAACAAGCCGTAAAGTAGGAGCATTTGATAAAAATAATAATCTTATAAAAGAATTCGATAGTTTACAATTAGCAGCACAATTTTGTGGAGGAAATTCTTCTACTATATCCGCTGTTTGTAGAGGTAAAAGAAATACCCATAAAAATTATATTTGGAGGTATTTAGATTGAGTCAAGAAATTATCCTCAAAAGAGGAAAAGATGATTATGGTATTAAAGATATAAAAACTTTAGAAGGAATGGAGGCAATTCGTCTTAGACCTGGTATGTTCATTGGTTCTACTGGGCTCGATGGAGTTAAGCATATTACTCTTGAAATTATTTCAAATGCGGTTGATGAATATTTAAATGGTCATTGTACTCGTTGTGATATTTCAGTATCTAAAGATGGTTATGTTGAAATCCGCGATAATGGACGTGGTGTTCCTTTTGGAAAAGCTAAAGATGGTAGTGAAACATTGGTAAATATTTATACTAAACTTCATACCGGTGCAAAATTTGACAGCAATGGAAAAACTGGATATAATACATCTGGTGGTATGAATGGTGTTGGTGCTAAAGCCACAAATGCTCTTTCTCGTTATTTTCAAGTTGCATCTTTCCGCGATGGTAAACACGCTGTTGCGTCTTTTGAAAAAGGAAAATTAAAAGATTATCAAGAAGAAAAATGGGCTGGTAAAGAGACCGGAACTTGGGTTAAATTTTTACCAGATGAAAGTATTTTTAAAGAAGGTATTCTTCTTGATTATGATGCTTTAAGAAAACAAATTCAAGAATTAGCTTATCTTTCTCCTGGTATGGTATTTCATTTTACTTATCTTGATAAACCAGAAGAAGAGATTACTTCAAAAAATGGTATTCTTGATTATATTAAAGATTTAAATAGTAATAAAACTTCTCTTACTTCAATTTTTTATACCGAAAATATTGAAGATAGAATTGGTGTAAAAATTGCTATGGAGTATAACGATACTTATAGCGACACTTATAAACTTTATACTAATTCAATTCCTAATAGTGGTGGAACACATCTGACCGGTTTTAGAACAGCACTTACTACTTCTATTAATGAGTATGCTCGTGATAAAAGTCTTTTAAAAGAGAAAGATGCTAATATCACTGGTGAAGAACTTAAAGAAGGATTAAGTCTTGTTCTTTCATTTATTATGCCCGATCCGGTTTTCTCTGGTCAAACCAAAGATGTTTTATCCAGTAGTGAAGCAAGAACTATTGTTCAACGCCTTGTCTCAAAAGATTTAAAAGTTTGGCTTGACAATAATCCAAAAGATGCTAAAGCTATTGTAGATAAGGCAATGTTGGCGCGTGCGGCCCGTGAAAAAGCGAAAAAGGCTAAAGAAACCGTTCGTAAAGTTGATACGAAGAAAAGAACTATTTTACCCGGCACATTAAGTGATGCCAATAGTAAAAATAGGAGCGAATGTGAAATTTTTATTGTTGAAGGTCGTTCCGCAGAAGGCCCCACTAAGGAAGCTCGCAACCGCAATACACAAGCAGTTTTACCCGTAAGAGGTAAAATTCTTAATACTTTAAAGACAGATTTGCACAAAGCGTTAGGAAATAAAGAAATTAGTGCGATGATTGATGCTTTTGGCCTTGAAGTTAAAGATGGTAAAGTAATTGTAGATGAATCCAAATTACGTTATGGTAAGATTATTATTACAGCGGATGCCGATGTTGATGGTAGTCATATTCGTATTTTGTTTCTTACATTTATTTGGAAGTTTGCGCCTGAATTAATTGAAAAAGGTTATATTTACGCGGCGGTTCCACCTCTTTATAAAGCGACTTGGGGCACGAATATTAAATATCTTAAAGATGACGCTGCTCTTGAAACATTCAGAAAAACTATGAACCGATCTTTTGAGTTGGGTCGAATGAAAGGTCTTGGAGAAATGGACACCCATGAGATGGAATTGGTTATGAATCCAGAAACTCGCACCTTAAAACAAATTACAATGGATGATATGAATCTTGTAAATAAAACATTTATGGATTTGATGGGTGAATCAGTCGGCCCTCGTAAATCTTTCATTGAGTTAAACGCAGAAAGGGCCAATATTGATGTATAAAACTGATAAGGGATATGTAAGTAATTATAAAGGAACACCTATTGAAATAATTCCTATTCGTAAAGATGACGTTATTTTAGCTCATGTTAATAAAGATATTGATGTAATTACTTGTAGAGACCTCCACGAGCAATTACAAAAGTTATTTCCAGATAATAAAGTAAATATTATTAATGATTATTTTATTGATAAAATTACTATTTTTACTAATACTTCTTTTCATATTGATTGTGGAGAAAATGAATTTTTAGGGAGGCCATCACATGATTGCGATTTATACTGATGGATCTTGTCGCAAAAACGGACAAAAAAATAATAGCGGTGGTTATGGGTTTGTTGTTGTTGAATATGATAGCAATCCTGAGAATGGTGTTGTAATTGATGCTTGTCAAATAAACGCTTTTGAAGATACTACAAATAACAGAGAAGAAATTAAAGCTATTCTTCATGTATTGAAAAAATATGGCAAACATGATAATGGAGAATGGACTAATGATATCCCTACTGTATATAGTGATTCAGCCTATTGTGTAAATACTTTTACCAATTGGATGTATGGATGGGAGCGTAATAATTGGATTAAATCCAATAAAAAAGTTCCAGAAAATCTTGATTTAATTAAAGATTATTATGAAACAGAAAAAGAAGTTAAAATTGATTTAAGAAAAATTTCCGGACATGATGGCCATTTGTGGAATGAGTTAGCAGATGGTCTTGCTACTGGAAAAATTACAGCTGAGGAGGTCCTTAAAAAATATGGGAGAGATTCTAAAAACTCCAATAGTTAATGAAGTGGAGCAATCCTTCCTGGATTACTCTTTAAGTGTAATAACTGATAGAGCAATTCCATCTGCGGAAGATGGATTAAAACCAGTTGCAAGACGTATTCTTTATGATATGTTTGATAAAGGATACTTTAATAATAAAAAGTTTGTTAAGTGCGCTCAGCCAGTTGGTGATGCAATGGGCCGTTTTCATCCTCATGGTGATAGCTCTATTTATGGAGCTTTATGTATTTTAAGTCAACCTTGGACGATGCGTTATCCGTTAATTTCATTCCATGGCAATAACGGTAGTCGTGATGGTGGAGAGCCAGCAGCTTATCGTTATACTGAATGTAAATTATCTAAAGTCGGCGAAGAAATGCTTGCTGATATTAAAAAGAATACTTGCGATTGGCAATTAGCTTATACTGATGTTGAAAACGAACCAGTGTATTTGCCGGGTCGAATTCCGCACCTTCTTGTAAATGGCACTACTGGTATTGCAGTTGCCATGGCTTGTTCTTTTGCTCCACATAATTTAACTGAAATTATGGATGCAATTATTTACACTTTGCGCAATAGTAATTGTAAAGTTGAAGATTTGCTTCAATTTGTCCAAGGCCCTGATTTTCCTACTGGTGGAACTGTTATCAATAAAGATGAATTAAAAACTGCTTATTTAACGGGTAAAGGTCGAGCTCGTATGAGGGCTGATTATGTAATTGAGCATGAAAAAACACATGATTTAATTGTATTTACTACAATTCCTTATAAAGTTTCAAAAGATACTCTTTGTGAAGATATTGATAAACTTTGTGAAGAGGGTAAATTAAATGGTATTGTTGCTATTAGAGATGAAAGCACTAAAGATGGAGTGCGTTTTGTAATTGAACTTGATAAGGGTGTTAGTGCTCAGCCTATTATTTCTAAACTTTATAAGTTATCTCGTCTTGAAGAAACATATAGTTTTAATCAAGTCGCTCTTGTTAATAAGAAACCAAAACTTTTAAATCTTAAACAACTTATTGAAATTTATATTAGTCATCAAAAAGATGTAATATTAAGAAAAACAAAATATGAATATGATAAAGCACAAGCTCGTATTCATATTTTAAATGGTATTCTTAAAGCACTTGAAGATATTGATAACGTAATTGCTCTTATTAAAAAGAGTGAAAGTGCGGTTGCTGCTCGTCAAGCTTTAATGACTCAATATAAGTTAGATGAAGATCAAGCTAAAGCAATTCTTGATATTAAATTAAGTAGATTAGCTCGTTTAGAAAAAGTTGAAATCCAAGAGGAAAGAGATAATTTAATTAAAGAGAGTGAGCGTTTAGCTTTAATTCTTAAAGACCCTACTGATGAACTTGAAAAGATTTTCATTACTATTAAAAATACTTATGGTGATGCGCGTATTACTAAAATCATTCAAGCTCCAGTAGAAAAAGAAGACAAAGAAATTGAGTATGTTGAACCTGAGAAGTGTGTTGTTGTAATGACTGAAGGCGGAACAATTAAGCGTATTCCGACAGCTTCTTATCGCACGCAAAAGAAAAATGGTAAAGGTATTAAATCTCAAGAAGATATTACCTCTTGTGTTTTAAGAACTAATACCATTGATTCTCTAATGATTTTTTCAAATAAAGGTGTAATGTATCGCCTTTTAGTTGACAATGTTCCAGTAGGAACGAATAGCTCACAAGGCCAATCTATTAAGAGTCTTGTAAATATGGCTCCTGATGAAAATCCTGAAACAATGTATTCAATTTATAGAGACACTGATGCCAAATATGTATTATTTACTACTAAAAATGGACTTGTAAAGAAGACTGCTTTGGAAGAGTATATTAATACGAAGAAAAAGACTGGTATTGTCGCAATTAGTTTGCGCGAAGGCGATAGTTTAGCATCTGTATGTTTAATTAAAGATGAGCCTATCGTATTAACAACTAAAAATGGCATGGGAATTAAATTTAATTCTACAGACATTACCGCGACCTCTCGTGCTACCGCTGGAGTTAAAGGTATTAATCTTAACGAAGGTGATGAAGTAATTTCTACTATGCCAATTCGACATGATACTGATTCTATAGCAGTATTTAGCGAAAATGGCTTAGGAAAGAAATTATCGTTAAATGAATTGACTTTACAAAAACGTGGTGGTAAAGGACTTAATATATATAAAACGAGTGGGTCTACCGGTCCATTGACCGCAACTGCGTTAATTGCTGATGAAGATAATCTACTTATTACAGGGAATAAAGCATCTATTTGCATTTCCGCGAAAGACATCCCTGCTCTTGGGCGTATTTCTGTTGGTAATCAGATTATTAAGTCTAGCAAAATTAAGTCAGCAACTAAGGTATAAAAATCTTATAAAGGAGGATACAATCCTCCTTTACTTGATTTTTTTAAAAAATTTTTCTATAATATATTTAAAGATAGGACGGAAATAAATCAATGAGTTTCTCTAAAGAATTGCTTGATAAGTATGCTCCAGAAGCGGATTGTATTCAAGCGATGAAAATTTGGAAATTGCCCGATGGTAAAGAGAGTCTTTTCCCCGTTGTTTGTAATGGCGGTGAATATTTTGCTGAATTGAAAAAAGATGGATATTGGTATCAATATGAAAAGACAGAACATTATGATTATTTATTTAGTCGTAATGTAAGTGCAAATACTGGTATTTTAACTGAAAAGTTAGCAAATGTCCCTCATATTCATGAAGCACTCAAAGATTTACCTTCCGGCACTATTTTAATAGGTGAAATTTATTATCCAGGTAAAACTTCTAAAGATGTGACTAAAATTATGGGATGTTTAGCACCTGAAGCGATTAAACGTCAGCAGTCCAGTGGATTAATCCATTATTATTTACATGATGTTATTAAATATAATGGAATTAATATTCAAAATGAGGGTGCTTGGACACGTTATCAGGTATTAAAAGCCATTTGGGATAAATTTAATTTAAGTCAATATTCTTATATGGAACTTGCAGATGCAGTTCTTGATAATATTCAAGAATTTACTGCGGCCGCTCTTACTGCGGGTGAAGAAGGCGCAGTTTTGAAGAAAAAAGATGCTCCATATATTCCAGATAAGCGACCAGCATGGTCTTCTATCAAAATTAAAAAAATGGACTATGTTGATTGTATTTGTATTGGATTTGAAGATGCAACTAAATATTATGATGGTAAAGAAATTACGACCTGGCCTTATTGGGAAATAAAAACTCCAATGTTTTATGATTGTTTTGAAGAAGATCATTGTTTCGCAGGATGGTCAAAACCCCAATTAGTAAAAGGAAATTTCTATAAAAATTATTTGAAGAATCCTCCTGCTAATGGAAGTAATTTATTAGAAGATGATGAAAAATATTATCAGCCAATTACCAAAGGCTATTATTATGGATGGAAGACATCTATGAAGTTAGGCGCCTATGATGATAAAGGAAATCTTATTGAAATCGGAACGGTATCCTCTGGATTAACAGATGAACTTAAAGAAGCTTTTGCTAAGGAACCTGAAAAATACCTTAATCGAGTAGTTGCCATACAGTGTATGCAAAAAAATAGCAAAGACCACACTTTAAGACATGGATTTCTTAAAGGATTTCGTGATGATAAGAACATTACCGACTGCACTTTGGCGGAATGTTTTGACAAATAAAAAAATTTTTTGTAAAATAAACTTGTAAAAATTAAGGAAGAAAATTTTTAAATGAAAACAAAAGAACTCAAGAATCTCGCAAAAAAAATTGCTAATGCAGAATTAGTTGTTCAGACAAGTGAAGACCCGCAAGCTGTTCGTAAAGCCCAGAATCAAATTATGGAACTTTCGAGCCACGTTCACAGTCTTGATGATATTACAACCATTGATGAAATGGTTCAAGAAATTCTTGGAAAAATTCTTGACAAATAAAAAATTTTTTACTATAATATTTACATAACCTAATGGTTAAAAGAAAAAAAGAAAAAAATATTTAATTATTTAAAGGAGATTATTATTATTATGGCTATGAAGGAAAATTCTAAGAAGGTTCTTAATTATTTGAAGGAAGTTAACGGTCAGGAAGTTACCGCTGCTGATGTTGCTGAGGCTCTCGGTCTCGAGAAGCGTTCTGTTGATGGTATCTTTACCAGTGCTATTCAGCGCAAGGGTCTCGGTCTTCGTACTCCCGCTGAGGTTGAGCTTGAGGACGGCACTCATAAGCAGGTCAAGTTCCTTTCTCTCACTCCCGCTGGCATGAGCTTTGATCCCGACGCTCCTGACGCGGAGTAATTAATATAGATTATTAAGGGGTAGATATTTAATATCTGCCCCTTCTTTTTTAAGTATTTATGCTTACTTTAATAATTGCTATACTGGCGTTTATTATTGGTGGATTTTTAATATATTTTATTTTACGTCCACGACTAAATAATATCCAAAAGCTCAATGAAGAAATAGTAAAACAAAATAAAGAGCTTGAATCTAAAAATTTAGATTTAGATGATTAGTATACAATATTATCAACGGCAGTAAAAAGTATTACTTCCAGAAAAGAAGAAGTAGAAAATAATTTAAATATTCTTTAGTCCAAAAGAGACGAAGTTGAAAATAGTTTAAATTCTTTATAGAATCAGGCAAAGCAATCAGCGGACATTTTCTATCAGCAATCAATGGAAAATGCTCGTGTTCGTCTTGAATATGATTTAAATAAACAAGAATTTAAATATACAAAAGCTAAAGAAGAATATGAAAATGAATATCAATCAACTCTTGTTGATTGTTCTTTAGAATTATCTAATTTAATTAATTCTAAAAAAGAAGAATTAATTAAATTAGATGAAGAAATTCAATTACATAGTAGAGAAGTCGCGGCCGCAGTTGATGCTGCAAAACGTGCCGAAGAAATTAAAACCAAAGCTGATTTCTATAAATTATAGTTGCCTCAAATAGATATTGATGAAATCAGTCTTCTTCGTTCTATCGAGCCGAAACTTCGTGACAAAGATATTTTAAATAAAGTAATTTGGAAAAGCTATTATGAAAAACCAACTACAGATTTAATTGGTCGAGTAATTGGCTCTGGAATCCATACGGGGATTTATAAAATTACTAATTTAGAAAATCAAATGTGTTATGTGGGGCAAGCAGTTGATCTTTCCGCGCGTTGGAAACAACATATTAAACGCGGAATTGGTGCAGAGCCCGCCACACGCAATAAACTTTATCCTGCTATGTTGGCTATTGGAGTAGAAAATTTTAGTTTTGAAGTAATAGAAGAATGTTCTCGTGAAGAGTTAGATGTGCGAGAAGATTACTGGCAAGACTATTTTAAAGCTAAGGAATTTGGGTATAGTATAAAATAATGTATAGAATAATTGATAAACGTGGAACAGGAAAAACGAGTAGATTAATACTGTTAGCCAAAGAGAAAAATGCTATTATTGCTTGTTCTAATCCTGATGCTATGAGAATTAAGTCAGAAGGATATGGAATTATTGGAATTGATTTTATTTCATATTATGATTATATAAATGGGAATTATCCAAAAGGCAGTATGGTATTCATTGATGAACTTGATTGTTTTGTTCGTTCTCTTGGGCATAATCTAAGCGGATATACTTTAAGTAATGAGGATTGATTATGAAAAATAATAAAATCGTCAGTAATGTAAGAGTTTATGATTTGCCAGAAAGTATGGTTGCTTCTGGATATCCAATGAGAACGGATACCGAGCAACATCCAATTAATGATAAAGATATGACAAGATGTTAGAATCTTATATCTGCCACAAAAAGTGGTAATATGGCCCATGCCCAATTTTTAACCGGTATTAGAGTTAATTTTGATTTAACTTTTTCCAATAAGGCTTGGGTCGAAGCAGAAAGATATAGATTCCTTGAATTTGTATCTTCACAATCCACGATGCATTGCATTACTAAATTTGATTTAAATGAACAATATAATGAATATGTTGATCCAAGAATCATTGAAATAATGCGTGAGAAAGTTGATATTTATAATAAACTTTTAAATATTATTGATAGAATTAAGCATTGTGAAACTGAAAACAAAAATGAAAAAATTAAAATGCTTGAGCAGTTAGAAGAGATTAGAAAAGAAAAATATCTTGGAATTCTATACTCTAATCCTGCTGGATTTTTGCTTACCGCAAGATTAACTACTAATTATAGATGTTTAAGAAACATATATATTTAGAGAAAAAACCATCGTCTTCCCGAATGGAGAGAATTCTGTAAATGGATTGAAACTCTTCCTTATGCGGAAGAACTATTGGTAAATTAATCATAACTTGATTTTTCTAAATAAATATTATATAATATTTATATAAGATAAAGAAAGGTTATAAACTTTTTAAAATGAGTAAGAAACAAGCATTTATTGATTATGTTGAAGAATTAATTGTTGCCACTAATGAAAACCGCTATCCAATAGTAATGAGTGAAGATGCTAGTATCTATTGGGAAGCGTTAAAAGCTAAAGAAGAAACTGAAAAGCCTCTATTTACTGAGGGCGGAAAAGCCATTATTAAATGGATGCAAGATAATAATAAAGATATTCCTCTTGTTAAATCAAGAGAAATTGCCGAATATCTCGGTGTGTCTAGCCGTGGAGTTGCGGGTTCCATGCGCAAATTAGTATCTGATGGTTTCGTAGAAAAAGTTAGTCAAGATCCAATTATTTATACTTTAACAGAAAAAGGAAAAAATATTAATTTATTGAATTTATTTAATTAAGGAGAAATTTATTTATGAAGAAAGTAATGGAAAATGCTACTCATATTGAAGGTATCTTGTACGAACATGCTTTGGAAAATAAGGTAACCGGACCAAATTCTAAGAACCCCGGCACTCCTTTTATTTCTGGTACTATTAGTATTGCTACTGATAATGCTCTTACTAATATCGTCCAGGTTCACTTTACTTATGTAACTCAAACTACTACTAAGGGCACTCCCAATGCTACATATAGTATTCTTCAGAATATTATTGATGGTACAATCGGTAATTATATGGCTGATGGAGAAGATAAAGCTGCTAAGCTTCGTGTCGATTCTGCGATTGGTCTTAATGAATTTTATTCTGATCGTAACGGCAAGGAAGAGCTTGTAAGCACTAAGCGCAATGAGGGCGGATTTGTTCATACTACTACCACTCTTATTGATGATGAAAAGCAGCGCAATACTTTTAAGTGTGACATGATTATCACCAATGTGACTCATGTTGATGCTGATGAAGAGCATAATATCCCTGAAAAGGTAATTGTTAAGGGAGCAATTTTTGATTTCCGCAAGTCTTTACTTCCTGTTGAGTTTACAGCTACTAATCCTGGAGCCATGGCTTATTATGAGGGTCTTGGAGCTTCTCCTTCTGAGCCTGTATTCACAAAGCTTTGGGGTCGTCAGGTATCTGAAGTAATTAAGCGCGAGATTCGTGAAGAGTCTGCGTTCGGTGACGATAATGTTCGTGAGGTTCAGAGCACTCGTAAGGATTTTGTTATTACCGGTGGCGCTAAGGAGCCTTATGTTTGGGATGATGAAAGTTCTATTACTGCGAAAGAGCTTACTGAAGCTATGGCCGCACGTGAAACTTATCTTGCTACTTTGAAGCAGCGTCAAGATGAATATAAAGCTTCTAAGCAAAATGCCACTACTGCTACTACTGTTGCATCCACTGCTACAGAAGGTTTTAAATTCTAATCATGAATTAGCCATTAAATAGCGATGACCTCCCAATAAGAGGTCATCGCGCTAAAGTTAATTTATATGATGATTTTTGCAATATACTAAATTTAGAAGAAATACTTAAAGAGATAATAATTAAAACAAATAAGGAGAAATAACATAATGGCTATTGATTTAACTAAAATTCAACCTCATAAGGTAAGTAAAGATCTTTCTGGTTATATCACTTTTATTTATGGCAAACCCAAGACCGGCAAGACTACTTTGGCGACTCAGATGCCGAATTCTTTGCTTTTAGCTTTTGAGCAAGGCTATAACTGCCTTCCTGGCGTTATGGCTGCGGACATTACTTCTTGGGCAGAAATGAAGCAAGTCTATCGTGATTTGAAGCGTCCAGAAGTAAAGGCAATGTATAATGCTATTATTGTAGATACTATTGATGAAGCTGCTAAGTATTGTGAGAAATATATTTGTAATCAAAATCAAATTGAATCTCTTGGAGACCTTGGTTATGGTAAGGGCTGGTCTAAATTCAAAGATGAATTTAATGAAGTTTTTAGAGGTTTAACTCGTCTTGGATATGCCGTTTTCTTTATCGGCCATGAAAAAGAACAAACTGTAACTCGTCCTGATGGTACTGAGGTTGTGGCAGTAAGACCAAATCTTTCTCAATCCACTCGCACTATTATCACCGGTATGGCTGATGTTTATGGGTATGCTCATCAAAAAGCAGCAGGCCAAATGTCTGTCCTAACTCTCCGTTCTGGTAATGACCTTATCGACTGCGGTGGTCGTTTTAAGTACATTGAGAGCGAAATTCCTATGAATTATGATAGTCTTATTAATGCCATTCATGAGGCTATTGATAAGGAAGCGGCTGACAATGGTGGTAAATTTGTCACTGATGAAAAGATGGTCGTTGCTCCTGAAGCTCCTACTTATGATTATGAAGCACTTATGGCTGAATTTCAAAATCTTGCTGGAGATATGATGAATAAAAATCCTGGATTCTTTGGTCCTCGTATCACTCAAATTATTGATAAATATTTGGGCAAAGGTAAGAAAATTTCTGACGCCACTCCTGAACAGGCAGAATTTGTATCTTTAATTGTTGGTGAAATTAAAGATGATCTTCTTCCTCAAATGGAAAATAAGTAAATAAAATATAATTTATAACCGGAGTGATAAAAGTCGCTCCGGTTTGACTTTTATTTAAAAATATTGTATAATATTTATATAAAGTAATGGAAAGGAGTAATTTATATACATAAAGTTAAATGTATTTATTGTCAGCAGACTTTTGATAGAGATAAGTTTCCTTATGTTCAAATAAAATCTCGAAGATATGCGCACCCTGAATGTGCTAAATAGGCTGAAAATGAAGACACTCCTTTACAAATTCATAATCCGCCCGAAAAAGTAAAAACAAAAGAAGATTTAGATAAAGAAAAATTTGAAGAATATGTAAAAAATTTATTGGGAGAATCATATATTAATGCTCGCGTCCGCAAGCAAATGAATGATTATATCAGAGAATATCAATATACATATTCTGGAATGTTAAAAGCCTTAGTTTATTTTTATGAGGTTAAAGGAAATAATAAAAATAAAGCTAATGGTGGAATTGGTATTATACCTTTTATTTATAAAGACGCTTACAATTATTATTATAATCTTTGGATGATTCAACAATCCAATAAAGATAAAAATGTTATTGATTACGTTCCTAAATTAAAGGAAATAAAAATTCCTATTCCTAAAAAAGAACCTCGAAAAAGATCAGTTTTTACATTTTTAGATGAATAGGAGGACTTAAATGCCGAGTAAATATGTAGACCCAACAGCGATTACACAAGTTATAGGGTGTGTATATAATACTCCTTAGCTTTTGGATTTTACTGATAGATATACAATAACTGATGAAGATTTTGCTGATGAATTTCATAGAATTGTTTTTGGAGCAATATATAAAATTCATGAATTAGGAGCTTAGAAAATTACTTTAGAAAATATTAGTGATTTTTTTTCTTCTCGACCTAAATATGAAGCCACATTTAAAGTTAATAAAGGCGAAGAATGGTTATTGAAAGTTTCTGAAAATGCGAAACCTTTGTCATTTGATTATTATTATGGTCGTTTAAAAAAAATGTCTCTACTTCGTGCTTATGACAGATATGGCATTGATGTTTCTTTTATTTATGATCCTGATAATATTTTAGATACTGAAAAAAAACAATTACAAGAAGATAATCTTGATAATTCTTCATTAGAGCATATCGCACAATTAATTGATGACCGCATAGAACAAATTAAATATGAGTATGTAAATGACGTTGAAGGAGTTGCGGTTCAAGCAGGTGATGGAATCTTTGAATTGCTTGACGATTTAGAGCAACATCCAATAGCAGGAAGTCCTCTATATGGGCCATTAATTAATACAGTTACTCGTGGCGCAAGACTTAAAAAGTTTTATTTGCGCTCAGCCGCCACCGGTGTAGGTAAAACTCGTTCTATGATTGCGGATTCGTGTTATATTGCTTGTAATAAAATATATGATGATACTTTTGGAAGTTGGATTAAAAACGGAATCCAAGAACCAGTATTATATATAACTACAGAGCAAGATAAAAATGAAATTCAAACAATGATGCTTGCTTTTCTTTCTAACGTAAATGAAGAACATATTATTTATAATGAATATCAAGGAAATGAAAAAGAACGAGTAATAGAAGCCGCGAAAATTCTTAAAGATAGTCCATTATATATTCGTGAATTACCTGATTTTTCATTACAGGATGTTGAAAATGAAATCAAAAAAGGCATCCGAGATCACGATGTAAAATATATCTTCCATGACTATATTCATACAAGTATGAAAATTCTTGAAGAAATTACTCGTCGTAGTGGCGGAGTAAAACTTCGTGAAGATAATATACTTTTTATGCTATCTAACAAATTAAAAGATATCTGTAATCAGTATGGCGTTTTTATTATGTCAGCAACACAGTTAAATGGTGATTATGTTGATTCTAAAACTCCTGATCAAAATCTTTTGCGTGGAGCAAAATCTATCGCAGATAAAGTAGATTATGGATCAATTCTTTTAAATGTCCAAGATGATGATTTAATTTCATTGGAAAAAATACTAAACACAAAATTATTTGATACTCCAACTATTAAAATGTCTGTTTATAAAAATAGACGTGGTAGGTATAAAGGAGTTATTTTATGGTGTAAAGCAGATTTAGGAACTTGTAGAATTATTCCTATGTTTTGTACTACATATGCTTATGAACTTGTTCCTATTGATGATATAAAAATTACTCTTGAAGAAGAAAGTGCTTTTTGACAAGGACAATTTTTCTTAAAATGCTCTCCTATTCATTTAAAAATAATAGAGGAGATGAATTTAATGAAAGATTTAACAGGACAAATTTTTAATAGATTAACGGTATTGAAATTAGATACAGAAAGAAAATCCAAACAACAATATTGGATTTGTCAATGTTCTTGTGGTACAATAAAAAGTATACAAAGAGCAAACTTAGTTTCTGGTTTAACTCAATCTTGTGGGTGTTTACGCAAAGAAAAAATTTCAAATAATTTAGTGGGCTAGAAATTTGGTAAATTAACAGTTTTAAAAGATAGCGGAAAAAGGACTAAAGAAAGAGGCATTATTTGGGAATGTCAATGTGAATGTGGAAAAATTACAGAAGTATCTTCAAATAGTTTAAAACAAAAAACTACTATGTCTTGTGGTTGCCTGAAACAATCGCAAGGGGAGTATATTATAGAAAATATCCTTAAGAAAAATAATATTAGTTATAAAAAAGAATACGTTTTTTCTGATTTATTATCTCCTAAAAATGGTTATTTAAGATTTGATTTTGCTATATTAGATGATGATAATATGGTAAAAAAATTAATCGAATATGATGGAGAAACACATTCAACAAACTATATTGGAGGATGGAATACTAAAGAAAAAATTATGTATTAGCAAAAATGTGATGAATTAAAAAATAATTATTGTAAAGAACATGGAATTCCTTTAATTAGAATTTCATATTTAAATAAAGATAATATTTCATTAAATGATTTAATTTAAAATTAAGGAGAAAAATTATGAAGAGTGGTAATGTTGAATACAAGATGAGCAATAGAATGGCTAAGGAGATTATTCGTTCTTATAAAGCTGTTCCTAGTCTTGCTAAGCTTCGTCCGCAGGAAATGCTTGTCCATTATGTTAATGAACAGTGTGGACTTATGAGAAATTGTTCTAAAGTAATTACTTATGATAGTATTTGATAAATCAGAAATTCGTCAAGCTCTTGGGCTTGAAAATATTTATGATTTATTAATTGAATGGGGCGGAGATCCTGAATATACAGAATTTGGGATTCTCTCTTCCACCATTTGTCATAATCCTCCTGGAGAAGGTAGCAGAAAACTTTATTTTTATGAAAATACAGGATTATTTAAATGCTACACAGGATGTGATTCAACTTTTGATATTTTTGAATTATGTTCTAAAGTAATGAAAATTCAATATGATGAAGAATTTGATTTAAATGATTCAGTTTTATGGGTTGCTCGTCGTTTTGGTTTATCAGGTATGATAAAAGATGACGACATGGGTAAAACTTTAGATGATTGGAAAATTTTATCAAATTATTCTCGTATTCAAGAGATTGAATTAAAAAATAATAAAATTATTTTAAAAGATTATGATGATTCTATTTTAAATAGATTAAATTATAATATTAAAATAATTCCTTGGCTTGATGAGGGGATTTCTCAAGAAGTAATTAATAAAGCACGTATTGGTTTTTATCCAGGAGCCGATCAAATTACAATTCCTCATTATGATATTAATGGAAGATTTGTGGGCTTGCGCGGACGCACTATGTGCAAAGACGAGGCGGAGCTATATGGAAAATATAGACCAATGAAAATAAATAATCAATTATATAATCATCCTCTTGGAATGAACTTATATGGATTAAATTGGTCTAAAAATGCCATTGGCATAATGAAAAAAGCAATAATTTTTGAAAGTGAAAAATCAGTATTGAAATATGCTACTGATTTCGGTTGGAATAACAATATATCAGTAGCTTGTTGCGGAAGTAATGTTTCTTCGCATCAAATTCAATTATTATTAGATAGTGGCGCGCAAGAGATTATAATTGCTTTTGATAGACAATTCCAAGAAATTGGAGACGCGGAATTTCAACACTTAAAATTAAATCTTTTAAAGATTAGAACTAAATTTAAAAATGATGTGCTTATATCTTTTATTTTTGATAAAAATATGATTACAAAATACAAAGATTCACCAATTGATGATGGTAAAGAAAAATTTTTACAATTATATAAGGAAAGGATATTTATATGAATGATGACTATGATATTCCTATCTCTGTAAATGATACAATTATTTCACTAAGCGCGCAAATTGAAGGATTAAAAAAACAAAGAGATAGTTTGCTCCGAAGTTGTATTTATTGCGATAAATGTAATAAATATTATGACAAAACCAGTAATTGTATATCAAGTGGAATTGAAACTCGAAAAGTAATTAGATATAATGGAGATTTAGAAAAAGGATATACGGAAATGGAAATTCCTGTTCTTTTTCATATTTGTCCATTAGGGCATAAGATGGGAGAGAGTGGTTTATGACAGGTATTGTTTGGTGTAATACTTTCATTGAAGGAACTGAACAATTAGAAAGAATTGAAGAACAATATAAAGCAATGGATATAAAACCAATAGAAAAAAATAAATCTATTAATTGTTATTCTATAGTTTTTGAAAATGAAGATTATTGGAAAGTAGTTATTTCTACTGAAAATGCCAGAGGTCATAAGTGTAATATTTCTTATATTTCTCGTCAGACCCCTCTTTCAGTTATTGACACTATTATTTTTCCATGCACAAGAGCCCTTCCTTATACTGCTTATCATTACTATGGTGATCCAGTAGGAGAGGACTGATATGAATAAGTAAATTATAGAAATTCTTAAATAATAGTGGTGGTATTATGAAAGGAGGTTGAATAGCCTATGGACTATCAACTAAAAGCCCCTCGCATCCCGCAGTATTCAGCGGTCGAACAGGTGCTAACCAACAGAGGAATTAAATTACAAGATATTCCTCATTATCTTAATACCACTGATGACGACATTATCGAACCAGCAACTATTGATAGAATAGAAAATGGTGCAAAAATGCTCGTCAAACATATTGCACAAAATGACAAAGTTCTTATATAGGTAGATAGTGATTGTGATGGCTATACTTCGGCGGCCGCACTCATGAATTACTTATACTGTCTTTTTCCTGCGTTTGTGCAAAACAATATTTTTTATCGTGTCCATGCAGGAAAACAACACGGAATTATACCAGATAGTATTGATAAAGATATTAAATTAGTAATTGCTCCAGATTCTTCATCAAATGATTATTTAGAACATGAATATTTATATAAGAATGGTATTGACGTGTTGGTAATAGACCACCATGAAGCTGATAAAATATCATAGTATGCTTGTATTATTAACAATCAATTATGTGATTATCCGACCAAATCTTTATCTGGCGTAGGAATGGTTTATAAGTTTTGTTGTTATATTGATGAACTTATGAATGTTCAGTATGCGGATCATATACTGGATTTAGTTGCTCTTGGAATGGTGGCCGACATGATGGATATGCGTGATTTTGAAACAAAACATTTAATTAATAAAGGCTTACAACAAATCACCAATCCTTACTTCAGAGGCATAATCAATAGAGATTAGTTTCATTTTAATAATGAGATTACGCCTATTGGAGTAGCTTTCTATATTGCTCCTTTAGTTAATGCAACTACTCGTGTTGGGACGCAAGAAGAAAAGCTCATGCTATTCGAGTCAATGCTTGATTTTAAGGGATACGAACTTGTCCCTTCAACAAAACGTGGATGTAAAGGTCAAGCAGAAACAAGAGTAGAACAAGCTTGTCGTAATTGTACTAATATCAAGAATAGGCAAACTAAAATCAGAGACACTAGCTTGGAAAAAATTGAATAGATAATCGCAAATCAAAATCTTTTAAGTAATAAAATCTTAGGAATTAAGTTAGATGGATTTGCTGCTGACAAAAATTTGACTGGATTAATGGCCAATCAATTAATGAGCAAATATCAACGTCCTGTTTTAATTCTTAATAAAACAATAGATGAAGAAACTCAACAAATTTGTTGGGAAGGCTCCGGCAGAGGATACGACAAATCCGCGCTTAAAGACTTTAGAGAATTTTGTCAAAAATCAAATCTAATTATGTATGCGGAAGGACATCCCAACGCTTTTGGATTTGGTATTATTGATGAAAATTTTGATAAATTTATCAAATATGCGAATTCTGCTTTACGAGATTTTGATTTCACCCCAATTTACAGTGTTGATTTTATTTATCACACTAATGATTTAGTTGGAAAAGATATTATTGATATCGCTCAACTTAAACCACTTTGGGGCCAAGGGGTAGAAGAAGCATCTATTGCCGTTGAAGGAGTAAAAGTTGCATCAAATAACTTAACTTTAATGTCAAAAGATAAAAATCCTACCTTGAAGATAACTATGCCTGATGGCATCAGTTTAATCAAGTTTAAGTCGTCCGAGGAGGAATACGAGAAATTGTATTCTGAATAGGGTTATGTGACAATTAATATCGTTGGTAAATGCGAACGAAATATATGGAATAATAATATTAGTCCTTAGATTATTATAGAAGATTACGAAATTGTAGATAGGGCTGCTTATTATTTTTAATAATTGACACTACGACTAATAGACTTAAAAAACCTATTAGGAGGAAATCATTTATGAAAAGATATAAGATTTTAGCAGGAAGTATTATTTGTTTTGTATTAATTTTTATTTTACAAACATCAGCTCTTGCTTTAAATTATAGCGAAATTACTACTTTTTCGGAAGCTTACATCCCTTCTGAATCATCAACTGTATATAATTTCTTAACAGAAGAAACTGCTGATATGGAGCCTATGAGTAGAGAAATTAGCAATACAGTTAATCGTAAAGAACTTAAATCTCTGATCCAAGAATATCAAGAGATTGTAAATAGCGCTCATGACTTAGCCGAAGCAACAAGAGCACTAGGATATGATGAAAATCATCCTATTATTGAATTTGCTAAAAAAGAATATGAAACTGCTAATGAATATTTAGAAATTTATCAAAATCGTTTAAACGAAATTAATTCTCAATGGAATGATAAATTATCTACTTATCCAGTAGCGACAGAAATTTGGCTTTATATGAAAGACCAAGGTTGGAATGACGCGGTTTGCGCGGGCATTTTAGGTAATATGATGGCGGAATGTGGCGGACATACCTTATCCTTACAGCCAACTGCTTCTAATAAATATTATTATGGAATTTGTCAATGGAGTAAAGGATATCCAAGTGTTTGGTATTCTAATTTAGATTCACAATGTGAATTCTTAATAAATACTATTGAATATGAATTTAATACTTTTGGTTCTTCATATAAAAGAGGATTTAATTTTAATTCTTTTTTAAATTTAAATGACGAAAAAGAAGTTGCGAAAGCATTTGCGAAATGTTATGAGCGTTGCGGGTCAAGTTCTTTAAATCAAAGACAAAAGAATGCGACCATTGCTTATAATTATTTTACTAATTAATTTTATGGCTATATGAAGATTTATTTCTTCATATAGCCATTATTTTCATTTATGGAGTAAATTATGGAAAAACTTAATTATTATGATAGCGATATCAATATGATATGGCAATCAAGCCCAGAGAAAAGTGGAGAAGCCCTTAAAAAGCTTTCAAGAACTTTAGCATCTTATAGTTATGAATACGAAAAAGCTAATGATGAAATAAATAATCAATTGGCTAAGTTAGGAATTTCTTCCGAAGAAAAATTATTTGATGTATTAAATAAATTAGCAGACATATGGATTAAAGCTTCCACTACTGGTTATAAAGAAGAAGGATACTGGCCCGAACCGGGGACAGACGAAGAAACCGACAAATCAAATGAAAAAAGTGATTTAGAAATTTTTGGGGAAAAACTTAAATCTGAAATTTTTTCTGAATCTAATCCGCATACAGAAACTATTTCTTTTGGACCTCCTATAACAATTGAAGCAGATAATACAGACAAAGAATTTATTATATTCTAAATTTGACTAAATAATTAAAATATGGTATTATATAAATATAAATAAAGAAAGAAGAAAAATATTATGGGTAGCTTATCTTTATGTTATAAAAAACTTTTGAGATCTTATATAGAATGGAATAGTTATTTAAGTAAATATTAGGAACAATTTTCAAAGGATTATTTACTTTCTTTAAATGAGGAAGAATTAGAATTTCTTGTAAAAAAATTTAATTAGAATCATAAAAATTTTGCTTGTTTTGTCGCAGGTATAACTACTGCGAATTTTTTAAATAATTGTTGTAATGATGAAGTTAATGCTTGTGTCGGAGCTATTCCAATGTTATTTGAATTGTTTGATATAGATGAACCTGAAGATATTGATTTTAAAGAGGAATAAAGTATGGATTTAAAAGAAATGATAGATAAAGCTCATAAATACGATAATAGTTTAGAATTTTTTAGTGAAAGAGAAAAACATACTAAAGGCTATATGTATGATAGTCTTTGTTATAGATACCAATTAGCTCGTTATAAAGCGATGGAAATGGATATAAATACATTTGCAATTGATTTAGGCTTAAAAGAAGCCGAAAGGAAAGCAAAAAGTTTATACGAAAGAGATTGTATGCGTTTTTACCAAATTCTTGATGAAGCAATTGGAGAACATGATTAATGTGGATTTACTGGAAAGAACAATGTAATTATTGTTCTAATTATGAAAATTGTTCTTATTATAATAAAGCTCAAGAATTAATTTCTAAATTAGATAACATAGATAAACATACGACAGGTGTTTATGGAACATTAAAATGGGCTTGTGATTATTTTATAGTTGATGAAAATAAATATTATAGATTAAACCCTGGAGAGTGTGAAAATGGAATTAACTCGTAAACAAGAAGAAGGATTGAAAATCGCGGTTGAGCGCTATTATGCCCATGAGCGTTGGACTTGTATAGCGGGGTAAAATTTTTGACAAAATCCGATAATACACTTAGAACCTTTCTTATATATTTATGAAAGGCGATGATAAAATTGAAATTAATTTGTAATTTTTGTGGAAAAGAATTTGATGCTAAACGAAAAGATGCTAAATATTGTAGTGACAGTTGTAGGAATAAAGCATCAAGATATAATAGAGGTTTAGTAGGAAAAACCTGTTTAATTTGTGGGGAAAAATTTTCTCCATTGACTAAATCAGCTAATAAACGAAAAATTTGTTATAATTGTGTTCCCAATGGAGAAACAATTACTAGAAGTAAATTTGTTGAACTTATTAAGACTAAAATGTATGATGGTAAATGTCATAGATGCGGATATAATAAATGTGTAGCCGCTTTGGAATTTCATCATATTGACCCAAGTAAAAAAGATACTATTGTTTCTTCTGATTCAATTACAATAGAAAAAGCAATTGAAGAGAGTAAAAAATGTGTCTTATTATGTTCTAATTGTCATAAAGAATTCCATGCGGGATTATGGAATTTAAATGAATTAGATTTTAATGAAATGGAGGAAGTAAAACTTGATTCTAACCCGTAAGCAAGAAGAAGGTTTGAAAATTGCTGTAGCCAGATACAAAAGTAATGAACATTACACTTGTATTGCTGGCTACGCCTAACCGGAAGCGGAAAGAGCACTTTGATTAAATTTATTATTTCTGCCCTTGACGTCGATCCAGAAGAAGAAGTTTGCTATGTCGCATTTACAGGTAAAGCCGCAACCGTGCTCCAACAGAAAGGATGCCCTAACGCGACGACCGCGCACAAACTCTTATATAAAGCCAAAATGATGGCTAATGGAACCTTTAAATTTTTTCCAAAAGATAACAGTGAATTAGCTCAATATAAAGTAATCGTTGTTGATGAAGTGTCAATGTTGCCTAAGAAATTATGGGATCTAATGTTAACTCACGGTATTTATATTATCGCGGCTGGAGATCCCGGTCAATTGCCTCCTGTAGATCCTAATGAAAATAATCATGTATTAGATAAACCACATATTTTTCTCGATGAAATTATGCGTCAAGCGCAAGATAGTGAGATTATTCGTTTCTCAATGTGGATTAGAGAAGGTAAATCTTTAATTTCTTATCGTCCAGAAGGGAAACAAGTGAGAGTATATGATAAAAGTCAAGTTATACCTGAAATGTATGATTGGGCTGATTAGATCATTTGTGCTAAAAATGCTACAAGAACTAAAATTAATAATGTAGTCCGATTAAGAAAAGGATTTGATCCTAATGTCCCTCAAATAGGGGATAAAATTATTGGATTACATAATAACTGGGATTTTATGTCTGAAAATCGAGTATGGGCTTTAACTAATGGCACTGTTGGAACTATTGAAGATTTTTATACAGAGGATATTCGAGTTCCTTATTATATTTCAGAAGTTCCTATTACTTATATGTTTACTCAAATTGTTTTAAGCGATGGAGATAAATTTTGTGGGACTCCAATTGATTATAAACAACTTATCACCGGTGAAGGGACTCTTACGGGTAGCCAATGCTATCAATTAAGAAATAATAAACAATGCCTCGATCCTCCACTTGATTTTTCCTATGCTTATGCTATTACCTGTTGGAAAGCGCAAGGTAGTGAATATGGAAAAGTATTAGGATTTGAAGAAAATCATCCTTTTGATCGAGAAGAACATAAAAAATATTTATATACTATGGCTACTAGAGCCAGTGATAAATTAGTAATTATAAGGAAGTAATAAATGAAAAAAAATATTATCAATAGATTTTGATATTATAATGTCTCCTTGTATTCAACTTTACAATAATTATTCAACTGATGATTGGGAAGCATTATGTTCTCATTTTGAAATTTTAAAATTTGCTAAACCTGATTATATCCATTTTAAAAGGCTTTTACAACTTTTATTAAAATTAAGTAAAAGTATGAAAAAAGAAAATATTCATTTTATTGTTTCACATGAAATGATTGCTACTTATGTTGATAAGAATATAGATGATACTATATCTTTAATTAATATAGATCATCATCATGATATTGCTTACACCGATAAAGACATTGAAAATAAAATTGAAGATTTAAATTGCGGAAATTGGGTAAAATATCTATCTGAAAAGGCAAATTAGAAAATTATGTTTGGATTAGAAATGAAGATTCAACTAATTATCCAGAAGATAGAAAATTTAATTTTTCATCTACTCCTATTATAGAGTGTAATTTAGGAACGATTGATACTCCTGATGAACTATTTATTTGTTTATCGCCCCAATGGATTCCACCTCATTTAAGATGTCTTTTTTATATTGTTATAGATATATTTAATAGTATTTATGATACTGAATTTAGAGTTCAAGGAGACGAAGAAGATAATGGTAGATACATCTAATTTAAATTCAAGTATTAATGCTATACTTGAAAATAATATGTTTCTTAAGGACGCGGATTTAGCTTAGGATTTAAATTCTAATTTAGAACTTTTTACCCATGACTTAAATGTAGAATTAGATGCGTTAAATTCTATGATTTGTGATAATATAAATAAGATATCAACTCGGTCAAGAGATTTTGCTGATTTTTTAAAAGATATTCGTAGTATATGCGATAATTATATCTCTCGATTTGATTATTATTAAATAATATGATAATATATAAATATAAATGAAAGATGAAAGGAATGTGCGAATGAGATCATATTTCGGGATTCACAATCATACAATGTATTCAAATTTACGTCTATTAGATTGTATTAATAGACCGCAAGCTCTTATTGACAAAGCGATAGAATTAGGCCTATCAGGAATAACTATTACAGACCATGAATGCCTTTCTGCGCATATGGAAGTAAATCAATATGCAAAAAAAATAAGAGAAGAAAATCCTGATTTTACTATTGCTCTTGGTAATGAAATTTATCTCACTGATACAAGAGATAACGGACAAAAATATTACCACTTTATTCTTATTGCTAAAGATGCCATCGGACATAAAGCATTAAGAGAATTAAGTTCTATTGCTTGGATTCATAGTTATGTTGATAGACGTATGGAACGAGTTCCTACTTTAAAAAGTGAACTTGAAATGGTAATGGAACAATATAAAGGACATGTTATAGCAACAACTGCTTGTATTGGTGGAGAACTTGGTAGCTGTATTTTACCAATGTTCCAAGCAGAATTAAATAAAGATATTGAAACTCAAACTAAATATTATAATCAAATAATTGATTATATTAATTTTTGTATTAAAGTATTTGGAAAAGATGATTTTTATCTTGAATGTGCGCCATCTACTGATGCCGAGCAAATAATTGTAAATCATAAAATTTATCAAATTGCCAAGGCATTTGATTTAAAAATGGTAATTGGAACAGATGCGCATTATTTAACTAAAGAAGATAGACCCATTCATAAAGCATATCTTACTTCTAAGCCAGGAGAAAGAGAAGTTGACGATTTTTATAAATTTACTTACTTAATGACAAGTGATGAAATTTTTGAATTAATGGAACCTTATGCTAATGATTGGGATAAAGATAATAAAACAGGAAAAGAATTGATAAATTGGATTCTTGATAACACTCAAGAGATCCAAAATAAAATTTCTTTTTATTCATTAGAAAGAAAACAAATTATTCCAAAAGTTGAAGTAAAGGATTATAAGAAAGGATTCATTCCTTCAAATTGGTTTGATAAATATCCAATTATCTGTTCTTTAATTAATAGCGACAATATTCAAGAACGATATTGGGTAAACGAATGTATTAAAGCTTTACAAGAAAAGCAACTTTATGATAATAAAAATTATTTAGAGCGACTTGAAATTGAAGCTGATATTATAAAAGATATCGGCGAAAAATTAGATGACTGTCTTTTTGCTTATTTTAATACTTTCCAACATTATATTAATTTATTTTGGGAATGTGGAAGTATCGTAGGTCCTGGGCGAGGTTCTGCAACTGGCTTTTTATCTAATTATCTTTTAGGTATTACTCAATTAGACCCAATTCGTTGGGGACTTCCTTATTGGAGATTTTTAAATAAGGAGCGCGCAGAATTGCCTGATATTGATATTGACCTTGCCCCAAGCAAACGTCCTGCGATTTTCAAAGCAATTAGAAAAGAACGTGGAGAATTGGGATTGGTTCAAGTTGCTACATTTGGAACTGAAGGCACTAAACAAAGTATTTTAACTGCTTGCCGTGGATATAGAAGTAAAGAATTTCCAGAAGGAATTGATGTTGATAATGCTCAATATATGTCTTCATTAATTCCCCAAGAACGTGGATTTTTATGGCCTATCCATGATGTTATTTATGGTAATGAGGAAAAAGATCGTAAACCTGTTCAAGCATTTATTCGAGAAGTAAATCAATATCCTGGTCTTTTGGATATTATTGTATATATTGAAGGAATGGTTAATAAACGTTCTTCTCATGCTTCTGGCGTTATTTTATATGGCGACGATCCATTTGATACTGCATCATTTATGAGAACTCCTAGTGGAGATATGATTACTTGTTGGGATCTTCATAAAGCGGAAGCCGCTGGAGATACAAAATATGACTTCCTTGTAACTGAAGCTTCTGATAAAATTATTACTTGTTATCAATTACTTCTAAAAGATAAGTAGGTTCCAGAATTATCTTTACGAGAATTTTATAATAAATATATTCATCCAGAAGTAATAGATACAACTGATCAAGCAATTTGGGACCATCTTGCCGCCGGTGATGTATTAGATGTATTCCAATTTTCTACGGGAGTTGGTTTAGCGATAGCGAAACGTCTTAAACCCCAAGACCCTATGGAAATGACAGCAGCAAATGCTATGATGCGTCTTATGTCTGAAAAAGGTAAGGAATCACAGCAAGATAGATATTATCGCATTCAACATTCGGGTATTAAAATATTTGATGATGAAATGAAGGCTCAACATCTTCCACAAGAATTAATTGATAAGATGCATAAGCATTGTGATAAATATTATGGATGTTGTCCTATTCAAGAGCAAATGATGGAAATTCTTATGGATGTAGCTCATTTTACTCTTGGTGAAGCTAATACTGCGCGTAAGATTGTTGCTAAAAAGCAAATGGCTAAAATTCCACAATTGAGAGAACAAGTATTTAGTAAATTTGATAATGAAAAATCTGCTGAATACTTTTGGGAAATCGCAGTTGCTCCTCAATTAGGATATGCATTTAGTCTTAATCATTCTCTTCCTTATTCATTTGTAGCAATTCAAATGATTTACTTAGTAATTCATTTTAATCCTATCTATTGGGATACCGCTTGCTTAATTGTTAATAGCGGTTCCCTTGAAGATAATAGTGAAGAAGAGATTGTAGATATTTATGCTCCTGAAGGTGATGATTTAGCTAATGGAGCAACATTTGAAGATCTTCCTGACAAAAGCGGCAAAATCCGCAAAACCGCGGCTACTGATTATGGAAAAATTGCTAAGGCCATTAGTGATATTCAAAAAGCAGGAATTGAAGTAGGTCTTCCTGATATTAACAAATCTAAATTTGGATTTGCTCCTGATATTGAAAATAATAAAATTCTTTTCGGATTAAAAGGTATGCTGAATGTTGGTGATGAATTAGTTAATACAATCATTGCCAATCGTCCTTATTCAAATCCTAAAGAATTTTTATACCGTATTAAGCCAGGTAAACAAGCTATGATTTCTCTTATTAAAGGTGGAGCCTTTGATAATATGATGGATAGAAAAGAATTAATGATTTGGTATATTTGGGAAACCTGCGACAAAAAGAAAAGAATTACTCTTCAAAATATGGGCGGACTTATGAAGTATGATCTTCTTCCAGAAGAAAATGAAAATCAAATTATGGCTCGCCGTATTTATGAATTTAATAGATATTTAAAAGCAATTTGTAAAACTACAAAAAATAATGGTCTATATCAACTTGATGAACGAGCCATTAATTTTTTAATAGAAATTGGAGAAGATAATAATATTCAATTTGATGGAACTAATTATTCTTTAAGCGAAAATGTTTGGAATGGTATATACCAAAAGTGGATGGATATATTTCGCACTTGGATTGCTAATAATAAAGATGAAATTTTGAATAATCTGAATATAAAAATATTTAAAGATGATTGGGATAAATACGCTAATAAAAATAATTTATCCGCTTGGGAAATGGAAGTTCTTTGTTATTATTATCATACTCATGAATTAAACAATATTAACAATGATAAATATGGATTTGTGGATTTCTTTAAACTTCCAGAAGAACCAATAGTTGACAGAAGTTTTACTAAAGGAAATCATACTATTCATATTTATAAGTTATTTAAAATTTGCGGGACTTGTATTGCCAAAAATAAAACTAAAAGCACTGTAACCATTCTTACTACTACTGGTCCTGTAGAAGTAAAGTTTAGAAAAGAATATTTTAGTTTATTTGATAAACAAATTTCAGAGCGCGGCGCGGACGGAACTAAACATATTGTTGAAAAATCTTGGTTTAATCGCGGAAATATGATTGTAGTCTCTGGAATTCGTAATGGAGATAATTTCATGTCAAAAAAATATGCTTCTTCTGGAGGACATCAATTATATAAAATTGATGAAATTTTATCCAATGGTGATTTGGTTTTAAAAGATGCTCGTTATCAAGGAGGAATTGAAGAAGATGTATAAAATTATTGCATTATGTGGAAAATCTGGTGCAGGAAAAGATAGCCTAATGATGGCTACCTTTTCCCACTTAGAGGAATATCTAAATCCTATTATAAGCCACACTACACGCCCAAAGCGTGAAAAAGAAATAGCAGACAAAAATTATCATTTTGTTTCAGATGATCAGTTTTTAACTTTAATTGATGAAAATAAAATGTTAGAAACCACTTCTTTTAATAATTGGTATTATGGCACAAGTATTGATAGTTTGTCTGATAGTAAAGTTAATATTGGTGTTTTTAATCCTGAAGGAATTATAAGTCTTCTTAAAGATAATCGAATTGAATTAGAAATATATTATATTACTGCGAAAGGAAAAACTCGCTTAATTAGGCAATTAAACAGAGAAGAAAATCCTGACGTAGATGAAATTATTAGAAGATATACTGCTGATGAAATTCAATTTCAGCTAATAAATGATATTAAGTGCAATATTGTGACAAATGAAACATTAGAAGATTATAATAATATTGTTAATCTTCTAACTCAAAGGGTTAAACAATGGGCGGAAATGGACCAAGATAAATAATTATTTACTAACAAAACCTAAATATAGTAGAATATTCTAAAAGAACTACTATATTTAGTTTGGAGGCAAAAAAATTGTATATTATTAAACGTGATGGAAGTATAACTCAATTTAATAAAAAGAAAATTATTAACGCAATAAATAAAGCATTTATTGAAGTTGATGGTAAACTATATGAAGATGATACTGCGAAAGATATCGCGGAAGACATTGAAAGACAAATAAATCATTTCCCCGATGGAAGTGTTGGAGTAGAAGATCTTCAAGATTGGATTGAAGATTATTTAATGCGTTCTGAGCGACGTGATGTTGCTCGTGCTTATATCAGATATAGATATAAAAAAGAAGTTGCTCGTAATAAAAAAGATGATTTTATTAAAGCAATTCGTGAAAAGCTCGATGGTAATAATGTAAAAAATCAAAATGCTAATGTCGATGAACATTCATTCGGTGGCCGCATAGGTGAAGCAAGTAGTGTTGTCACCAAACAACTTGCACTTGATTACTTACTTTCCCCTATGGCTCGTAAGAATCATATTGATAATATGATATATACTCACGATCTTGATTCTTATTATGTCGGCTCTCATAACTGTTTAAGTATTCCTTTTGATAATTTGCTTGCTAATGGATTTAATACTCGTCAAGCCGATGTTCGTCCTGCGGGTTCAATTAATACAGCATTTCAATTAATTGCTGTTATTTTTCAAATCCAAAGTCTTTGTTAGTTTGGCGGAGTTAGTGCCACTCACTTAGATTGGACTATGGTTCCTTATGTAAGAAAATCTTTCTTTAAACATTTCAATGATGGTATTGAATTTTTATATGAAGGATTAGATATGAGTAAATATGATGGTTGTTATAGTAAAGAAACTCCTATTGATGATGATTTTTATAAATCATTTCCAAAAGCATATAAATATGCTATGAAAATGACTACTCGCGAAACTCATCAAGCTGCAGAAGGTCTTTATCATAATCTTAATACTTTACAATCTCGTAGTGGTAATCAATTACCATTTACAAGTATTAACTATGGCACTTGCACTAAACCTGAAGGTAGAATGGTAACTAAGGCGTTATTAGATGTTTCTATTGAAGGTCTTGGTAAATTACATAAAACTTCAATTTTTCCTTGTGGAATTTTCCAATGTATGAAAGGTGTTAATCGCAAATCAGGTGATCCTAATTATGACTTATATAGATTAGCATTAGAAAGCACCGCGAGACGCCTTTATCCTAATTACGCAAATGTTGATTGGTCTGGTAATGCAGGATATGATATTAATGATCCTCGCACTTATTTTTCTACAATGGGATGTAGAACTGCAAATGGTTGGGATATTAATGGATTCGGTCAACTTAAAGATGGACGTGGAAATATTTGTCCTGTTACTATTATTCTTCCTACTCTTGCGATGATGGCTGTTACTCTAAATGAAAATGATAATTGGGATGATTATAAGTCGTTATCCCAAGAGGAACGGACTAAAATTGGCATAGAACGATTTATGTCTTTACTTGATAGAAAAATCAATGAAGCACGTATTCAATTAATGGAACGTTTTGAGTGGATTTGCTCTCAAGATCCAGGTTCCGCGAAATTTATGTATGAAAATAACGTTATGGCAGGCTATATTCCAGAAGAGGGAATTCGTTCTGCTCTTAAGCATGGAACTCTTGCTATTGGTCAATTAGGTTTAGCTGAAACTCTTCAAATTCTTATTGGTAAAGATCACACCACTTCAGAAGGAATGGAATTAGCTAAACAAATTGAACAATTATTTAAAGAAAGATGCGCTGAATATAAAGAAAAATATAAATTAAATTTTGGTGTATACTATACTCCAGCAGAAAATCTTTGTTATACAGCTATGACGAAATTTAAAGAAAGGTATGGAATTATCCCTAATGTTAGTGATAGAGAATTTTTCACTAACAGTATCCATGTTCCAGTGTGGAAAGAAATGAGTCCATTTGAAAAAATTGATATTGAATCTGAGCTGACTGGTTATTCATCCGCAGGATGTATTACCTATGTCGAACTTGATTCTACTGTAAAACATAATATTGATGCTCTTGAAACTATTGTCAATTATGCGATGGATCACGATATTCCTTATTTCGCAGTAAACGTTCCTAATGATACTTGCCTTGAATGTGGTTATTGTGATGAATTTAATGATTCTTGCCCTGTGTGCGGGAGTCACAATATTCAGCAATTACGTCGTGTAACTGGCTATCTTACGGGCAATTATAAAACTGCTTTTAACTGGGGTAAACAAAAAGAGGTTGAAGCAAGAGTAAAACATACAGGAGCATTAGAATGAAATATGCAGGAATTATAAAGAATGATTTGGCAGCGGCACCCGGAGTATGTGTATCATTTTTTACACAAGGGTGTCCGCACCATTGTGAAGGATGTCAAAACCCCGAAACATGGGATTTTAATGGCGGGAAAGAATTTACTAATAAAGTATTAGATGAATTAATTACTGCCATTAACGCGAATAATGTTGAACGTAATCTTTGTATTATGGGTGGGGAACCTCTCTGCCCTGAAAATGAATTTTTAACTAATTTAGTTATTACTGAAATCAAAAAAATATATCCAAACATTAAGATATATATATGGACTGGATATATTTATGATGATTTGAAGAATAGTAATAATATTAGAATTAAGAATATATTAAAAACCGCTGATTACCTAATTGATGGACCATATATCCAAAAGGAAAGAGATATCACTTTGCCTTTGCGCGGTTCCCGCAATTAGAATATTATTAATTTAAAACTTGACAAAAAAGAAAATTTGTGATATAATTTTTTTATGAAATAGATAGGAGATTATATAACAATGAATGTTTTTTATACTAATACGATAGGAGAATTATATAATTCTCCTCGTAAATTCGAAGAAGGAACTATTGCCATTTCTGGTGAAGATCAGAAACAATATTGTTATACTGGAAATAAATGGGTAATGGTAGGAACTACTACTAATAATTTATCAGAGAATTCTATTACATTCCAAACTGGAATGAATTTATATGATTTTAATAAAAATATTATGATACAAATGGATCCAATTAATGAAGAAGAATTAAATAAATTAATGAGTAGTATTAATGAAATGAGTGAATATGGAATGTATTATATGTTATTATGTAAAGATTATAATTATTATACCATTTTTCACAAAAATATTCCTCCAATTATTTCAACTGGTTCTGTAGCAAGTATGGTAATTATACTTTGTCAAGAATTAGGAAGTATTGTTGGTTGGGAAAAAAATAATGATAATGCTATTGAAATTTGGATAAATATTGATAATGAATCTTATTGTTTTTATTTATTCCAATATGATGCTGGTATTGTGGAGTGTAATTAAATGATTGTTTGTAATATTAATTTATTTTCAATGGAACAAAATGTTTTTAAAACTTATGATGATGGAATGGCAGTAAGTATTGGAACTTGTAGTATTCCTGATCTTCCAAATGTTTTAGTAGCATCTTGTTATAAGAATGATACTGATACTATACGTTTATATGGTATTGAAGATTTTATTAATGAATTAATTCCAAAAATTTATGAAAGTAATAGTTTAAATTATTCCAATAGGAAAGAAATTAAAGTTGAGGTAGGTTAATGAATAAGTATCTTGTAAGTGCTACAGAAGTTTATCGTGTAGATAATGAAGAGAGTGCGGCCGCGCTTATTGATGAGGCTAAGGCTGAAACTAAATATATTTTAGCTAAGTATAGTTCAGTGAAGAAAGAAAAAAAGGCTAAGGGTGAAATTGTCGATGAATGGTATCAAGTCACTCTTGTTAAAAAATTCAATGATGAAAAAGATCCTATTAGTAATATTGATGTAAATTATGAGGTAAGCTTTTAATGAAGTTTAAACGAGTAAGCAAATATCCTGACGCGGTTTTGCCCGTAAGAAAAACAGCGAAATCCGCAGGCTATGATTTTACAGTGGCGGAAGATATTGTAATTCCAGCATATAAGAATTTGCTAAATAGATTTCCAACCCGTTATTTTGATTCAATTTCTCTTGAAGATATGAGTAATATAACAAAAAATCTTAAAGCAAAACCAACTCTTGTGCCTACTGGAATTAAATGTGAATTAAATGATAATACATATCTTGAATTATCAGTTCGCAGTTCTTGTCCTTTAAAATATTGGCTTATTCTTGCTAATGGCGTTGGGATTATTGACGCAGACTATTATAATAATCCTGACAATGAAGGACATATTTATTTTCAAATGATTAATTTATCTCCTTTTGATATTCAACTTCATAAAGGTGATGTTATTGGTCAAGGTATTATTAAACCTTATTTAGTCACCGAAGACGATAATGCTTCTGGTGACCGCCTTGGAGGATTTGGTTCAACTTCAAAGTAATTACCTCAAACCTTAAAGAAAGGAGGTAATTACTTGAATATCCTCTTTTTAGATTTGTCCACTAAATCTACTGGTTATTGTGTATCTAATAATGAGGGAGAAATGTTAGATTATGGACTGCTAACCGCGATTTCCTCTAATAATTTAGATAGAATACAAAAAATACAAGATTAGATTATTGAATTAGTAAAAAAATATAATATAGAGAAGATAGTAGCGGAAGATGTTCATCCTGAAACTTATGGATATTCTGATACTTCACGTTTATTAATGTGGCTTCAAGGCGCAGTAATGTTAGGCGCACATGGAGTTAATTCTTCATTTACTTCCAAAACATTAGAACTAATGTAGGCTAGTGAATGGCGTAAAAAACTTGGAATTAAAACTGGTCGCAGTATTAAACGTGAAACTCTTAAACAAGCTGATATTGATTTTGTATAGCAAAAATATAATATAAAAGCCAATGACGATATATGTGATGCCATATGTTTATATACCGCATATTTCACGAAAGAAAGTTCCAATAATGATTTTAATTGGGAGTAATAAATAGGCCTTAAATAAATAATCCTCCTTCCCTTCTTTTAAAATATATTAGAAGTTAAGTGGAAGGAGGTATTTTTTATGTCTGCTTTTATTGCCTAGCATTTTATAGAAATATTTTTTGGTCTTATTTCTGCTGGCCTCTTAGCCTTTTGTAGATATATTTATACTCAAATGAAAATGTATCAAAAATTGGCAGAAGAAAAGAAAGATGAACAATTAGAAGAATTAATTGAAGAACATATAGCTCCAATTAAAGAAGATTTAAATAATTTAAGATCTTTTGTATTGGAAGAAAAGAAAAGTAGTGAGAGATATATTGAAATAATTCTTGCTTCTTATAGATTTAGATTAATTCAATTATGTCAAAGTTTCTTAAAACAAGGATATATGACTTCAGGACAGTATGAATAGTTAGTCGAATTCTTTAAAGTATATGCAGGTTTAGGTGGAAATGGATAGGCTAAAGAGTACTATGAAAGGACTTTAAAATTACCGCTTAAAGACTAATAAAAAAAAATAAGGGAATGAAACAAAAATAGTTTCATTCCCTTATTTTTTTTATCTATTTAAATAAAAGATTAGTATTATTTATAATTTCTTCACCATAAGCTCCCACTAAATCCGCGATCAATTCTTCTTCTTCTGGTTTTAATGAAATATCATAGCTAAAAATAGCAGCATGAGTTAATTCATGCGCTAATACTTTTTTTAATTTTTTATTGCTAATATTTTCATTAATATAAATTGTTGAAGTAGGATCATCACAAGAACCTAAAGTATATATTCCAGAAGGTCGCATTAACATAGGATGATTGGAAGATACTAATAGTATCCTCCAATTCCTATCATTAATATTAACCATTCATAGATCCAATTTTAGATGCTAAAGCCTAGATTTTCTTCTCCATATAAGAACGTTCATCATTAGAAGCATCTTCAATCATTTCTACTATATCAGAACTTAATTCTTGAAGATACTTATCTAATTCTTTTATCTAAACGCTTTTATCTTTATGAAGTTCTTTGGCTTCTATATACATCTTTCTATGGACGCCGCTACGACCCTCTCTGCTATCATGGGCTTCATGAGATTTCCCACTCGTTGGCATCTCATATTCATGTTCATCATAATCATAATCTTCCCAATCATAATCATATGTCATGGGTTTATAAATTCTTTTTTTATGAGGAGATTTATATTTTTCAGTATAATAATGTGTGGTTTCAGGTAATTCATTCATAGCTTCAGTAATAGTGCAATAATAAATAGCCTGTTCAAGGTCTTTTATCATATCTATTACTTCGCCCATTTCCTTTGTATCAACACATTCTAAATGAGCCATTTGGCTTTCTACTTGAGTTAATAATTGCTTTTTAATTTCTTGGAATTTATCGCACATTTAAAAAACCTCCTTATGCCACTCTCTCGATAATTAAGCTGGCATTTTCAACATCAATAGCCTATGAACTCGTGTTTTCAATACTGATTTGAGTGCAACAACCGCCTAACACATCAAGGAATAAAGCACGTGAAACATTATTAAACTATCCAGTAGCCGTAGGAGTAGAAATCATTGTAGAAGTAGTAACTGGCTCTCCATTAATAGCTATAGCCAAAGAAATAGCACCCGCAGTTCCAGTAGTTGGAAGTCCTATATTACCTCCAAATGAAATGCGGAAACGAGCTCTGCGTTGACCGTTCGTAAGACCGCGGAGGGTAACTAGACCGCTACCCTCGCGATACATTATGGAACAGTTTCCAGCAACAGCTGTGTTAGTGAATACTACATTAGAACCAGTAGCAACTGATTGTAAAGCATTAGCCGTTATTTCCATAATTTAACCTTCTTTCTTCAATCAGGAATTGCAACCGCATCCTGAACCATATCCGCATCCATAGCTAGTATAACTAACACCGGTATAAGGATTAGCAACGATATAAGCAGGAGTTGCTTTTGGAGACAACTGATCAATAAGATAAGCATTTTGAAGATTTTGAGAAATCTAATTTTTAAGAGTGCTATTTTCACTGGTAAGAGTCTCAATTTTATCTTGAACAAGGAAGTCAAGAATAGAACGCATATTAGCATTATTGTTATCAATAATATCGCGGACACCATCAACGGTAGCCTGACGATTCTGGCAAGCAATACTAGCAAGATTATAATTAAGATCAGCAAAACTAGACTGAACTAACTGTTTATTCTCGCAGCAACATTGAGCATTAGTAGCTGCCATATTATTTAATTGCTGAGTTAAATTATTAGTATTTTGCATACTTGCTACAGTATCAGCATTAATAGCCTGAGTAATACTAAAGGTATTCTGCATATTGTTCATACCCATATTACAGATATCACTCTGTAAAGTGCGAGTATTAGCATTATTAGTTTCAGCAAGATTAGCAAAACCACTTAAAAGATTAGTATTTACTCCACTAAAACCATTACAAAGGCTAGAAGCTAAACCATTAACGCCAGATTTAAGATCGCTCATGTTAAAACCATAACCGATTTCTTCTCGAGTTGTAGTACCTTGGAAACCAGAACCATTAGCACCATTATTACCCCAGCCATTACCGCCCCAGCCATTGAAGCAGAATAAGAACAGGATAATAATCCACCATGCTCCGTCTCCCCACATTCCGCCATCATTATTACGATAGCCATTTCCAGAAGCCGCAGCAATATCAGATAATGAATAATTCGGCGTGCTCATTGGATAATTGTAATTAAACATAACAAAACCTCTTTCTATAATTTTATTTATTTAAACCCCATTTGGGACTTAAAACTATTAAATTCTTTATCGAAATTCAAACCTCTTGATTCAAACAAATTACGAGCAAATTTTTCAATGTCATCGGATTGACCGTTCCGTGCCATTTGTAATAAATTATTGCCCATTGGCGTTCCGCCCATTTGACTTTCAAGCATAGATAAAACTAATTGCTATGGATTTTGACCGTTTTTAATCATAGCAATAATTTGCATTGGATTCATTGATTGTGTCATTTGAAACTCTCCTTAAAAATTAAACTGCGGTTTGCTCTCTGTTGGTTGCTATTGAGCTGGCTAACCCGATTCCTAAGACGGCGCAACCGCGTTATTGGATCCCATGATCTATGCAAATACTTCTTTAATAGAAGTTAAGGTAGTATTAAATTCTTCTCGTGTTATATAGTCATTATTAGGCTAAGAAGAATTTGGGATTTGTTTTAATTCATACATATTAATAGAAGCTGTTCCATCCATATTTATTTGTTTTGTATAAATTCTACGATTAGCATAGTCAGGAAAATAAAAAACTGAACCATCAAAATCTATATTCATAGCTCGAACCTCTTCTAAAGAAGCAACGGGTCTAATTCGCTATGCAGTATTGTTTTGAATTATAGGTGTAGCAGTTGTTCCATAAATAGGTCTATTATTACCTATTGGATACTACTGCTATGGATAACCATAAGTATTCATGTTATTACCTCCGGAGAAATATAATAATGAAAGGTTTTATCTTTTCCCTTCATTATTATATGACTTTTATTTTGTGTAAATATATTATAATTACTGACACTTTTTGGATAAAAATTTCACTTACTCAAAATTAAATAAATTTGACACTTTATAATTTTTTATTTTACAATATTTAAAAATTTTTGTATAATTATAATATAGAGAAAATATAGAGATAGAAAAATTTTTTCTAAAATAAACAAAATGAAGGTGATTAAAATTTTTATTGTAGGTGTTTGCGACAATAGCGATTAGCAAAATGACTCATTGGAAGAAATAATAAATTAGTATTTTAAAGATTTTAATTTACCAGGATATGTATATAAATTTACTGATCCTAAAAAATTAATTAACTCTAATATTGATTATGATGCAATTTTTTTAGGGATTACATTTAAAAAAATGGATGGTATTGAAATAGCTCATCTTTTAAGGATAAATGGGTATATTGGAAAAATAATTTTTGTTTCCTCTCAAATAAATTATGGAGTAGCTTCTTATGAAGTAAAGGCATTTAATTTTGTCAAAAAGCCTGTTAATAAGGAAAAAATTTTTTCTATTTTACATGAAGTTAGAGAAGAAAAAAGACGTGAATATAAATATTTAGATACTCCTAATGGAGAAGTAAAAATTGATTTAAATAAAGTATTATATGCTGATATTCAAAAACGAAATTTATGTTGTCATTTAGAGAATGAAATTCTAAATAGTAAAACTCTAAAAACTTCTTTTGAAAATTATATAGGAACTTTAGTTTATCATCCAGATTTTGTCTTTATCCCGCCAAGTTTAATTATTAATTTAAATCAAATTAAAATAATGAATAAAGACAATTTAACTTTTAAAAATGGTGAAGTTTTATACTTTCCTAAAAAAGGCTATGAGGAAATTAATCGACGATGGAAAAATCCATTTAGATAAAAAAAAATAAGGGAGACATTCAGTTAAGAATGTCTCCCTTATTTTTATTGCTTTAAATCATCACTTGGAGTACGATAATTATTTACTGTAGATTCAATCTTCTCTTGTAAATATTTATTCAAATCACCAAAAGCATTATTCAAATACTCTTTAGCATCATCACTTAAAATAAGCAATACTGCTTGATAAGTTCTCTAAAATGCTTCTTTTTGAGCAGCTTCATCAAACTTACCTTGTTCTTTAAGAGAATTTACATAAGTTTGATTGGTGGCAATAACACAGTTAGTAATTGTGTCAGTAGCCATTTGCACATATTTATTTAAAATATCATTATTAGTTTTCTTTTGTAATTCTGCACTTTTTGCTTTAATCCAAATAACTATAAAAGTAGTTAAAGCACCAAGCATAGGAATCAAACATACTTGAAATAATTGATTAATTAAATTTTGATCCATAATATTATCTCCTTTTTCTTACAATAAATTTATATTAAATCCAAGCCACGGGGACAGGAGTCCAAGTGCTAGTAGTAGAAGTTCTATATTTAAAAGTACCAGTTTTCGCGGTTGTATCTATCCATACCAAAGGAGCAGTTCCAGACGCAGGTTGTGTTGATCCAATATAAATGGCGTAGTCAGTAGTAGTTCCAACGGTAGGAGGAGTGGCATTATCAACATATTTTTTAGTAGCTAATTCCATATCAGCAGTAGGAATATAACTATTATCCATAGTAATTCTACCATCCGCGGTCATTATATTAGATTTATTTTTATAAACTGCTTGTGTTACATCATCAGGAACGGTTGCTAGCTTATTATCAATAGATTTAATAGCATCAGCAACTTTATTATTAATAGTCACTTCGGCGTTATCTACTGCTTCTTGAATCTAAGCCACTTTTTCATCAACATTAATCGCGGCCGCACCCTCAATACCCATTACAGTAAGATAATCATCAGCTTCACTAGTCCATCCATTTAAAGTAATAACTTTTCCCTCAATAGTATAATGATCTGTCTCTTTTAGCATAATACCATTATAATATAAAGTTAAAGCACTACTATCATCAAAATCAAAAGGAATAGTAAATGTATTCTAATTTGCTTTCGCGGTAAACACATATTTATTTACAGGTTTACTTGCTACATCCGCAGGACAAGTAACATTATACTCAATTCCATTAATATTTATCGTACCAATTTTACTTCCATTATCATCAATATTTTCGTAAGATACTTCTGACAATTCGGCTAAATTACGACCATTTTCATCATAAGTAGCATAATCCGCGTGATCGGTATATAAATTTAATCTTTTATCCGCAGTATCAATATAGAATTTATGAGTATCTTCTGTAAAATAAGCATAACCCTCTGTAATAGGAGTGCTTTCTACTGTTGTAAATAAAGTTTTTCCAGAATCTAAAGATGGAAAAGGTATTTTCCCATTAACCGCTTTCGCATCATAGGTGACTAATCTATCTGAATCACCTTTTAAAATTTTAAATAGAGCCATCGATCTTCAATAACTCCTTTCTATAAATTAATGGTATAGAATTAAATTAATAATTCTATACCATTTAGTTTATTTATTCGAGAACAATCCAATAAACATCCAACCCATTACCGCCAACAAATCCCTCTAAACGCGCCAAGCGCTCCCAAATTTGTTGTACTACTTGGCTATCATCAATTACATAATAATCTTCTTCTTTTACAATAGAATCCAAATTAAGTTTAGAATAAACCTAAAGACTTGCTGGCAATGTATTTAAATTATATAATAAATTATTAGAATCTTTTTCTATTTTGTAAAAAGTTATCATATAATTTAAATTACCAGATTTTTTAGTAGCACTATAATTTAAAACCCAAGGAAAAATAATTTTATCTTTATGAGTTAAAGTATCATAATATGGAACTGGATAAATGCGTTTTTCATTATCAGCATTAATATACTAAATAATACACATCATATTAGTTAAATCCATGGTATCAAAATATCTATCTATTTCAAAATAAATAATTTCAGCAGCATGATCGCCTTCAACTGTAATATAATTATTTTCATTACTAATAGTCCTTGAATTTAAATTTACCTAAACTAATTTTTCATCTTCTGGAGCAGGAAGAGCTGGATATTTTACTGGAAAATTTTCATCTTGTATTTGATGTAAAACACTATAATAATCAGTTGGATTAGTTATCATTTATCTTACCTCTTAATCGTGAGTACTCCTGGCTTCGAATTTCTTTCACCTTTTTTAATAATAACAGCCACTTGAGTAATGTCTTCATTTATTTCTATTGCATTATTAGTACCAGAAGTAGTTATTTGAGTAAGACCTTCAGCATTTTTCCACTAATATTCATAAATACCATTTCCCAACTCGCTAGTATTACTAATACTAACAATATATTTTCCATTTTCAGTTTTTATTTCACCAGCAGGAACTAAATTAGTAGGATCAAAATAATTAGTAAAATTAATTGGACCATAATCTATGTTATCTTTATTTTTATATCCATGAACTGTTAAAGTATAATTATCTTCTTGAGTTAAAGTTACAACTTTTTCAGTACTAAATTCAGACCCATTTTTTGTCCAAAGATAAGTACATTGAACTCCTTCATCATTCTATCCAATAGCAGTGATTATATTAGAAGACCCATAATAGCATCCATTATCAGGGGAGGGGTCAAGAATAATTTTAAAATCTTCACTAATACCTTCCACAACAACGCTTAATCCTACCCATTTAACTTCTTTACTTACTTGATTCGCAGTTGTACCATAAGCGGTTACGCTATAACTTCCGCATCCATCAACTTCACAATATTGAACTTTTAAATAAAGGTCATTCTTTTTAGCAACATAATTCTCAAGATTAATGTCACTACTGCTATTAATATAAGTATCTCCATTTTTAGTAAAATAAGTCAATTTTTCGTTATAGGCCATATCTCCACTAAAAATACTATTATCATCAACAATTTTTTTGTATTCATAGCCAATACCATTTTTTAATTCAATATTAGTTCCTCTATAATTACAAATCCATTTATATTCAATAGTAGTATTATCTGGATTATTTAAGGTATCATTATAAGCCAAAGCATATAATTTATCACCAGTTAAATAAACTGATTTATTATTTAAAATACTTGTTAAGAAAGCCACATTATCAGGGACTCCAAAGCCCGCAGATTTCTTTGAATCAATTAAGCTTTCTAAATATCCAGTTAAATAATCAACAGGTTGCGCAGTAATTAAATCTTCATCAATGTCTAAAGTTTTATTGATAACCATTTGCGCAGGTAATGTATTAAATACATACATTAAATTATTATTATCTTTTGGATTTTTTTTGAAGAAAATAATAGAAAACTATAAAGTACCAGATTCACTAGTTACTTCATCACTGATTTGCCAACCAAAAATTAATTTTCCAGCAGTACCAATATCAGGGCAAATAGCTTCAGAATAACCTTGAATTTGATCGTTTAAATAATACTAAATATAAATTTTAATATCATCAGCTGCTAAATCTTGTAAATCAAAATATCTATCAATTTGAAAATAGATTGTTTCTGCCAAATGATCATTTTCAACAGTAAGCAATTGAGTTTTTCCAAATTCTTTAGTTAATTCAATTTGACGAGTATCAGCATTTATATTTATAATAGGCTCATCTAAAGGTATACGAAGAACAGATGGATCTAATTTCTTCATTTGAACGATACCAGTGATATTACTATAATAGTCTTCAATAGATTTTATTTCAACGATTTTTCCATTAACGTTTTTTATTTTATTATCTTTAGCTAAAGTATTGATTTTCTTTTGAAGTTCTTCCCATTTAGCTTGTTCGATAACACTATCATTTTTAACTATCAAATCTATCTCTTCCTTTCTAAAAAAATTAGGTTAAATAGTTTCTTTTCCTATTTAACCTAATTTTTTTTATATTTAAATCAATGTATTCTGGCCTATTTAAACCTCATACCATTCTTTTAATTCACTTTCAGGAACTAAAGGAGAGATGGAAAAAAATTCTTTTCCATCTCTCGTTAATTTCTTATTGTAATCTGCTATTAATCTATACAAAGTAGTCGCAGGAATTCCTGTCAACTATATAGAAGATTCAATAATACCGTTAGAACCCATATATCTATAAACAATTTCTTTTTCCATAATTTATCCTCACTTTACAATAGGCTCTTCTTCAAAATTCGCTCTATTAGATATCATTGTTTCATAAATATTGTGTAAAGTATTCTTAACACTTTCACCATAACTAGCAACATAATAATATCTAAAACGACCTGTATATCCATTAGCAACAGTAGGCATACCTGTTTGACGAGGGGTAAAAATATTACCAGAACTATCTGCCGTAATCTATTTAATTGGATGTTTATTAGTGCCAATCTGTACTTGAATAGCACCAGTATAACCCTTAAACTAATTACCAGACATATTTAAAATTGTCTAACCAGAGAACGCATTTACATCAAAGTTAAGAATACCATCTTTACATCCTTCTATAATTAAATTATAAGGAGAATAAGATCCCATCTTACTTTGATAGAATGCTTGAGCTCCAAAAGTCAAACCTTCCGTAGAAGAAGAATAAGGAATTATATTATTACGACTTAAAGGACATTGATAAAATGCTTTAATGCCAATTTTCTTTAAACAATCACTAAACTAAAAATATTCCAATCCGCTATCTAAAGTAAAAGCATAATCATCTATTACAGAAATTTTATTACTGTCTTTTGGAGCAAAAAATACTGCTGTAATATTACGATTTACTTGGATACCCACTGCTGCGGATGGATTAACTTGACTGTATTTAATTCTCGTAATTGGCTAACCATTATAGGTTGTAGGTAAAGTGATTTTACCTTTTAAATTCTTAGCTAAATCAGTCATTACAAATGATAATTCTCCGTCAGAATTTATAATATCATAATATTTATGAGTAGAATCATTAACTAAGATATTGTCATAAACACTAACTGGTTCTCCAACAGCATAGAACTCGCGGTCGGCATAAGCTAATTGTTTAGTTAAATCAATTTTAACTCCATCTTTATCCGCCCATCCAGTCTATCTCCAAGTCCATTCCAATGGGTCTTCGCCCTCCGGTAAATCAGTTACTTCTGTCTTATTAAAGTAATAAAATTCTTCTGGAACAGTAATTTTTTCTCCATAATTAAACACTTTTTTTACAGTTGAATCATTAATAACGCGATCGCCATTAACAAAAGTAATTGTATAAGATTTACGTTCGAATTTTGCTTTAAAAATATAATCCATTTTATTAGGAAGTAAAGACAAAGAATTCCAAGTGCTTTTTAAAACGACATCTTCTTCATTTACATTTTTTCCAATAGCAATTATTAATTCTCCTGTATCGTCTTCCCAACCTTTAAAATCATAAGTTGGCATTTTTTCTTGTAAGCTACCAAAAGAGATATAAGTTTCACTTTCAGGATTTGTTGGATCATCAAAGAATTTTTTACCACTCGATGATGATAATTTCTAAGTTTTTAAAACTTCCTAAACCAATACTCCATCAATGTCTTCTTTTTCTAAAATAAATTTGGCAGAATATTCTGACTTAACATTTTCTACAAAAATTGTTAGATCAGGATATTTATTCTATAATTCATTCTAAATAACAGACTCATTAATCTAACTATTATTTTTTATATACACAATACCAGATATTTCAGGTTTATTTGTATTAAGACCTCTATAATTATTATAAACGTCAATTAATAAATTATAATCAGTTATTACGCTATGATCATCATTGTCTCCATTTATTGTATCTAAATAATAAATCTAATTATTTTTAATATCAGATTTTGTTATTTTATTAACCTAGTCTTTTGGAATAGCAGTTAACTAAAAATGTCCATTATCTCTATAATAAGATTTCCTTTCTGGATCAAGAGTTGTTTTAGTATCAGTAAGAAGTCTATATGGGCTCCACTAAATATTATTTAAATTAATAATACAATTAGATAAATCTAATTTACTATTTTTACTAGCCGAAACATATTTGCGTAATAATTTATAACTATTATAACCTAAATTACCGCCTCGAATATCAAAAGTTCTTATTTCGGTTTTTTCTTTTCCTTCTTCGGCATCAGTAAGATCCTAAATATATAAGCCACGATTTTCATCTAAAATTTCAAGTTTTCCAGTAATCGAATTCTTTTCAGGATATACATAATTAGTTATTAATTTCGTTAATAAATTAGCTTCTATTAAACTTAAATAATTTGTTCGATTGGTTAAATATAAAGTATTTAAAGCTACTCCAGGAGCAAAATTAACTCTTGGAATATTAGATTTAGTATTTCTAAAGTTTTCAAGCTTTTCGCTCTTAGTTAAATCTAATGCTCCTTGGTCTTTTTTAAAGTTAATATTGCAAAGATTTATTTCTTTAAGTAAAGGCATTCCACCTTTTGAGAAAGACCAATCGTTTACATCATTATTAAAATATTCATTACCACTTTCATCTTTCCCGTCATACCCTAATAACAAATCAGTTAAACGCTCCATTTTTCCTTCAGCAGCAAATTCTTGGAAATATAATTTACTTAAATCACCGAGAGATTTCATTTGATCCATTCCATAAATATAATATAATTGTTCTTTATAATTACCGCTACTTATAATTCCTTTTTTAATATCAGGAGCTACATATTTAACTGGTTCTAAACCATTATATTTCTTTGAAGGAAAATTCTCTCCATCTGTACCAATAGTAACATAGGCATTGCGCGCGGGCTCCATACTAATCCAATATTCGCCATCAAACATATGATTTTTTTCTTCAAATTCAACATTATTTTTCCAATATTGAGAATTTGTAATTAATCCATCCATATTCTAAGTATTAGTGCCTTCAATCCATTTATCAGATGTATTTTTAGGATTATTTGCAGAAATACGGCTTCTAATATAACTTCCTCCACCATTTCTGGCATAAGTACCAACAGTTAACCAAGAGTCAATATAATTAAGACGATTGGCTAAAAATTGCGCACGATAAAGATTTCTATCTCCTTGTAAAGCATAAAAATATTTATCATCTTCAACCTCATATGACCCTCCGTCAGTTAAGCGACCAAACACTGGCATATTTTCAGCTTTAGAATTTGTTGGAATAATATACTTAAATTCTTCATCTAAACTTAAAGCAATAATTGGTCGATCTCCCAAAGCAGCGTAGCTATCAAGAAATACCGATGGATCAGTACGATACCATTTATCTACAATATCACTTTTTTTAGCCCCGCTTCCGGCTCCTTTAGTAAAAATTTTATTTACTCTTGAATCATTTGGACTATAAGAATTATTTTGAGTTCCCATTAATTGCTTATACTTATCCACCATCTTACTTCTAAAGAAAGTGTAAAAATTATTCCAAAGAACACTATCGTTAGTTGAAAAACTTCCTTCTTCAGTAGCATCAATATAGTATTCAAAAGATGGGATACCAGTATTATTAATACCTAATTGAGTATCAATATCATAAAAGATAGGATACCAAACATAATGTTGTTTGCCAGTAGATTTTTGAACATTGCCTTTTTGAGGCCCCCAAGAAGCAAACATTGCATTTTTTCCACGAGAATCATAACATTCAAAAATTTCTGTCATTAAAAGGTAAGAAGCTAAATATTCAATATCAAAGAAATTACTTAATTCATTTTTAAATTTAGCTTGACGGTATTCTTTACTATCTTTAGTATAAGTAATAGAGCCATAGGTTACGGGGTTAGGTAATTTCCATCTTTCCTCAATACCTTCTTCATTTTTATTAAAAGAATAATAATCTAAAGAAGAATTAAATTTATCAGAACTTAATACATAAATTTCATTTTTACTATCAGTTAAAAGATAATAAATATTTGCTTTATATACTTTATCTGAATTATTTGTAAGTTTTATGCTTACATACTTTAAACTATTATTTTCATTAATCTACTTATAATATCTTGTTTCAGAGTTATATTCTTCAGAAGTTAATTTATAAATAATTTTTCCATTTTCATTAACTCCATCCTCAACATAATAGACATTAGGAACATATATGGCTTCAGCTAATCCATCAACTTTAGTATAAATGCCCATAGATGGAATTTTTAATTTCTATCCATCATCAAATTCAATATCGCAATCTAAACAAGTACTCCATACCCAACTAACTGCGTCTTCCCAGTTAGACATTAAAGCTAAGAGCAATTCTTGTTTACTTGTATCATTAGCAACATTAAATTCTATTTCTTCTCCATCTGGATTCTTTATAATCCATTTAATAGATTTTACACCAGTAATTTCATCAACTATTTCTTTTTTAGTAAGTCTATCTGGGGCTACATTTTTTAATTCTTCCCCAACAATCTTAGTCTATGTCCCATCTGGATCAAGCCATTCTTTTAAACTAAATAAATTATCAGCAATTAAATCATCATTTGGATTATATCTAGGCTCAAAAGAATCAATAACTTTTGGCGCACCTTTAATTAATTCAGGATTATCTCCGTCTGGAGGTATTACCATATTAGGATTTCTAAATGATAATTTATAACGATTCCAAGGATCACGGAAAGAACAAAAAGTTCTTGAGTTGTTCTAAAATTCCCAACATTCTGCCATATCTCTTACTTTAGGACTTCCAATAATTTGATTTTGTAAAATCTTTTTATTTGGCTTAAATCCGAAACACTCATCTGAGCCTTTATCTAATAACATATTATATTTGCCAATAAAAATACAGTTATTACTATTTTCCTTAGAGTAAGTATTATCATCGTTGGACATATAGTGGAAAGCTAAGACGGGGAATCCTTTTACCGAAGTGCGATAATCTTCTAAATTTCCATATAAATTATAATTATCAAAAGAATCTTTATAGTCTTCTACTGGATGTTTAGAATAAATCTCGTTAACTAAATTAGCAAATCCTCTATTATAATCTCCAGAAGATTCCATAAAATCTATTTTTAAAGTAAATTTAGTAGTACCGACTGTCTTATTATCCATATAAAACCATTCTAAATAACAAGGATGTTTAGTTATATCTTCATTATACTAGTCTCCTGCTTTTTTATAGTCTTCAGCAAATGGACCTCTATTTAAAAGCATTGATTCTTTGCATTTAGCTTTATAATTACGACGAGGATAAAATTGTGAAGAAGTACCTTGAACTTGGAAAGTACATCCATTAAGAACAGTTATAAAACTAGGACAATGATGCATATAATAATTCTATACCGCAGTATATTTTACTACTTCTTCCTATGTTTCTTCATTTTTTTCGATTACAGGTTTCCATCCTTCTTTTATAGCAACTTTTTCTAATTCACCACTATTGTAAGCAGCGTCTAAAGCAGTGTTAACAAATTCTAAAGTTCCTTCCTAGCTTCCTTTTGCTTTAGAATAAGGTAATCTATTATCCGTATTATTTTTATTATTTTTAGTAGTCCTTAGAATAATATAGGGCATTAAAGGTTCAGTCGGATGATTATCATTATACTTTTTCATTTTAGTATAAGAAAATACATCATCTTTTAATACCGTATTGTTTTCATAAAGATCTTTTTGGTCCCATTGTTTTATACTTCTCTTATCAAAAGCGTAATTTTGGACTATTTCAGGAATAGTTAAATCTGTATCATAAACTCTAATACTATAAATATCAATATCACAAGTATTAGACATAAATTTAATGAAATCAGAATCAATATTCCAAACATCACTACTACAACGTACAACACTAGTTAAAACGCCATTCATAAAAATTTCTAATAATTTAGAATTTCCGCCTTCTATATCACTTTTCTTTTTAGTATAAACAAATGAAAGATTTAGCATTTCATTTTCAATAAAATCAACTGAAACTGTTTCTTGAGCGCCATTGGCTGTAAATACAGCATCCTATGGACTAAAATAAATACCAGGAGATACAGAGCTTCCTAATTTACCATACGCACAAACTAAATTCTTTAAATTAAAGTCTTGTTCTATTTTATTATACTCTAAATCATCATAAGTATAATTAGTTGTCGGTAAATATTCTTTAGTTAAAAACTCATCATAATTAAGATATTTATTTTGGGCTTTAAATTTATCCCAAGCATCATTATCTTCCCAATTATCTTTACTTACTTTATATCTAGTATATTTAGTTATAACTTTAGCATAATTTTGAGGATTCTTTATTTTAAATTGAATCTCAATAGTAGCAGATGATGATCCATCTTTAAAAGCCATTTTTCCGACTGGGATAGATACTTCAGCACCATTACTTACTCGTAAACAAGTCGTATTATTTTCATCGAAAATCCAGCCATTATTATACCAATTAAAATTTTTAAATTCTACGTATTTATTATTATTAATTAAATAAGTTTCACGGCCTAATTTTCCCTCTGAATTAGAACGACCAGTAGCTATAAAATTAACTTTTAAATTATCTTTTTTTGCTAATTTCATATCTCTTAAAGGATCAATTAAAATTGTAAAATTAAAATTACGAGAATAAGAATAAGGGTCAGTACCAACTTTAATAGTATAATAAGAGCTATCATCTACAGTTAAATTAGTAATTTCCCAATATTGCCATTCTCTAACCTGTGAACTATCTAATTCTCTAGTTCCTACTTGAACGCCATTCTTATAAAGAGTTATAAAAGCTCCATTATTATTTGGGTCTAATACTTTAAAAGGAATTCTTATTGTCTCATAAGTATAATATTCTGTCTTAAAATCTTGTACCCAAATTAAAGGCATTTTATTGCCTGATTCTTGAATAACAATTTCCTTTTGAATAAAATCTGTTCCCGCGCCTTTTTTAGAATTATTCATTAAATACAACTTTGCTTTTATTATATGCTCACCATGAGTAAAATAATTTTTTAAAGTAGAAACTTTGTCAACCCCTAATATATTTGTATCAGGAGTAATAACAAAAGAATCTTCAGAAGAAGAATCAGTATCACTATAAGTTCTATCTAAAACTAAATAATCATCAAAATAAACTTCAACAGATCTGGCGATATCTTCAGACATTAACCAACTAACAGATATTTGTCCATTATCAATTGGACTATCATTACTAAAACTACTTTCTTTCCAGCTAAAAGAGAGATGATGCTTATTAATATTAATAGTATCAGAGCTTTTCTAAAATCTATTATTTTCTTCATCAGGATTATAATAAATACTAAAATTAATCTCACTAGAACATGAATTTCTTAAAATATTAGTTAAATCAATTTCTTGTGAAATATTATGTTCATAAGTAGTAGGAGGAGAAGTGTAATATACTTCTTTTTCTGTAGCACTTTTAATTTCACTTATAGTTATAATTCCTTGCACAGAAGAAGATTGCGGAACGCCACCAACAGTTCTACATTTAACCAAAACTTTTACTTTAACATTTTCTTCATTTAAGATATCAACAGGGCTGTCAGATGGAATTCTTGTTAAAGAAACAGTTCCTAAAACTTTTTGTTCAGAGTCTCCTTCTCCGCCACCGCCCGCCCCGGCGACAGTTAATTTTTCACATCTCGCACATTCTTCGCGGTTTTCATTTAAAGCAAAACCTAAAATTCGATAAAAACATCCGTCTAAATTTAAAATTAAATCATCTATATGACAATTTGTTATAGATAATTTTGATAAAAGAATTAAATAAGCCACTGGGTTTTCATCCGCATCATATTCAATTTCCACAGTATTATCTGTACCGTAAATTACCTGAACACCACTAGATCCTATTGGCATTTTATTTTCAGTTGCCGTATCTAAATAAACTCGGCCTGTATCTGTTGCCACATAAAAATATCCATCGCTTTGAGGATATTCTTTTATTTTTTCTTCTGGGCCCTATACAGGACGAAAACGTATCTTAGACATAATTTACTCCTTTCTATCCTAAAAAAAATATGGGGAAAGAATATTTCATCTTTCCCCATAAAAACATTCTTCTATATAAAATAGAAAAAATTATATTTATTATTAAATAGTATTGCCCTTAGAATGTTCCCCACTCTAACTCAAAATTAACTTTAGCATTATCGGTCACAGTTGCCGCAGAAACATTAACCTTTAAGCTATCACTAGCGAAAACAAGTGGTTTACCTTCAAGATCAGCGCCAGCAACTTTGAGATTAGGAATTAAAGTATCAGTACCATTTACTGTATAATCTGCGTTGGCAATTTCTTGGTGAGTATTCTTTACAGTAAATGTTTTTTTAGTAGATTTAATTACATGGCCTTGAGCATCAATTTCAGTTGGTTCATTAATAACAATAGTCTACTCATCGGCATAATCTTGAGAGACTGGAGTATTCACAGTTAAAGTATTACTATGTTTAATAGTAATTTCTTTCACTACTGAACCAGTTTGAGCCTTTACTTCTAACTCAATACCTTCTTCACCTTTAAGGACATAATTTAAAAGTTCTTTAGTAGGACCAAGCTTAATAATAAATCCAGCATTACTGTTATCATCAGCTCCTTCAACCTCAGTAACAGGATCATCAGCAGAAGGAACATAAGTCCAACTAATAGTACCAGTAATAACACCATCAACTTCTTTACCAGAAGCGATAATTAAATCTCCAGGACGTAAGTAATGACCGTTCCAAAGAGTGTCTTCAGCGCCAGTATAAATAAAGGTATTACCTTCAGCAATTTCAGTAATATCAGCGCTATCATAAATAATGGCTCCATCTTTAACGTGGAATCCGCCACGGAATATCATAGCGTTAATAGTTCTAAGCTGATTATCAATATCTTGTTTACTATAAACAGGAAGAGTTAAAACACCATGTTTAAATTTATAACTGCCATCCTTGCCTTCTAAAGCAATTTCTGGATCAATATCAGCAGATAAAGTTGTACTATTACCAGCTCCTTCAACACCAGGACCGCTAATAGAAGCAGTAAAACCAGTACCATTAGCGTGATTAATTATGTTGATATCATTAACTGCTTTATCAACACTTAAAGTATAACTACCAGCGGGGTTTTCAGCAATATTAACATTACTGCCAGCGATAATATTAAAATTACCCGCATCAGTATCAGCATTTTTTAAATTAACATTTAAAGTTTTACCACTTAAAGAAGAGGTTAATTGATAGTTAATTCCTTTTAAACTTAATTTAACAGTATCTACACCCTTATCATCAACAGCAGGAACTGCTTCAACTTGAATATAATCACTACCGATAATATCATAAGTCTCAGTAATAATATTACCACTGCTGTCAGCAATAGTATTGGTTATAGAAGCGCCATTGGGTTTTTCAGGATTACTATCTACTGATACATTACTAACTTCTTTATTAGTATCTAAAACAGTATCAGTGTTAGTTTGAATCCAACCTTTACCATTATTAATACATAAGATATTTTTATCTTTTACATAATAAAATTCGCCAGCAGTATTTTGGTTAAAACTTTGAGGTAAACCTGCGGTAGTATCAACTACATTAATACCTTGATTTACAGGAACACAATTATTTTCATCTACACCATAATAAAGACGACTTGGTTTTTTATAATCATCAGCGGATTTATTATCATTAATTACTAAATAAAACGCACCAGGTTTATATCTACCTGCCACCTTTTCAAATTCGGCTTGAGAGCCTTTTAAAAACTTAACGTTCAATCTTTTTCACTCCTTTAAATATCAGCCCAAGAAACAGTTTGTTCAACTGCTTCAACACGAGTTACCAAATTATCAGGACCCTTATCTACTAAATATTTATTAGCTATATTAATTGTTTCAATATCTCCCTAAGTTAATGTTCCTACTGGCATATCAATCCATGTACCAGCATCAGTAAGAATATGTTTTCCTTTAGTTTCATGTAAAGAAACTGGAACTAAACCCGGAACCGCACCCTTAAAAACAGGAGCTAATTTAGCTAAATTTTCTTCCGTAGATAATTTTTCAACAATAGAATTAATTAAAGTTTCATTATTTTCTAAGCCCTAATTAACCCATTTTTTTTGTTCTTCGTTATAAATTAAAACTTGATTTGTTTTAACTTCATTGAGAACAATATCACTTAAATCGCTTAGCTTACCCCCGGAACTAATTCCACCGCAAATTAAACGACTACCTAAATAAAGTTCTCCAGAAGAATCATTTTCCCCATAAATAAAATATAAAGTATCATTGTCTCTTTTGGTTCCTAAACTTTCAAAAGCAGTTTTAGAACCTCTAACAAATTTTACATATTTATTTAATGTATTAGGCAAGATAATCGACTCCTTTCTATTATTTATAAAATCTTTTTAATCAATACTAAAAGGGTTTGGCCTATTAAGACCAAACCCTTTATTTAAATTAAGTTGTTTCAGATGGAGTATCAGTATTGTTTGAATTTTTCTTTAAAGCATCAACATCAGTTCTTAATCCAGTAATTAAATCATTTAATTCTGTATCTTTATCCTATAATGCTTTAATAGTTTTATTCAATTCCGCGTTTTTATTTTGTAAAACTACAATTAAATCAAACATTCCTACTACTGTTTTAGCTCCATTATCTCCAGAAGTCGCATTATATGTAAGACCACGCACTGCGCTTTCATTTAATTTGCCACTTACTAAAGTATTTATATCAGCTAATGTGCCAGTATAGCCACCTAAAAGATTAGTTTTTAAAGTATTTAAACTACTCATAGTAGCTACTTTATTACTATTGCTATAAGTTCCATCAAAAGTAATAGGTAAATCACTTTCTTGTAAAGCACTTCTTGAAACAGTTATTAAACCATCTTTTTCTTCTACTGCCGTAACAAATTGTTTATCTACTTTATTATCAGTTTTATCTAATTTATCAATAGCCTATTTAATACTATAAGCAACAGAATTAGTCGTAGATGCAGTTCCATTTAATACATCAATTTTATCACTTAAATTGCTAATACTATCTCTATCACTATTAATTCCCTATCTTAATCCATAAAGAGTCGGGATAGTATCTTTACCAAAACTATTGTTAGATTGACCTAATAGAGTATTATATTTACTATCACTATTATCAATTAATTTACTAATACTATCATTAAGAGTTGTATCTTTAGTAATAGTATTTAATTTATTGTTAATAATATACCCTTTGCCTAATGCTAAAGTTCCTAAATAAGATTTCTCACTACTTAAAGCTCCAGTAGTATCAGTGAAATTTAAAGAAGTAAAAACATTGCCTTCTTTAGTATTAATGTAAGAACCTTTTGGAATACTAACTGAAAATGTTTCTTCTTTTACAATATGACCCGCTCTATCAGTAAATAATTTAGGTAATTTTATAGAAGAACCAAAAGTACCAAAATCAACATCTTTACCATAACTTTTTGATGCTTTACTTACATCCAAATTATTATGAGTAATTTTAATAACTCCGTTATTCTTCTCAATATTAGCATCTACTGAAATCAAATTATCTCCTTCGATAGTTGCGGATTTCATATAATTATCATTAATATCATTATCAGTTTCAGTAGAAAAATAAATAAGCTTATTAGTATCTAATTTATCTAAACTCATTTTTCTATTAAGGGTATTTAAAGCACCTTTAATGTTAGTTTTATCAAAATTAGTAGTGGAATCATTGCGGTTTTGGCCGTAAAGTAAATCATAGGTATCACATACCGCATTACCAAGAGCAGGAAGCTTTACAACAAGAGATTTGCGGTCGTAGCCGTCTTCGATCGGTTCACCAACAACATTGTCCTATTCTACATTATAATAAAATCTATATCCTGACTAACTTAATTTATAATTAATACTATTTTTTGTAGTATTATCGTAAGAACGTTTTGTTTTACTAAATCCTTCTTTATTATAATAAATATTATTATCGTCTAAATCAAGCTGGAAATTAGTAGGAACTCTTAATTTATAAAGTAAATTCGTGCTACTTTGATCTGTGGTTATCGCAGGTCCAAGCTCACTTTCTAAATAATAAACGCGCCCCTCAGTTTTAGTATCATTATTATCTAATTTATAATGACTATCAATTTCATCATAATAATAATACTTACCTGGTTGGTATACAATACTAGCATTATCAACCGCAACATAGGGATCTTGAGGAAGTAGTGGGTAAATTGAAAAATTAGGAACAACAGTATTTAATTCAGCAATCTAAACATAAGTCTCTTGATTATTGATGTATTGTTTTATCCAAACTGTAGAATCATAACCGCGACCATAAACAGGATAATCTATTTGATAATTTAAATTATACTATTCATCATCTACTCTATCATTAGTAATTCTAGTGAGATATTTCCACTCTTTAGTCCCGCTCGCGGTTACATTTCCCACATATAAATACCATTGGTTGCTTCTTTTAACTTTTACTAATTTTCCATTCTCACATAAAATAATATGAGAATCACTTCTATCAGAAGGATCATCATACATAATTTTATTATCAAGATATCCTACTAAATATTGAGTGGCGGGAAGACCATATTCAACTAAAACATAGCGTCCTAAAAAGATACCATCACTCGTACAACTATTATCCATTTGAAGTCTATTGCTGTAAATTTTATCAAAAGTAAAGGTTGTTTTTGAAGTATTAGTTATATTACCATAAAAACCCATTATCAACCCTCCTCAAATAAATAATCTATAATAAGATATGCTTCTTGATTTTGATTAATCAAATTCATAGAGCTTCTATCAAATTTAATCAAATTAATAGTAGAAATACCTTCTAAATCTAATTCATAAATACCAGTATTTCCAACAATAATAGCATTAGTGCTATCATTTAAATAAAATTTCGTTCCTGGCAAAGTCTAAATGCCTAATTGAGTAATTAATACATTTTGATTATTATTTTTAAATGCGGTTCCTGTAATTAATTTACTCATATTAACATCACTTGGATAGTTCTTAGAATTAAGACCTTCACCATAATAACGAATTTGTCTTATCTTTCTTGCCATTTAGTGGTCCTCCTTAATATACTCTTGATATCGCTTTGGTGGCACTAATAGACATTGAACCATTATAAGTTAATGGAATAGTTATTTTATTAACTAAATATTCTCCTTCAACGCCACTTCTTTTATCTTCAATATAAATTCTATTATTAGGCTCTAAATAATAAACTGGAATAGTAGAAATTGAAACACTTTCCGTGCAGTAAGCGGTCGTGTAAAGTAAATCTTCAATCTCATCAACTGCGCTTTTACCCTTAGAGCTAATTTTAAAATAATTATCATATCCAGAAGGAATATTAATCCAAATATATCCACTTTCTGTTGGATAATTATTCTAAACGATAGAATCATAATCAGTCTATGTCATAAATAATACATCAGGGGTATCTCTATAACATATAACTTTTACATTAGTATCATTAATTGCTTTTGTTCTATCTCCAATCAATTGGACTGAATATTTAGCAATATCCGCATTTTCTTCCCCAATAAAATCAAACCAGAAATTTAAATTTTCAGGATTATTCTTTACTTCTTCCTTGAAATCTAACTTATCATAATCGTAAATATCTCTCCAGAAAGAGAATAAATCTACATAATAAGTTTCATAACCAGTTATTCCAGAAGGATAAAGGTCAGGATTAGCGGCCGCCACTTTACTGACAAAATCATCTGCATAATTATATTGATAATAATCTACGGCCATACGATATAAAACTTCACGCCAATCGCAATAAATAACTCCCGGTTCATTTTCGCTTTGATACCATTTGTTTTTATAAGTCTTTTGTTCTAATTGCGGATTCATAGTATCAAAAATATCATTATTATACATTGTAGATTTATACCTATTTATATCATTATCATTCACAGTAATTGTGGTATATTGGATAGGCTTTTGATCTATTGCATATCTTAAATGAATAGGAATTTCTGCCCCACTGGCGCTTTCTCTCTATCCCCAAATAGAAAAATCATTTCTTAAATTAGCAATCTATGGAGTATTATTAAAAGAAATAACCGTCTATCCATCTCTAAAAGAATAAATTGAAGAAGAAGAATAAATCGCAGGCTCAATATAATTATCCCCATTAGAATTCTTTACTATATTATTCCAAGATTGATATTCATAAAATTTCTTTCGCTAAAAAATAAATCTACCATCTATATCATAGTAATACTCGAAACAACTTAACATATTTTTAATTTTGTCTAATACATTAGTTATATTTTCACCAACACTTGTAATAAGTTCTCCTGCATAGACTAAATCACAAATACGATAACCAACTGTTTCATTAGTTATTCGACTTATAATAGTGTAAATAGTTCCATTATTTACCAACCTTACTTTAGTCGGTTCAGAAGCATTATCTAATAATTTATTGCTACCTAAATTATCGAATTTAATACTACTTATATCAGTTATTTTATTATTATTTATATCTAATAAAGTAGGCATTGTCCCTATCGAAGCATTAACTATTCTATTTGTTTGTGCGTCTTTAAAAAAATACATAGTTTCATCACATTTATTAGCTAATAATTCATAACCATATTGATCTAAATCATTAATAACTATATTACTTTCTTTTTCTTTACCATAAACTGTAAGAAGTTTTTTAATAATAGTCTAAATAGGAATTTGAATTAAATTTAAATAACTTTCTCTTAAATAATATTCTTTATTACTAAATTCTTCTTCATCTAAAACATAATAAGTAGTTTGTTTATTCTAAGTAGAAATATAATAAACATTATGTTTCTTAGCTTCTTCCTCACTATTGACAATATAGCAATATTTACCTTTTATGTAGTTATCTTTGGTTATATTATCTTGTTTATTATAGGTATAAGTAATTACTTCTTCCTATCCAAAATCTATAGAAGCAGGTAAATCTCCTCCTAAATCTCCATTTAATAAACACATCTTATCTTTGCCTTGAATAGAGATATTATATGAACTAGCACTTTGAGAAGTATTAAAAGACGTAATTAAATAAATGCCTTGATTAAACCAAATAATATCTGGATATTTATTATCAATTTTATTTTCTAATCCAATAGCCAAACTAAACTTAGAATTTAAACCCCAAGAATATTGCTTATATAATTTCTCATTTGTGGCCATAGTAAGAGAACAAGACCGGCGGACCGCAGATGTTCCATCAATATTAATTGATCCACCGGTTATCTTACCCTCTATACTTTCTATTGGTAATTCATCAAATGTTAGTAATTCAATACGAGCATAAACTACTTTATGTTTAAATTCATCTAACTTTTTAAGAAAGTCGGTATCATATTGTCTTTGAGTCTTCATAATCCTCTACCGCCTTTCTTAAAGTATCAATAAATAAAGTATATGTTTCATCAACTGTCTTTTGTAATCCTGCTACTTTATTATTATAATTTTTTATACAAGTCTAAATATTATTCTAATTCACATTATAGAATGGATCATCTTTAGTGAAATCAGGATTACTTTTATCTTGTTCTAATTCTTTAAAATCTTTTAAGGCCTTCTTAGCTCTTAACCAATTTTGCTTTAATTGATAAATTGTGGTTGTAATATAATTCTAACCATTAAAAATTCTATAAGTAGTTTGATTATCATTTTCAAAAGAATAAACTACTTCTTGACGTTGGACTGATAATTCGCATAAAACACCTGGATCGATTTCAATAGAAGTAATATCAGTTAAGTCTTTAATCTAATATTCATTCTTCTAATCAATACCAATAATTTGTTTATCATCTTCATTTATTCTAATATTACAAGCCCAATTCTTTTCACTAACTAATACGCCAGAATCATAAATTTCTTTCTTAGTATATCCATCAATATAGTAATCTTGTTCTTCAGTTTGACTTACTAAATAGATATGATAAATTAAGGTAGGATCAAAATCTACACGTTTAATTTCTACAGAATGATCTTTTTCTCCTTCTTCTTCACTAATTGCTCCGCCGGGAGTAGTATAAAAATTAACTTTATTACTTGTATATAATTTCTATACATCACGCTTAGTAAAACGCAAGAAATAAATCTATGTTACTTTGTATTTAAAATCATCATTATAAAGATTTAAAATATTACCTTCAGTTCCATAATATTGCTCTAAAGGCAAATCCGCAACTTGAATATCATTAATAGTATCAAACTTACTTGCCTGCTTGCCATAATAAGAATATACAATAGTTCCTTGCTATAAGCCCACGTCAGATAATTCTACTACTTTAACACTATAGATTGGAGCAACATGATCTATTAAATAAGCTCCTGTAATACCAATAACAATTTCTTCTCCATCAATGCTGAACTTATCTCCAGGAGCAAAACCTTCAAATCGAATCGTTATCGCAGGAGAATTAGCTAAAATATCTTTGGTCTATAAACTATAATGATTTCCGTCATAAAGTAATTCAAACATAGGATAAAAACTTAATGTTTGTAATAAATTATCTAAACAAGTTTGTTTATTTGCTTGTAATTTATTAATTTCTACCTAAGTCAGATTTTCATCTTTCAAGTTATCAATATAAGTATTTACATCATCAATATAGCCATTAATTTTATACCATCCATCAAAAGATACACTATCCCATTTAAGAATTTCACTTTCAGGCGGATCTGCATCAATAAATCCATAAGTAGTAAGATTATCAAAACTAACTTTATCAATCTCATAAGCGGTTCCGCTAAATGTATGAAGCATACGACCTAATTTATCTTCTGGACTTAAACTTACATTTAACAAACGCACAATAAAATTTCCTTCGGTTGGAGACTTAAATAACTTAGGTTCTCCATCAGTTAAAAATTCTAAAGCTTTAGTTTTAAATTGACGCTCTATATTAATATTATAGTTAGTCAAATCAGTTGATGTAAAATCTTTAATTTCATCATCGCCCAATTTATCTATGAACAAATGGTCTTCATCCATAAGATAAGAAATTAAACCACTTACCGGGAATTCGTGATAATAAGTGTTTCCATTCCTAAAAATATAAGGATATTGGCTTCCAATAGTATCGGTTTTACTTTCAAGAGTATTAATTTTAAAACTACTTACTTTTGGATTAAATCTTATTTTTAATAACTATCCATTGTTATATAAGAAGCTATCTTCAAAAATACTATATACACTATTAGAAAAGATTTTATTACTGCGGACCGCAGTTTCGTCGCTATATTGCTGAACCGCATATTGATAACTAAACCCATGCTCGACAGTAAAATCTCTATATAATTCTCTTGATGGAGTTTCACCAACTAATTTAAATTTTAATACTGTATTCCAAGTGTTGAAATCATCTTCGCTACTGGCTCTTAATAAAGCAAAAGCCCCAGTAGCAGGAATTTCCAACCCTGTTTTTTTATCGCGGATTCCATTTAAATTAATTTTTACATATCCATTATTTTCATCCATAGTCGCGGAAAGTGTTGCTTGTAATTCTGGATTAATAGTTTCTCTATTAATGATTTGGTATCTAACACTCTCTGCTTCATAGTTATTAATAGTAGTTATAGAATATTGAATAAAATAATTTTTATTTTTTTGTAATTCTTTATTTAATTCAAAACTATCATAACTTTCATTTAATTCTGTATCATTGATTGAATTATGTAATTGCTCTCCACTATCAGCAAAAATATTACCATTTTCATCATATACTTTAAATCTATATGAATAAACTTTTTCAGTAATATCATCATTTTTTTCTTTTTGACTATATACTCCAATAAAATTTGTTTTATTTATTCCTACTAAATTATCTTCAAAACCTTTTATATAAACTGCGGGCTTAGTTGTGCATTTAGCAATACCAACTGTAGAATAGTATCCGACCACTCCATTAGTATTAATATATGCTAACTAAATTTTATAAGACTATCCTGGATTTAATTTATACTGAATAGGTTTTCCATTATTAGTAATTGATTTAAGATTTATATTGAAAGTAATAGACCCTTGTTCTAAACAACCGCGGACTTTGCTTGGAGTAAAATCCGCGGTTGTTCCCTAAGCAATTACTACATTACTTGATACTGTTTTAATTATATAACACAATCCTGAAACTTCTGCCATACTAACTGCACGATTCATTTGAAATGGAATAGTAATTTCCTATCCAACAAATGCCGGTAAAGTTCCAGATATAATAGGTGGATATAATTTATTAACCATTTTATCCCTCCTAATTATTTTCGTTATTCTTCTCCTCTTGAAGATCTATTAATCTATTTGTAAAATCTCTTAATTGTTTTAAGCACTCTCCCATAAGAATAGTATCTTCTCCTTTAGTTGATACTAAAGAAAGAGTATTGTATAAAACTTTTAAAAAATTAATATCTTGTTCTTTCATTTTCCTTTTTCTCCTTTTTAATTTAACTTTTTGCAATTTGTCTAATGTAATCTTCTAAAGTTACAGTTCCAGTTATATATATAGTACTACCATGAAAATTTACAGTGCTACTACCATACAAATATCCTATATTAATTTCATTTCCTAAAAGCTCTACGCCATAACCAACTGAAACTGAACCTCCATTAGGACTTACAAATGAAGGACGAGATCCGTATGAAACATATCCAGTGTTTTTGTCTATGGAAGCTCCAATTTCAAAAAACTAATTTAACATATCAAGAGTATTTGAAATACCATTTATAGCATGTTCTGCATTCTTTTGAGCCTTATCTATATCTGCAGTCCACGTAATAGAGTCTTCAGCCAATCGGCTAGCTTCAGAAGCTGCTGTTCCAATTCTATTTAAAATATAATTTAAACTTTGGCTACCATAAGTCCATCCACTACCCGTACTACCGGTATAATTAATAATAATGTCATCTTTAAATGTTCCACTATTCACTGTAATGCTATTTGTTGTAATATTTCCTGTCGCTAAATTAAAATAAGTCCCTGTTGAAGAAGTATAATTTTTTGATTGTAAGTAATAACTATCACTGCCAACATTCATCAAAATTTTATTTTCAATCGGATCTTTAATTGTTAAATATGGACTAGATTTGTTTAAAAGAAAAGCACTAATTCCACCGCTCTATCCATCTATTTGACTTTCTTTTAAATCAATTAAAAGGCCATTACCATTATCATAACCAGCGGATTTTATTTTCCCAGAATCACCTTTAATTTCAATCTAACCATTTCCAGATTTACCAAATGTCGCAGTACCATCATCTTTTAAAGCATAAACCTATTTACCTTGGTAATATCCATAAACACCAGTATTTTTACTAAGACTACTATCTGATTTATCATCACCAAAAGATCCCATTAAAACACCAGTAAATGTATTATTATTTTCTTTTTTACCAGCGGCGATCTAAGCGACACCGATAAAATTATTATCATTATCTATATTTAGCTATCCATCCCATTTATTTACCATCGCTGATGGATATTTATTCTAAATAACTAAGATAGGTTGGCTCCAAACTACATTACTTTCCTATTTTCCTTGAACCCCATAAACACTTACGCCATCAACATAAAAATTCATAGGACTTAATCTATATTCTTTTTTCTTATCATTATATTTAATCTAACCAATAAATTTATCTGTAGATCCAGTAGAATAAATACTCCAAGTCGCATTATTATCTACTTCACCATTTTTAAATAATTTATAAGGCTCCTTAGAAAATGTAGGTTCGCCATTACTTAAATAAATTACTTCTGTTGGACCATTTATATAGGCGTTATCTAAAGTTGTAATAGGAACTGGATAATAAGCAGTTAAATCATAATCTCCCCAACCAGATAGTGTCACCTATAAAATAATTAAATTATTTATTATAGAATTTGTAGTATTAACCCTTAACACACAATTCTAATTATTAGTATTCTATAAATCAACATTATTAACCGTTGATCCAGTCATAAAACTCCAAGTCCAATTACAATTTTTAAAATCGGTGATTTCTTTACCTTCATTATCATATAACTAAGCTCTAAAAGTATAATTATCTCTTATCCCACTTTTTATAGCAGTAAATACTTTATTATTTAAATTCTCATGAGCTATCATGTCAATTACCAAAGTGCAGTCAGTACCATTAGTTCCTGCCTATCCAAAAGTGAAATCTTTAATCGCGGTATAAACAATACCATCTTTTTCTACTTTAGCGATTACAGTATTATTAGATTTATTACTACTATAAAAAGTATTAATAGTATAATTTAAAGAAAATTCTCCAGGAGAAACATTGACGTTTTCATTAGTTAAATCAATAATAATTTCTTTGTAAGTAGCATCAATTCCATCATCTTTAACGCCAAAATTAAGCATGGTATTCTTAATAGGAATCTGCCAAATTACTCTCTAAGCTTCAACTAATTTACTTTCTCCATTCTAATTTTTACCAATTATACCATTGCTAATAGCATAAGTTTTAGAATCAAAATGTAAGGTTAGTTTACGACTAATTTTTCCATCTGATCTATTCATCAAATAATTAGCCTAATTATAAATTAAATAATTACCATTAGTCTAATCTTCACAGTGAATAGACAAAGCATTTAAACTATCAATAGTCGCATCATTAGGAACTTGTTTTTCATTATTAAAAGTAATTATATTACTTCTATAAACTTTTCCATTGTATAAAATAATTACTTTAACCTATTCTTGATTTTTATTAGAGCGCGGTTTTAGCTAATAATAAAAATTATTTTTATTGTCTTTAATCGCCGTCCAATAGACCCCAGAATACTCATCCGCGGACGGTGCTCCAAATTCATACATATACCAACGAACTTCAAAAGTATCATCTTTTTTATGTTCAGTTATTTGAGTTCTATTACCATCTTCATCAAAATGAACCCATTTCAATCTAATAGCTTTAGAATCAATCTAACCTTTATCATCAATTACATAAGTGCTTCCATCTAATGAATATAGCCTTACATATTCATTTTCTATTTCATCAGCGGAAATACCTAATCCCATATATATATCTTTTACAAAAATATTATTAGGCGGGACTGACATATTAAAATCATTAGCATAGCTAATTAAATCATTATCACTATCTTTAAAATTATCTTTTTGATATAAAAATATTTTTATATTATATATTTTAGCTACTGCGCTAGTATCAATAACAATTTCTTGAGAATAATATCCTTCAAAATTATAAGGATTGCCATACATATCATTAGTATCTAAATCAATAGATGCAATTAAAGGGATCTCTCCATTATTTTTAATACTGTTTTCTATTTTTTTAATATTGTCCACAGTATCATCTTTAATACCATATATATTTAATTTTAATCCATAATTACCGCTCACTATACCGAGCGTTTCAAGCCAGGCGCGAAAATCGGCACGCAGGCCTAACCGCGTAAATCCCTATTGCTCATCAGTAAAGGTAATTCCGCCACTTGGAGTAATCTCAATTTCCTCTTCACTACCATTGGCTAAAATACTCCAAACTTCTTTATTATTATCTTTAGCAACAAAAAAATTTCCAGTTAAATCAATAAAAGTGTTAAAAGGATTAACAAAATTATATGGCTTATCTTCATTTTTATCAGTCTTTTTACCAACAATAAATTTAGTGCTATTATAGTCTCCTTTTGGAATCTATACATACACTTTATCACCTTTGTTATAAGTGGTTATTTGGGAATAAGCATAAAATTCTGCATAAGATTCGTTTTTAACCTTATACTTACCAATAAGTTTATCAGTCGCATCAGTAATAGTACATTCAATAGTGCTATCAAATTTAACTTTATCAACACTTGAATTAGCAATAATACTCATTGCTTGACATAAACTTTCTTGAATATTTAGTGCGTTATCAGCCAAAATAATCCCTCCTTTTACTCATTACTCTATAATTTTCTAAAAAATTAATTAGTTTTATTCAATATAATTACCCAAAAAGAAAAAGGGTGAAGCCTATAAGACTTCACCCTTAATTTTATTTTCTATTGGCATACTGAGAAGCTACATTAACTAATGTATTAAATGCTTCTTGAATTTCATATCTATCAGTAGCGTTCGGGAAACTAGCTTCAATTCTAACATTCTGTTCTAATGTTCCATCTTGAGAACTAACAGTAAATCCAGAAGAAGAAAGAGTAGAGATTTGTTGACTATTGAAATCTAATTGTTTTGCGATCTATCTAACTAATTGGATAGAAGCTAACATATTTTCCGTATCATCAGCATTAAGAACTAATTCTTTCTAATGTAAGAACGCTAATTTTCCGCTATCATTCCAAGTACCAGTATAACCACCGCTTCTAAATCCGACTAAATCTCTCCATTCCTAATCAGTAAGCTGAGTAAAACTATACTTGCCGTTAGGAAGTCTACCAGAAATTTTTCCTTCACTTAACAATTTATAATACGCATCAACTCGAGCCGTAGTATCTTCATTAATACTACCACCATTAGCAATTTTTTCTTCACGGTTTCTTTTATACTGATTATATTGAGCGGAGCCATAAGCTACAGTACCCATCATCGCCGCCCAATCAGTATCTCCACCACTAGAACTGCTATTACCAAATCCGCTCTAAGCGCGCAATGTCGCTTGAATGGCGTTCAAAAGCTCTTCATAAGCTCTAATAGTATCAAGTAATTGCTGACGATGTTGTGCCCAAGCTTCAGTAGCACTACGAACAGAACTTAACTCACTTTCAAGAGCAGGAATAACTCTATTAGATACTTCTTGATAAAGTTTATTACTTTCATCAGTAACATCTTTAACTTTCTATTGAGTATCTTTTAAATCATCACCAACAATTTTACTAATTTCATCCATGCTATCTTGCCATTCTTTAAATGTATCATTGATAATATTAGTGTTTTCAGTAATAGCATCTTTCCAACTATTACTATTATCTTTGATAATATCAAAAGAATTTACCCAAGCATCTTGAACGACTCTACTATCCTCCTCTTGAGCTTTCGCATAAAGGTTTCCAGCAGTAGTAATTAAATCAGTATATTGTTGAATTACTAATGCGCGTTCTTGCTGATATGTGGTCTCGCGGTAAACGGCATCTTCCGCGGCTTTCTAATCAAGTTCCGCAAGTTTGTCAGCCAGCTCTTTCTCATATTGAAGTTTTTGTTGACCATATTTATTTGTCGCATCAAGACGAATGTTATATAAATCATTTTCCGCGTCTGCTAAAGCCTATTGCGCATCATTTACTTTCTCTTGGTCTGCGGTATACACATAACCAAAATTACCTTCATTATCGCGTTGTAATCTAACCGTAGACTTTGCGTTTTGAGCTTCTTCTAATGCGATTTGTGCTTCAAGCACTTTATATTTAGCCTAAGCAATTTCTAATTCTAATTGACTTAATTTATCTTTATCTCTTAACTATTCAATCTCTTTGGTAAATTGCTGGTATCTATTTTTAGCTGCTTGATTATTTGTCTTATCAATAGCCTAATTAACATTATTAAGTAGTTTATTCATTTCATAAATCTAATTAGTTTTTGTTAAATACTCATCTTGATAAGAAGACATTCTATCCAAAGCATCATTTAAAGCATCCCAACCGGAAATATTAAAGTTCTTACCATTAATACTCACTTTAGTAGTGCTTAATTGCTTATTCATTTCATCCGCAGCTTGTTCCATCTTTGTGGTAAGAATTTCTTTTAACGCTTCGCCATATTCTTCAGCTTTAGAAAGCATATCTTCTTCCGCTTCATCGAACGCGGCTAATATAGCATCATAATTCTTTTGAAGCACTTCACGTTCCGCCTCATCGGTCGAATTGGCTAAGGCCGCGGCCGCGGCATCACGTTCACGCTTCAAGCTTTCATACCATTGTTTAGAAGTATCAAAATTATTTTTCTTAGTCTAAGCAGTTCCATTTAAAACTGATAAAACTTTATCATAATCTTTATCTTTACCTAACAAAGTAATAATAGAACGATAATGATCCAATACACTAGTCAAATGCTCCATATGATCTGTATATTTAGACAATTCATCATTTGCTAAATCTATAGTATTACCATAATATTCAAGCATTTCTTTATCTAAATCCTACAAAGCATTTAAATTATCTAATGTATTATCATACACGTCTTGTAAGCCTTCGATATAATTTTCTTGAGAAATTTCTCCATTAGAATAAGCATTGTTTAATTGACTATAGAAATTCTCATAAGTTCCTAATTGACTAATTACTGGATCAAATTGACCTTGTAAATATCCAAGAGCTTCAGCGGCTTTATAGATATTATCACTTAATTTATCAAAATAATATTCTAATTTCTTAGTATCATTTTCATCTAATTGAACCTTTACTTCAACTTCATAAGTAAGCATTTGATAATTTCTGTCTTGCCACTCGTTTATTTTATCTTGAATATCATCAGTTAATTCTTCGACTAAATCTCTTGTATCTTCATATTGGCTAATGGCATCTTTTAACTCATCAATTTTCTTTTGAATCGGATCTAAAGTTGCTTCTTTATAAGCATCTTGAGCATCTTTTGTAGAGAAAGAATTTGCTTTATCCTATGCGGCTACAAGCTAATTATAAAGTTTAGTCATCTAATCAGTATAATTAGAAATATCACCATCTTCATCAAATGTGAAAGTAATTCCAGCTTTTTTCGCAGCTTGCTATAAAGTAGCTTTATCTGTCTTTAAATAAGCCTAAGCTTCTTTTTGCTTTTGTTTTAATAAATCAACTTCTTTTAAAGTTAACTTATTGCTTTTAGCCATCGCATCAAGATGAGCTTTACCCCAAAGCCTATCCGCTGATTTATTAGCTTTATCTAAAGCACGAGTAGTATCGTTGATGCTATCAGTTATTTCTTTATACCTATCAACAATATCAGATTTTTTAGATTTATCAATTTTAGAAGGCTTAGAAGAAGAAGAGCCACCACTTGATTTACTTCCCCCTGATCCTCCAGAATTGGTAGAAGAATGATTGTTCGAACTGCCAGTAGCTTTTCGCCAGAATCCTCTAATTTTAGGAGGAGTTTTTCCACCACTAAAAGATACTAAACGCATATCGCCAGGAGATTTTGTAGGCTCCTCAGCTTTTGTTTCTGTTCTTGTTGTAATTGAAGGTAAATTAATAGTATGTTTACCCAAGAATCCAAGATCAAAAGTTTTAGGATTGTCAAATTTAGTATCTACCACACGAGTAATAGTTTCAGCATTTGGCATCTCCGCAGAAGTGTCAATATCTTCTGCATTATAAACTGGTTCATAACCAATTCCCGCAAAATAAGCATTTGCTTCATCTGCAGTCATCTAAGATTCCTTAACTAAGTCGTTAGCTGCTTCTAAGAAATCAGCGTCATCAACTTTTGCTCCGACCTCAATTGTTGGATCAAGCTTAGAGCAAGCATCTTTAACTTTCTAGTCTAAAGAATTTATCTAAGCAGTAAATTCTTCATCTTGTCCTAAAGTAATTCTAGCAATAATCTCTTCATCCATTGAACTTCTTAAAGAATCAATGGCTTTTTCATCGCCTTTAGCCGCTTTAGCAATTTCATCTAAATGGTTAGTAACAAAATCATCTGAAATAAATTCTTCTTCAACATCAAGAACATCAGATAAAGCAGAACGAGTTTTAGCTAAAGCATTAAAATATTCTTGACTACCCTTAGTGCTATTCTTTAAAATATCATTCCAAGTTTCAAAATTACCTGATAAAGTTTCTACTCCTTTATTCATTCGAGTAATCTAAACTGCTAAACGAGCAGCTGCGTTAGCGTCCTAAGAAACACTGTCATCAAATTCTGATGAATTTTTAGATACTTCAAGAATATAAGAAGCATAATCTTTCATAGACTAAACTTCATCATCACTTAATCCCATTTCTTTACCGGCATTAGTAAAGAAATCAGACATACTATTTAATTCTCCGATAGCATTTAAATCCTTAAGACCATCTTTAAACTCATTAATAGTTACCTATCCACCAGCTAATTGCTATATTAATCTTTGATAAGCTTCGCTTTGTTTATCTATATATTTAATACTTTCACTAAAATTCTATAAATCTTCTTCAGAAGTACCATAGGCTCTAACGATTTTATTAAAATATTTAGTGCCTAATTCTGTATCACCAAAAGATTCTTGTAAGTTTCTCTAAAAACTATCTAAATAATTTAATTGATTTAAATCTAAATTACTTAAATCTATACCGTTTAAAGATTTCTGCAAAGTATTCTATAAAGCTGTAGTAAATTTTTCAGCTACTTCAGGAGAAGAATAAGCTTCTGCTAACTAACTATAAAATTGATCTGCACTAACTTTTAATTCTTCATCATCAACTTTCAAAATCATATTACCATTACGCTAAGCAACATAAGATACATCTTCATACCCTTGCTATTTAAGTAACTACATATAATCTTGAATTTCTTGCTCATTACCGCTATAATTTATATGTTTATTCCATTTAAAATCTTTCTATAATTTAGACTTCTAATCCGCAACCGTCTAACTATAAATATCTTCTCCATTAAATAAGTCATTTATTTCATCAACAGTTCTATCACTTCCAAGAGCCGAAAATTCTGCTTCTAATAAGTTATTATATAATAATTTTCCCTATTCTTTTAAAGAAGAATTTTTAGTTATCTAATCTTTATTCTCCAAAATAGATTGATAAAATGCTTCAACTGTATCTTCCTCAACATTTTCAATTCCAGCCCCCGTCGCGTCAGCTATTGCATTTAATAATTCATTAGCCCCTTCTTTTGTATAAATCATATTCCCAAAACTAGGATTGTCGGTGGCATTTTGAATTATTTCATTTAACTAAGTCTTAGTAAGATTACTGCCTCCCAATGTTGACGCGACGATTCCTAAGCCACGACTAGTATCTTTAAATGAGCTATAGCTATTTTCAATTTGCTAATTATTTAAAGCAATCTAATCTTTTATTTTTGTGGCAGTTGCTACTTTAAGATTTTCTTTTTGAGACTCTTCTAAATATTTTCGTCCTTCATCACTAATGTCCATAGCTCCATTTTCATCGGCGCTAATATATTTAGATAACTCAGGATATTTCTCTAATAATTTAGTAATTTCAGCATTAACATCAGAAATAGCTTTATACCACTCAATTGTTCCAGGAACTAAATCACCAATTGTATCTTTATAAGACTATAATTTTTCTAATGCTGAATTAGTTTCATCAATATTGTTATTTAATTTATCAAAAGCTTCAGAACTTGCTTTTGCATTTTCTTCTAATTTCTTTAATTTTGCTTCTGGAGTGCTTTCCTACATTTTTTTAAACCTAATAGCAATTAAAGCTACGGCTCCCGCTAAAGCAATAAAAACTCCAACCGCGATAAGTGCTGTCGCAGCAACTAAATTTATACCCATTTTTGCGGCCAATAAAGCTGCTGTCTAAATTAATAAACTATTAGCAAATTTAGTAGAAGCCAAAGCCGCCTAAATCTCTGCTAAAGTCATTTTTTTAGTAATAACTACTTTACCTTTTCCTGCCGCAGTATTAGCATTTATAGCAATAGTTTCAAGCAATGTCTATGCTGCTGATTTTAATTGAACAGCAGTTTTCTTTAATTCTGCTTGTTTAAATTGATTTACAGCAGAAGTTAAAGAAACTAAAGCCATACTTAAAGACATAGTAACCGATAATAGTTTGTCTCCAATACTCATATCTTCATCTTGTAAAGTATCAATAGCTCCTTTTAAAGACATTAATCCCATTGCTAAAGAAGAAAGAGCTGTAAAACTCTAAGTAATTGATTTACCAAAATCATTTAAAGCACTTTGATATCCGCTAATAGCACTTTTTATTTCAATAAACTATTTACGTAATCCTTTATTACCATTTTTTACAATTTCAGTTTTTTCTTTTAATTTTAATAAAGTATTTCCTAAATTTTCTGCAAGATTATCAAATTTTTTAGCAGCTTTACCAGTTATTCCAAACTATTGCTTTAAAGCTTGAATTTGAGCACTTACTTCAATTGCAGTATCAGATAATAAATCCTTTGCATTTACATTTTCTAATTTTTCAAATTCTTTTCTGAATTTTTCTGCACTCAATTTTCCACTCTCAAAACGAGATGATAAGCTTCTTACTTTCTTGGCAGATTTTGTTAAATGTACCTAATCTAATGCTTTAGCTAATACATTAAATTCAGTATGGAGTTCAGTAGATTTATTTTTTAAAGTCCCAATTTTTTCATTAATAGTATCTAAAGCAACTGATCCTTGGCGTCCTACATCTACCACATCATTTAAACTTTGTCTTACTTGTGAATAACTTTTTAAATTATTTTCTACATTACCATTCGTAGAATCATTTCTTATAATTGATCTTAAGCTAGTATTAATACTCTGTAACTCTTCAGTTACCTAATCTTTAGCCTAGGCAGCTTTAACAACCTAGTCTCCATAAGCCTAATTAATTTTAATTAAATTTTCTAACTATTCTCTTTCCTATGTAGTTATATTTCCAGAAATCTTCTAAATTTCTTTTTTTAACTCTAAAGTATATTTTAATTGTTCTCCAGAAATAGCATCTGCTTCAGTGACATTATTAAAAGCCATATTAGAAGCTCTAGAATAAGCTTCTTCTTTCATCTATTCAGCAGAACGTTTAGTTTGACCTAATAGAGATTGTATTCCAAAGCCAATATTACTTAATCCTTGGGCAATCTACTAATTAAAAACTTTAGTAAAAATTACTCCAACCGCAGCAATTACTCCAGGTAATCCACCCATACTTTTTATTAGATCATTTATTTTATCTAAAACATCAGCCAATAAATCATTTAATGTAATAAAAAATTTATCATTAATTAACTCTGCATAAATTCCTTGAGCTGCTGCCTTTACACGATCTCTTGCGGCTTCCCAAGACTCTGCATAAATATCTGCCTATTTTTGAAGAGAACCATCAGCATTCTATGCTCTTTCAAGATTTTCTTGATAAAAATCAAAATTATCCATTAAAGCAATTAATTGATTATATTGACGGATACCAGCTACTTGTTGAGCTAAAGCTATCTATTGATCTTTACTAATTGTTGACCATTTATGACCCAATTCATCAAGAATGAGATCCATATCTTTTAATTGTCCATTAGAGTCTTTAATATTAATTCCAACTTTTTCAAGAGCTTGTGAATATTGATTTAATGTAGTGCCATCTTCAAGAGTTTCACCAAGCTTTAAACCTTGAATACGGGCAAAAATAGTCTTTAAGGAAGTACCTACTACATCTTCACTCTAACGGGTAGTAGCAGTAATAGTTGCTAATGCAGCAGCCGCATTGTCAAAACTTAAACCAATCGTATTAGCAACAGCCGCGAATTTCTCAAGGCCGCCAACGATTTCATCAGTACTAGATGCAGTATCAGCACCTAAACGTACCATTGCATCAGCATAATGCTCTAATGACTAACTTCCATCATAGAAATTATTCCAAACTGCTGTCATTTGGTCTGAAACTATTTCAGCGCTCTAACGAGCGACATTAGCCATTTTTATAGTAATATCAGTACGTTCTTTTACCTATTCATCATCTAAACCCTACTGATAATAAATTAAAGCAGCATCAGTATATTCAGTCGTAGTTGTACTTAAAGCCTTAGCAGCAATATTTGCCTATTTAGCAAATTTGGCCATCTAATCAGTGCTCTAACCAGTAACAATACGAATATTATTTAAAGATTCATTTAAATCTTCCGCATAACGATAAGCACTCGAAATTGCTCCAGTAAAACTATGCAATGCGCTAGAAGAAATCTGCCAACGAGCAGTATTCTTCATAACAATCCACATTTCAGAAACTAAAGCACTCGTTCTCTTTAATGGAACATCAGCTTCAATAATAGATTGAGCCAAAGACATAAAAGCTTTTTGTCCTTCTGACCCTAATTCCATTAAATTATTCTATAATTTTTCTAAGTTTAAATTACTCTATCTTAAAGACTAAGAGAACTTAGTCAAATCCATTTTTCCAGTTTTTATATTTACTGTTTGAGATAAAATAGTCTATAACTTAGAAGCGGCTATTTGTGCTTCTGTCAATTCTTTTGTTATAGGTAATTTTTGAGTTTGAACTTCATTTACTGAAGACTTCAATAAATTATCTAACTAAAATTGCAAATCTCTAATTTGATTCTGAGCAGATTTAGAATCAGCAGTAAATTGTAAATTAACCTAATAACTATTTAATTGTTTAGCCATAGAAATCTCCTTTCTCTCCAAGTTTTATCTTTATATAAAAATAAAACGGGGATAAGAGCAATTACACTCTTATCCCCATCACTCTATTATTTTTCAAAAAATAATATTATTAACTAATTTAATTAGCCCAATTTAGTAAGTACATCTTTCAACAAAGCCATATTATCTGGATCATTCAATTTCTTTTGAATATCTGTTGCGTCCAAATCTAAATTACTATAATCCGCGGAAATTGCTTCCATAATACCCATCGCGGAATTGCGATATGACACAATATTATTAGCCATTTCGTGAGTCGTTTTATTTAAATAATAAAATTCTCCATCGGGCACAAGACCAATAATAAGATTAAGCACTTTAGAAGCATTAAGCATATCATAAAGCTTCATTGGATCTTCTTTTTGCTTTTCAGTAAATGAAATATTACTATAAGCATAAACAATCTCTAAGCCAAGATTCATATCTAGCTTTAAAAGATTATAATATCCAGTATTTTCATCTACTGAATTATTCAATACACGAGTAATTAATTCACTCTTTTCCGCAATAGGAAGATATTGCTTTACTTCAATGGTCTAATCATTATATTCAACAGTTTGAACTTTATTAAATTCATCCTTAGTAATTCCTAATTTATTATATGAAATTTTAGCCATAATTAGCCTCCTTTTACTCTTTATTAAATTATACAAAAAATTTTTTATTTAGTCAATTTTTTAGAGATTCTAAAATTTACTTTGATTAATTCTAATACGTCCATACAAAGCTTTTTCCCAACTTATATCCCCATTAAAATAATCATCGTCAATATTATCAATAAGTTCTTTTACTACAGTTATAGTTGGAATAACTTTAATTACTCCATTTAAATTCAATACTAAAAATTTAGTATAATTACCACCAATCAATTTATTCAATACAGTATCTACATAATTAGATTTTCCGCCTGTTAATTCATAAATTGCTCTTAATCTATAAAAATATTTAGGAGCGTCAGGGTGTTCTTTAGGATAGTGTCTCTATTTACAACCTAACATACGATAATATCTTTGTATTTTACTAGAAGCCCCACCAAGAGGAATCATAGTCATAAAAACGCGGAAAGGATTTGTTGATCCTAGCTCAATCTAAGTATTGGACATATAATTTTTTGCAGTAAAAGTAGCATTTAATAAAGCATCATAAAGATCCTCGTCTATTTGATAATGAGAATTCTACTATATAGTATAAGTTTGCTATATTCCTATAATATCAGTTTTACCTGACACTCCTCTCATTGTTGAAATAGAATTCTAAACGTCTTTTTTAATCTAATCTCCTGCTTTCTTATATATATCACCCATTAAATTCTTAATATCATCATCAATATTTTTAGATAAATCAATAACATTAACTTGCCCTGTTCCAGCTTTTTTACTTGCACTTGTAATAGTCATGCCTCTATTACCTGCAAAATAATTCTCCGCTGTTGCCACTGCTTCAGCCACTACATTTTCAAAATATTTGCCACGAGAATCATTATTATCCAAATTTTTAGGAATATTAAACAAAAAATTCATTGAAGAAAATAAATCTGGATTAATCTATTCTAAAGAATCTAATAATTCTGCCATTTGAGCGTCTTGAATTACATTTCCTTGTTGCCGGTTTTGAATACTTCTAAAAAATTCTTCCAACTTCTTTGCTTGCTTTTCCTAAGTTCCTCTCGCATGTAGCTTCTAACTCATACTTCTTTTTGTATAATCATAAGATTTTTTTAAAAAATCCTAAGTGTTCATTTCTCGCGGACTCATTTTAATACTTCTCTATAATGAATTCATAAATCCTCCTTTTCCACATAACGAAAAAATGGGAGAGAATATTTCTATTCTCTCCCATTAATTAATCTTTTTTATCTAATTCAGATAAAATCTTACTTACCTCATCTTCCTCTTGAAGAACTACTTCCTCAACAGGTTTAATAGGCTCTTTCTTTACTACAGCCTTTTCTACTTTTGGCTGCTTTTTAGTAGACTTTTTATCAGGCTGTTTCGGCTGTATATCAATTTTTACAGGACCTTTTACAACCATAATTAATTAGTCCTTACTAGCGCTATAAGCGTTGGTCTTTCTACGAATATCGTTGTCAACAGTTTCGTCTTCTTCAATGATCTGAATAGCAGCCAAAACCTTCTTACTATGATCGAAACGAGTATAATCAGGGAACGCATCCATAGTAAAGGTGAAGGTAGAAGGATCACCAGAAGAAGCCATTGCAAAGTTGAAGTTAGACTGAATCTTACAGTTAGGAATAATAAATTCAGCAGGCATATCTACACCATCTTGATTACGGAATAAAGTAGAAGCCTCAAGATAATAGTTACCACCAAATTTATCAGCAGTGATTTCAATCTACTTAGCGCCAGAAGCACGAGTAGTATAATAATCAACCATTACAGAGTCAAAATCACTCAAGCAATCAGCAAAATCTTCCGCGACAATATCGTATCCATTTTTGTCAGATCTTTCAAAAGCAATTACTTGAACGCTCTTTAGTTCATCAGCAGTATCTTTTACAATAGAGCCATCGCTTTCTTTAATTTTCTTAGCAACATTATGTGAAAGATAAGCTTCGGAAATAATTTCTCCGTTTTTCATAAAGAAAACATAGACATAATCTTCATCAGCAGAAGTCTTATCAAAATAAGGCTCATAATTAAGAGGAATATCGACAGAAGTAATTGCCTTTAAAGCCGTCATTTTTTCATCATTGCTTGTATAAGACTTTTCTAAAGCAGCCTTAAGAGCAGGATCAAATTTTAAAACATCTTTCTTATCAATAGTTTGAGTTACATGCTGTTGAATTTTATTATTGGCGGAAGCCTCAGTAAGACCAGCACCGGAAAGAATCATGAAACCTTCAGGAGAAATAAGAGCATCTTCCATTGTGAAGGTAACAGTACGCTCGCCTTCCCATGCGACTAAGTTAGTATTACCACGAGCACCTTGTGCGTATACGGTGGTAGCAGCGCCTTCCATACTGGAAGTCTTTAAAGTGTCGAAATAAATAACTGGCTCATTCTTATAAAATTGCTTATTACCAATTACTTGATTAGTCTTTGCCTTTAAAACGACATCGCAAATTTCGCGTACACCAAATTTCATAGGTTTTTTTCCTCCTTAAAAAATTTAATGGATATTTTTCATCCAGTTATCCGGCTTATTATCAGGCTTCGCGCCAGCTAATCTAGACCGGATATCAATATCCCAATTAATATAAAGTTGATATCTTTCAACAAGGTCATAGAGTTGGAACATTGTTAAATCCATTAAATCCTGTAAAGACATTGAATCAAGACCTACAGTAAGCATTGAAAGATACTAACTAAATATACTAGCGTTAGCCGTGCCGTTTAATTCAGCGACACGTTGTCTACCTCGCATTAATTTATCGGCTATTTTTTTCGCGGCCGCATTTCCAGGATTAAATCCCATTTCTTGCGAAGCATTAGACTTAAAACAAAATATTTCTTTAATATATTCCTATAATATATTAAAATTACTTTCGTCAATCATTATTTGCGGGTCACCTTGTAAAACAATTGACCTAGGGGTAAATAAAACATTTTGCTTTGGAAACAATAATGTAAGAACCTACATAGATGCTTGTTTTTTATCGGCCATCTCTTTTTCTTTCATCATTGTCATAAATATCTAAAAATTATTTGTTTCTCTTAAAAGACTTTCGCCCGAATTCTCTATTATGTTTTTATCAATACATAAGCACTAAATCCCCAAGAAAAGATCTTTTTCACCTATAAAAGAAATCTCTTTTATAGATGGCTAATGAATAGTAACTTCTAATTCAGGTATCGGCAAATCAATACCAGTCATTAAACCAAGTCTAATATCCATTACTTTTCAGTTCTTTTTTTAAAATCTTCTATAAATCTTTCCTCATCATTAGGATTTGGCATAAATTTCTTATCTTCTTCACCATGGACTGCTTGATACATAAGACACAAACCAGCATATTCATCAGTTAAAATAATTTGATTAGCACCAAGAAACTCCAACTTGCCAATACCAGTTAAATGTGTTTTATCTATCATACTGTCAATTTCAGCAGCAATGCGATAAGGGCGTAATTGATAATCTTTTAAATGCCACTAATCATAATGACACACAATATCAAATTCAATAATATTATCTCTAAATTCTGGATTTTCACTCTAGACAAAATTATCAAAATTAATAACTATATAATTTAATACACTTCCATCAACATAAAGTTTAGGAATTATTTTAATATTTTTATTAAATAATTGAATCATCTGTTCATCATTTAAATCCGGTTTATCAATAGCATCTTTTGTTGTATAGTATAATAAACGTTTAAGTCTTTCATTTTTACAAAGATGCTTTACAACAATTTCTAAATCTTTTTCAACAGAAAGAAAACTTGATTTAGGTAAATTTACACCATTAATTTTCATAACACCTTTTACTCCTTAAAACAATGATTGAACTACAATTGTTTTTTTATAATCTCCATAACATAAGTCAAACTATCCACTATATCCAGAAGTCCAACTTATTTCAACTGTTGGCTTTTTAGCCTCTTTAATAACTTTTAAAGAAACTGGCAACTTTTTATTATTCTCTATTTTCCATTCTAAAGCAACTTTACCATCAAAATAATAAGTATAAGTTTTCTTTGGAAAAATAAACGTTTCCCCTATAATATCAGTTGTCATAGGATTTGGATCGACCGGTTCCGCAATTAAAGAACCAACAGTCTTATCATCTAAATTATCTTCCTACTCATTAATATAATATTCAGTTGCATTGACTTCCAAAATGCCAGGCATGCCTATGGAATCTACAGCTTCAACGCGCCAACAAATTAAATTATCTCCTTCATCCTAACTATCTAAATAAAATTTAGTATAACGTCTAAAATAACTTAAAGTATCTTTATTTTTAGGCATTAAAATATTTAATGAATAATTAGGTCGATCCACGCTAATTTCATGTTTCTAAATATAATCAATTTTCGTTTCTACTGGACCGCGAATCGCTGCGTAAGTAGATTTTTTCTCTCCATCATCCACCCAATTTATTTTATAAGAGCATTTTCTAATATCCCCTCTAAAATAAGCTAATTCAGTCAAATCCTAAAGATAACAAATCCAATAAGTATTAGTTCCGCACCATTCAAAAATATCTCCTGGTTTAAACTAATATTCATTTCCAACAGACAAAATCTTATCATCATAATCCTATTTTAATTTATTAGGATTAATCAAACATCTAATAGGTTTTTTATATTCCGCGTCCTACTTAATAATTTCCGCGGCTTGGTATGAATTCCATACTGCTCTATCCAAACTTCTGCGCTTAGATAAAATCATACGTTCTTGTTGGCGGTTTCCGCCCATTTGACCGAGCCGAACCGCTGTATAATTAACGCCTTCAACAGGGCTACCTTCAAAGGGTGGTTTATCATAAATCCCTAAACGACCTTGCTATAATCTAAAAGGTTGCTTACTACTATAATCAAACCCTGACGCCATAATTTATCTCCTATAAAAGACTGATAGTTTCAAATACAGTCTTACGATAAAAATTAAAATCAGTATCTTGATTCTACAATCCCTCAAGTTTGTTTAATAACTATAAATAAAGGGGTTCAGCGTTAAAAATCACACTAAACCCCACAATTTCATTTATAACAGTTTCTAGCTATTTATGCCAATCTTCATTATTTTCGCGCATTGGAATTAATTTCCATAATTGATTGGTTAAGCGCAAACAATTTACTTTTATACTCTCTATTGGAATATCAAAATTATATTTAGTAATCATATCGACTTTTAAATACATCCCAATTAGATTCATACTCACCTTTATTATTTAAACGTCTGCGTTTATATAAACGCTACATATGGTGAGATTGTCTTTGGCATTCACCTAATAAATTCAATAGTTTTGATAGATGATTTGCCTAAGAAGTAAATTTAAAATCAGAGCCACTATATTTCATTCGAGTATTCTCAATTGAAGTGACTTGTCTTTGCGTCCAACCGCACATCATTAAAATAGCTAAAATATTAATTTCTTCTTCAGTTAGATCACAATTAAAACTGGATCTATCAACTAAAACTTGAGGTTCTTCACCCGGTTCTGGAAGTTCCCCCCATACTGTTCCTACAATAAAATCATCCGGCATAGCGTCAGATTCATTAATAGTAGCGACATCTAAATTATAATTTAAAAGATTTTTTCGCGGAAATTCAAATCCAGGAATAGCATCTATTATAAGATTCTATAAATCTCTTAAAGTATCTTCGGGGGTTAATTCCAGATACATATCATCAGTAACCTTGTTTAGAAAGCGATTATAAACAGTTGAGAATAATGTTCCCACTTAATCGCCCTCCTATAAATTATTTCTTGGAGGAAGTTTCCTCGGTTTTATTAATTACTTTATATCCAGAACCGCTTGTGCGACGACCTTGAGTAGTAGGCTCTTCTCTTACTACACGGCGCTTAGCCGCAGGTTCTTTCTCTACAATAGTATCTTCTTCTTTACTAGCGATATCATTAGCAATAGCTTTATCAACATCAAACCCAGTTTTTTCCTTCAAAGCTCTACGCTTATTAATATCAGTAATAGGAAGGCTAACAGATAAATTCTTGATTAAGTCAATAATTCCAATAGGAGCAAAATCAAGAGCATCTAAGAAAGCATCTAATGAGCCATTAAGAATTAAATCAGCAACTTGTTGCTCTGACATATTATATTCAGGTTCAGTATGAACATTAAGAGTATGAGTTACTTCTGGCTCTAAAATTTGTAAAAAATTAGCGATTAATTCACGGCCGCCTGCCTGGTAAGTTAATTTCTCTAGCTCACCAAATGGAATACGCTTAGTTTCACCGGGCGCAAATTCACGGCGCAAATTAGTATCAGGAATAGTATAAACAACTACACTAGTGCTTCTATTTTTTACATTATAAATATCTTCATTATTAATCATTATTCAATTTCTCCTTTTACCCATAAAACAAAAATATGGGGGGAGGGAGTTTAATCCCTTCTCCCCATGGAATAATTTATATTAAATTAGACAGTACCGTCAAGGCGACCATCATAAGTGATAACCTTACCAGTAACTCCATCATAATTCCAAGTATACATCTGACCGAGAAGTGAAGTATCAACATAAGCACAGATGTTATTAGTAAGCATACAAACTATGCCAACCTTCTTGTAAACCTGAATCTCACGAGAACGATCATAATTATTGAACTCATCAACAATAGTGCCGCCTTCGAAAGCAATCTTTACAGGCTTACCATCAGCGCCCGTAGGAATAACCCAAGCATAACCAGGATCAATAACCTTACGAGTATTAGTTTCATCTTCAAAACCCTGCTCAAGAATAATAACCTTAATGCCCTTATAAGTAGCAAGACGACCATTATTCCAAAGCTCGTTCTTCATAGCTTCAGTATATCTCCAAGCCTCATGAGGAATCATCTTAACAGCGAACTCATAAGTACAATAAATAGTAGGAGTACCATAAGCAGAAGCAATAGTGATCAAACGATCCATAGCAGCTTCATCAAATCCGGCAGCCGCAACGCGGTTAGCAGGAGGAAGCTGATTGATAGAAGATCTAAGAGCCGCAGCAACTTCTTTATAAATAAGTTCATCCATACCATCCATGATGATCTTGGTTACTTCACCGAAATCAACACGACCATCAAGGAACTCTTCGAAGCCAATCTGAGCAGCTCCGCCGATAGCGCTAGTACGTACCTCGAAGGCTTCATTCTCTTTAGGTCCGAGCTTGAAGACTTCGTAAATACCAGCAAGACCAACGCGAGTTACAAACTGCTTAGCACGAGCGCGGTTATTAAGAGGACGACGGAAAATAGGCTTATCACCCTGAGCGAAAGTCTTAACCTCAGCAAACTGATCGTATTGCTGAATAACTTTCTTAGGAAGAACCTCATCAAGAGTCTGCTCGATCATGGAGAAAATAAGATTCTTATTTTCACGATAAAGAGCATAAGTACCAGCCAACTCATTCATTTCATTACGAAGAGTTTCATTTAAGGCTTCATAACTAAGATTTTTTCCCTCATAACTATAAGCAACAGGAGCAGAAGGATCAGCCTTAGCAACTTGCTTCATAAGAGCAATTAAATTATTTTTATCTAACATTATCCTTTTCTCCTTTCTTACTTAATACGCATTACCTTGACGCCCTTTTGACCATCAGGCATAGTATAAACCTTAACAACCTGCCAGGTCATTGAATCGTCGCCAGTTTTGCTAAGAATACCCTTTGTAGCAGCAGAAGGAGAAAGTTTATCTCCAACAGCAAGAGTCTCTTCATTAATCATATTAGTAGTATAAAGATCACCAATCATGGTCTTAAATACACGAGGAACCATAGAAGTGCCAGATTCCATGAACTTCTCATGATAGATACCTAACTTATGATATGGATCATTGGTCCAATTCATTTCATACATATCAGGAACATCAGTAAGAAGTTTATCATAATAATACTTTACAGGAACATTAGCAACCTGATGATTACTATCAAGAGTATATTCATTACCATCATAGGTAAACTTGCCGGTTTCATCAACATCATAAACACGACCAGCAATAGTAACAGTCTTTAAACCCTGATCTGCGGAAACGGTCTGATTGATTAATTTATAGGTTTGACCCTTTTCATCAACGCCGTTCCAGAAACGACCACCATATTCAACCTCGGTATGCTCCCAATCATAAGGACTATAAACACGAGCCTGATAGTCATCTTTAATCATAGCAAATTCGCAATCCCACTGCTTACTGCCATCATAATGATCGCGATAAAGCTTGATCTCGTTATAAACGAGCATCCATTCACCTTCGCCAGTGAAGTTGACTTCGCCAATACCATTATCATTAGCAGCATAGTCATACTTTACAAACTGACCGTTTTCAAGAATCTCAATGTCTTTATTAGCAGGAAGTTGAGCATAGATTTGAGCATTTCTTTGTGCGGAAAGGTGATTAGGCTCGACCTGACCGTAACCAAACTCAACATACTTTGCCTGAGACTTAATAAAAAGATTCTTATTCAAAAAGTCTTTAAACATTTAGTATGTCCTCCTTATTAATTTTTGTTGGCGGTAGCAAAAGCCGCCTTCACCCAAGCGGGCATATCATCATCTTCTGAACCATTATCGTTCAAATTAAAAGTAGTAGCACCATTGGGCTTATTATTTTCGTCAAGGTCGAAACTCACCTTGTTGCGAACACAAATAACAGATAATTTAGCTTCAATATCATCAAGAGAATATTTATCAATATTTTCAACAACATCAGCCTTATCTTCATCAGAAAGCATATAGAATTTAGCAATCATATCTTCTTTATCTTTCTTCTCAGCGGCATTTTTAAATTCAACAAGTGGAGCAATTTGCTCTTTCAAGCTATTATTTTCAGTTTCAAGAGCCGCGAATTTAATCTGTAATTCATCATACTGAGCTTTAAGTTCAGTATATTCAACAACGTCCTCAAGAGAATAATTTTTCTTTTTCTTTTTATCATCATCATTCTCGCCATTGTCGCCTTTATCAGACTTATTAGAGGGTTCCCCATTATCAGGGTTCTTTTTATTATCATTGCCCTCTGATTTATTATCAGGGTTTTGGCCATTAGATTTATTATTTTTGTCCTCTTCCTCAGCCTTTTTCTTTGAAGCATAGTCAGTCTCAAAAGCTTCAACATCAGCAAGAACAAATTGAGGCTCTGCTGCCGGAGTATAAGACTTAGTTACTTCAGTTAAAGCATCAGAAGGAACAAAGCCTTCTACATCGGTAAGAGAAAAGTCCATGCGATAATATTTTTGGTCTTGTCTATTTTGAAGAATAGCAAACTTTTGTCCAGCATCTTCATAAACGCCTTCAATGCGATAAATAGAACAATAACTACTAGGCTCGCCAGGATATTTAGTCTCAACATAAGACCAGAGAGAATTCCACAAACTATCGCCAATTTCAACAGCATATTGTGTAAACACTTTGGGTCCTCCTTCTTTCATAAATTCTTTAAGTTCATTCATCATGGAGAACAAAGTGTTCTTAAAACCATCATCGAATGAAAAATTCACATTGATTTGGGAGCCTTCGAAACAAGGTTCATTTTCTTCTCCCAAAATACAAAGTTTAGAAATAATTGCCTTATTTATAATAAAAAACTAAGGCTTTCCATTACTATCTTTTGCCCACGTAGCATTTAATGTTTTTTCATCAAGCTCCATAGAATGATTATTCCCTTTCTCAACTACACGTTTACACTCAGGATACTAACCAGTCCACAAATAACCTTCAGTCATTAAATACTCACGTTCAGCAACACCATCATCCAAAAATTTCTAAAACCAAACTTTAGCTCCAAGATCAACAAAACCATAAGGGCGAGTATTATCTCTCATTCTAAATTCGCCATTAGATAACTCAATTATCCTATTATGTTCTTCAAAATCTTCCGCATTCTCATTAAAAAAGCCAACAATAGGACTGCCAGGAAGGCTATTAGCCATCTCAGTCGCTACATCTTTAGTAATTACGCTTTTGTTACGATTAGGTTTATCATCTACATAACAAACCTTAATTTGACATTTAGAAATTAAAGGATTTACAGGAGTTATATTTATAAACTCACAAGGTGTATTTAATTTAATACTTGTATGTTTCATAAATCCTCCTTATTTCATCGCTTCTTTATTTTGAATAGTTTTTTCACTTTTCTAATCATCAGGTTTTTCCGGACGTCCTGCCTCGCCATTAGAAACTTTAGCAGTTCCAGAACCTGAACTTCCTGAATTATTTTGAGTTTTATTATTAGATGATGAACCTTTTAAACCCAAAATATCTTCACTACCCATAGTAGAACTCATAAGAGGAGGAATCATAATTTCACTTAAATGTAAAATCTCATTTTCAAAATGAGCTGCATTAAGAATAAAACTCTATGAATGTCCAAGAGCAATCTAAGACAATAGTTTTGATTGTCCCATTTGCGCTTGTTCTTTATACATTTTAGAAAGTGTTTGATAATTATTTTGAGTAGTTTCTAATAAATAAAATCTAAAATTATATTTTTTATTACTACTCTTTTTCTCAATAATTCTATTAAAGAATATATTAAACTATAAAATTAAGCTTCTTATTGTAGATTCATCATTTAATACTGATTTTTCTAAAGCCATATTGCCATCAGTATTAAATAAATTCTATGAAATACCTAATGAATTATAAACACTACGTTCAACTTTAGCTAAATCATCTGTCGTTGTAGTAGTATTCTTATCAGACATATCAATAGAATCTACATCAGTAAATGTAGTTAAAACATCTACTCCAATAGCCCTCTATAACATCTAAACGGCATTATTATGGATATCTCTGGCTTCATCAACATCAAATATCAAATCACCATTTTTATCCATTGGGAGCTTTTGGACTAAAATTTTAAGCAACTTCTACATTTGTTTCTTGCGGTCAAGATCTTGCGCTGCATCTAAATCCATAATAGTAGGAATGGAATTTACAAAAATAGGAACATCACTATTATTAATATTAAATTTAATACAATTTTCTGGCTCAAGAACATACCAACTACCAGTATGCTAGCATCCAACCGCTTCTTCTAAAGCAAGTTTTCCTTGCTTATATAAAACATAACCTTTAGCAAATTCTTCTGGGAATAATTTTAATACTTTTAAGCGGTAATTCATATCTCTAAAAGTATCAAAAAATCGCATATCAAATTCGACAACTGGGGTATTATTTACACTATAACGTGTTCTACAATATCTAACGGGCAATTCTTGTAAAATTAGATTTTTTTCTGAAGGAACTATATATCCATAATAGCATCCATTTTTAACGACTTGTAAAGCAATATCTCCGCAAATCTTTTTAATATAACTATTATCAAAATAATTCAGCATTCTATAAAAATCTTTTAAAACTTTTTCTTCTTTTACATTATCATCATAAGTTTCGGCCGCAATATACCAATCATAGCGGTATAAAAAAGCAACATAATTACAAACTCGTTGATATACACCACTTATATCATAATAAAAATTAGAAATGTATCGTAAAGCATTTAAGTCCCTTTCTGCGAGCGCGCGAAGCACATCAGGTTTCGTGATAATACGAGTTTGACCTGGGTATCTAATCTTACTATAATCACCAAGTTTTAAAATAGCATCATCTAAAGTTTTTGTGCCAACTTTTATTTTTCTATTGGCATAATCCATAGTGTCATTATAATTATATTCATAACGACTATTATAAATATCAAAACCTTTAGCGTGAATCTAATCATTACGATCTTGCGTATCCAAAGTTCCACCTCCTTTAATAACCTGCCAATTTCATTATATAATCATAAGAAATAAGGTTTTCGTCGGTATATGGAATCTCTATTAATCTAAAATCATGTAAAGCGCAAAAACGTCTTTTTTGATTATCATTATATTGCTACTGGTATAAACCGCGTTTTCCGCCAAATTTAGAACTGGCTTCATAATGCTATTTTCCCTAATACTCAATAATGAAATCAATTTTTCCATCATCATCAAATATAACAAAATCAAAACGAAGCGGACGCCCGCTGGGGCTTTTTAAATCTGGAAAGATATATTCCATTTTAAAAGGTAGTCCTGCTTCTTCTAAGATTTCTTCAATTTTAATTTCTCCTCTTGAAGCACGCATTTTCCACCCTCCTTAATTTAAAAAGCACCAATCAGCCGCATTAAACTTTTTACGTTTTTTCTTTTTATCTTCTTCAAGTTTTAAATAATATAATCCATATTCAAAAGCCGAAAATTTATCTTTACGAATTCCGCGATTCGCCTGTTTTAGAATAATATTAATACCTTCATTTTCTTCGCGTAAATTCATCATTTCTTCTTTTAATATGGAGGTTAAAGTAAATGGTTTTAAATAATCTGCCCTTTGTTCAGAAGTCATTTTTGAACCTTTTTGAGTAGCTAATAATTTTTCTTTAGCTGTTCTCTCATCTATTAAGAATTTTATCTTGCCCGCCTGTAATTGAGTCTAAGCATTAGCATGACATTCAGTATTTATTGGAGCATTTGCTTTAATAACATACATAGCATCAAATTGAGTATTTGGTGTGCGATATTTTTTATAATATCCATCATCATCATTCTCAACACCAAAATCAGGTAAAAATTCACCATCTTCATCATTTTGAGATTTTACCATATAATCTAAAAGTCCAATACCTAAACCGTTACCGTCTATAACCAAAGTTTTAGCTTTATATTTATAAAATAATTTCTTTAATTTAATAGCCTAATCTTCAAAATGGTCATCTGACATAGTATACATATTTACTAAAGATTTAATAGCTGGACCTTGGGCTTGTGGTGTTACTTTAAATACGCAAACTACCGAATCGCACCCCTTACGACCTACATCTACAGAAAGCACATAATAAGCTTGCGCGCCCGCGCGTCCAGAAGCTTCATATTCAGGCTATAATAGTTTTCTATTTCTATCAAAATGCTCTCCATTAAAGAAAGCATCTTCAACAGTTCCTGACCACTTAGATTCATATTCACGTTCAAATGAGGCCTCGTTATAAGTTCCTTCATTCTTTTGGTCAGTAATAAATGTCTTACTTTGTAATCCTACCGCAACAGGAGTTCGCCATGTTCCACCTAATACCATACAACGATCGGGCTAAGTCACCATACGAACTAAGAAACCAATAAGTCTATCATAAGGGAACGTGCCCTTATAACCAGCAGTAGTAATATAGATTTGTGATTTATTTAATGGCTCTTGTTCATTGGTAGTGCCATCTTTAGCTCTACGAGAAATTGCCATAACAGGAATAATAACTTCACGAAGAATAGCATCATCAATACCAACACACTCTTCCATTAATCCACCATGACGACGCTGACCACGAGTGCTTTCACGAGCTGCGAGGTTATCCAAAACTGAACCATTTTTAAATACATATCTAACTTTATCTTTTCCTTCAAGAGTTTTTCCTCGGCTCCAATCAATTTCTCGATTAAAGTTTGGAATAAGTTCACATATTTCTTGAACTTTATCATGAAGAATACTAGCACCTTGCTCTTTACCTCCAGAAGTAACGAACAAATGCGCACCAGGATATAAAATACATCTAATCATTAATGCCATAACAGACAAAAATGATTTAGAATAAGCACGAGGGAAAACCGCGTAAACATACTAATAACGCATAACAGAACGGAGAAATACTCTCTAATAAAAATAAAAATTAAATTCTCCATCTTTTATTTCAGTGCGTCTTCCTCGCACCATAAAATCTACAAATAAATCAGGATATTCTCTCCAAAAGGCAACGTATTTGCGGATAGTAGGCATTACCGCTTCTACTCGCTCCGGTGATAACCCTATTTTTCTACGGCTATCACTTAACTACAGTAAATCTTGTAATGCCATTATTTATCCAAACCCTATAAGAACTCATTATCTTGCGCAGACTCCTATTCTTTAAATTCCTCAAAATCCGCGTAATCACTATCTTTAATAGTTTTTTCAAGTTCTTCAATACTTAAATCAGCATCATCAACGATATCGCTTTCCGCGTTCTTTGCTTTCTCTTCATCTTCTTTAGCATTTTCGCGTAAAGCCTTTTCTACCATTGTGCTAATATTAGTTTCATCTTCAATAAGAGTGCGAGTATAACGTTGCATATCTTGAATAGTTAAATCCACTTTATCATGTGGCTATTCAACATAATATCTTTCAATATATCCTTCTTTTTCACATAATTCAATTAATTCGCCAATTGAATCAACAAATTCACCTGATTCTGCTTTGTTTTGAGCAGCAGTAAATTTACCAGACTTCATTAAGCTATCGTATACTTTGCTCATCTTTTGGAAACCTTCAATATCACCAATATCGATCAATTGATTTGCCTTTAAAGATGTCTTACATATTAATTTTAGCGTATCTTTATGTCCGGCACCTTGAATATCATAAGAAGCCATCATTTCTTCATACAACTATTCAAGCTTAACCCATTCTTCAGGCTTATAAGTCTTGCCCCATTTAAGTCTTAAATAAGTGCGGTCTTCATCAGTTAAGTCTAACTCTTGTTCAACTTTACCACTCTATTGTGCAAAATAATCTTCCGTAGGGGCATTAGGTGGTGGAGCATAAACCGGTTCTTTTAATTCTCCTCCTGGAATAGTGATTGAACTTTTTTCAATAGCAGTTGCGATCTACTGAGCGTCATATCCTTGACGTTTCATAGTTTGCTCTAATTTATTATTCGCCATCTATTGTAAAAATTCAGTATCTTTCCAACGATAATCTTTAAACTATTTGAGTTTCATTTTTGACAAATAACGTCCAAGAATCGTCATACCGGTCATAGACTGCGGATCGCGCCCATATTTTTCCATTAATTTATTCCATTCATCTGGAACATAAGGAACATCCGCTTCTTGTAAAATCCATAAATAAGTATCTGGATTCCAATTATCGACGTGCATTGTCATACATTTTTTGCACACGGGAAATTTACCATCATTAGGATATTTTTCTAAATTATTAGATGAATAAAATTCCGTGCCATTCATTGTACGATTACATTTTTCGCAATAATATGTTTCAGCCATAAATAAAATATTCTCCTTTCAACTATTTATTATAAACAAAAGGACAATATTAAGATTTTTTGGCCTTAGAATTTCGACAACTTTTACAAATACTATAAAAGCCATCTTTGCTTGTTTTATTTTTACTAAAATATTTATTATGAGCTAATTTTATTTTACCACAACGACTACATTTTTTATATTTACCTTTTTCAACATTTAAATAATAATTATCTAAATATTCATCTTCCGCAGTCGAAGCAATTAATTTTGGAATTTTATTACGCCATAAACTTGAAATATATTCAAGGCTGTGCTTAATACCAAATTCCATTTGTATTTTCTCTTGAATGTCAATATTTTGTAAACCATCAATTTTATATTCAACGATTCTATCATAAAGAGGATAATTAGCTAAAGCTTTATCACAAAGCTTATCAAAATCCTCCATTAAGTACCACAAGTCTTTATCATATTCGCCCCAACTATCTTGTTTTAATCGGGAATAATTACATAAAACCGCAGAACATATTTCAGGTCTTAATAAACTAATTCCATCAGGAATGGGAAAACCATCATCATCAAAAATAAATGTTTTATCATCTAATGGAATATAAGACTTTGATCTGGTTAATTTTGTAGGCACTATTGGACGACGATAAGCATTTTTCATAACATACTAATCTTTGCGCATTTCAATAAGAGCCTTTTTAATAACAAAAGCATCTTTGCCTTCTGTTACTTTTAATTTAGCCTCCCAAACATTAATGGCTTCTCTTAACTAATTTAAACTTGGTATCTCTTCTAAATCTTTTTTTGTAATTGTAATATGTGGTTGAAATATTGTATTTCTATTATTTGTAATTAAATTATAAATTCCATCTTCGCCATTTTCGAGTTGGGAAACAAGACCTTCAAAAGAAGTCTCACGCTTATTAACTGTAGCCATACGATTATCAGTTAATAATTTTTTCTCCTTTTTTTCTTGTTTCTCCATACAAAGAACCAAATAGTCTGCTAAAATTTCTAAATACTTTTCAGGCGGATCTGGATTATCAGCCAAAATTTGTTCGACTAATTGATTTCTTTCTTCTGGAGTTTGTAAAGAATAATCAAGTTTTATCATTTTTTACCTCCAGTCTATATTTATATTATACTCGAAAAAATTTTTTTTGTCAAGTTTCATTTAAAATTTTTTCTTTTTATATTTAAAAATTTTTTTAATAAAACAAATAACTTTTGCCCAATCACGCTCCACGATTTGACATTTCTTTATTTTTATTTTATTATTATTATAAGAAAAAGAAAAGGAGTATTTATGGAAATTATTTTTATTATATTATTGAGTTGTGCGTTAGTAGCATCGTTCCTTTTTTTATGGTTATATAGAAAAGCTTTTTGGGTATTATACCAAAAAATGGCAAATTAGCAAAAAGAATTAAATAAATGGCCAATCGTGCAATATGAGTGTATGTTATTATTAAATATATTTTATAATTATGATTTTGAGGGAAGAGCAGTAGATTTTTCGCGATATGAGACACAAGGATTAATTGTTTATAATTGTTTTCATGATGCGAAAAATAGTCCAAAAGGAATCGCGAATGATGGAATTGTTTCATCATTTTATAAACAGGCATTTGTATATGAATTAGATGATGGAACATTTGAATGGGAGGATATTGAAGATGAGGCGGAACCAGCCTTTTGAAGTAAGAGGAATAGATGCGGTAATATTTAGATTAGAACAAGAATATTTTAACGCAACAAGAGATAAAGATCCTTTTGTAAGAGATTGGAAATTATTTAAAACAATACGTGTTGAGCAGAAGGATAATGGGTCAAGAACAATTACTTATAAACCTTTATCAAACGCGGAAAAGGCTCAATTAAGCACCAAAGAAGAACAAGAAGAATACCAGTTAAATAAATACAAATATGTATTAGAACACTTAATGGAAAAATATGATATAAATACTATTAATAGATATATTGATAGTTGTAAATATAAAGATAAATTAATCAAATATATGGAGGAAAAATTAAATGCGGAAACCACTCAGCCCCTTGAAGGCAGTTGCTAAAAAGTATCAGCAGAAAGCTACTTATTCTGCTACTTCTGGACTATACACTCTTATGTGGGGTGAGAAGCCTAAAAGAGGTAGAAAAAAGAAATCGTAATTTAAGATTATTGTTTTAACCCGTAATTTGAAATTGAAAATTGATTTAGATTGTGTTTTGACCAGGCAAAAGAAAAAACAATAAATAAAAATTTATTTTTCCCGAAATACACCCCGCCCCATGCAGGTTTTATTCATTCTTGAGTGAATAAAAATGCAAAGGTATGATGCAAGGGTGCCGCGCCCGTCAAACTGCACAAAAGCCCGCCCCGTACAAAACAAATCTTTGTGCAATCCGTTAATTGTATTCCGTGGCTGAATCTGCTACCATGTAGCCATGCTGAACGGCGGAACATCGAATGGCAAATTACATGAAACGAGGATTTACAAAATGACGAACGCCAAAATTAAAGAAATTTGTGAACTGTCTGAACAGATTAAAAAGTTGAGCGCACGGTTAGAAGAACTCAAGGCCGAATTCCGCGCCGATAGTGAGTTGACCGGCACGACGGTTTACACCGCCGAAAACAAGTACACCGTGCAGATTCGCGCCGGTGGCATGAACGCGGGCGGCCTTGATACGAAAGCCTTTAAGACTAAAGCGCCCGCTTTGTACGCGGAATGTCTGCGCAAGTATCCCAAAGCCGCGACTGCCCGCGCCGCCCAGGTGCTTCCCACTACCGCGAATAAGTGAGGGCCTTGCGCCCTCCCCCCTTGCGGGGCAATCATCTATACACACACACACACACACACGTTAGCGCGTTAGCGCAGAAAGGCACATTATGTCTACTATCAAGACTCTTCTCGACGGTGTTCTTCTTGTCAAGCCCTTGTCTTATGTCCTCGGTGAGGACTGGACTTACCTCTATTCCGACGTCTACAAGGGCGTGGAATATGACGTCCATGCTTGCATGAACGGCGAGGTTGTCGCGGTGTTATGCTGAGGGGATTATCCCCTCAGCCCCTCTAAAAACTATATGCGCGCTTTAGCGCGGGAAAGGTCATATTATGCCTATCAATATCACTTCTTTCACTTGTCACACTATCAAGAACGCGGCGAGACTTTATCAAAAATTTGCCGTTCTCAAGGCCGAGGACGTGGCGGAAAAGTTCACCGCTTATCAGAAACTCATCGGATATGCGCCCTATGCGGAAAAGGTCGCGGCGCGCCGCGCCTATCGCAATGCCAGAACTGACGCTGAAGACTGGCGTAAGCGCGCGGACATTATGTCCATGATTGCAAAGGTATGGATTGACACGCGCTTTACCGTGGTAGACTATATCATAGACGATGCCGAGTTTGGCGACATCTACAATTATAGCGGGTATTTTATGACCGCTGATGAACAGGCCAAGTTTGAGCGCGAAAACATTAGCGCAGGAAACAAGCTGACCATTCTGGACACGTACAAATGCGGGATTGATCAACTTCCCAATGACCTGCACGATGACTATATTAAGACGTTGTTTAGCGAGTGGGTTTAACCCACTCGCTCCATAGAAAGAGGTGTATATTATGTCTACTATTGCTATTATCTGTCTTGCTTCTATCTGCGCTTATAATTTTGTGTATAGCGTAGACAGTAAGAAGCCCGCTCGCGCTATTGCCAGCACTATCGCCCTTGTGTCGCTCATTGCCATTCTGTGAAAGAGAGGAAAGAATTATGAAAAACATCATCAACTATATGCTTGCTATTGCACTTCTAATTAGTGCTACTATGTTTGTATCTCACAACCAAACTACCGAAGCGTGTGAAGAAGCACCGCAGTCATATGACCTCACTGTTATTGACAACTGGTGCGGCGCAGGCACAGAACGCGGAAGTATTCGTTTCGTCGGCGCGGAAGTTAAATCCCGAAACGGGGACATTATCACACTACTGGACGAACAGGGCAATCTGTGGGAAGTCGAACATATGAACATTGATGATAATGACTTCCTGTTGTTGTGGATAAATGACAACGATACATATGATGACTTTTCAGATGATGTTATCATTAAGGTATGGAGAGAAGCTTATTAAGCTTCTCTCTTTATTTTTCATTTTGATTCATAAATATTCATATGAATATTCATTGCATATTCATACATTGGCTTGGCCGGCCCGCTGACGTGCGTTGCGCAAGTCAGCGGGCCGAGTTTTGCAATAGGCAAGTTGCACAAAAATTTTCAGACGAATTTGTGCATTATGCCAGTCGCCTTTATGCACCCGAAAATGAATATTTATACATGAATATTTATGCAGCCCTGATGAATAAATATTTTTTTCAAAAACCTATTGACATTCAGTCCAAAAGTGGTATAATAGAGGTATCAAAAGAAAAGGAGATACGCCACAATGACTAATACCGAATTTCTCAAGACCCTCTCGCTCGAAAAGACGCGCCTCGAACATGAGCTTGCCACTGCCACGGAAAAGGCTGATGACCTCGATGATGCGGAAACGCTTGCATGGGCGGCAGTCGTTACCATGGAGCACGCACCAGAAGAGGAATATACCCGTGAACAGTGCGAAGCCATCTATGACGCATATGAACAGGCAATGCGCGCAAGTGAGGAGCAAGCCGACTATATAGAAGAAATTGAAAACACAATCGAAAAAATCAAATCGTTAATGGAAATGTACGAGGATTAAACCTCGTACATTTTTTTATAAATGGTATTGACAAATGCCCTGTTATCTGCTATAATGTAGATACAATAAAGAAAAGGAGATAACAACAATGTATGAATTCGAGTTTATCAATAAAATCACTAATGAGCATGACATTCGACAGTCATTATACTGCAAGGCTCCGGATCTCGGTCCGGACTGGGAGCTTGTTTTTACTGAGTATGTGGAGGAATATTAAAATGAGTTTACATGATGGTTTAGTTTTACTTTTCATTTATACCGGTACAATCGGCGTGGGCGCGCTCATTGAATGGGCAGAAAAGAAACTGAAAAAGAGAAGTTGAAAAACTTCTCTTTTTTTTCATTTTACCTATTGACAAACTCTAAAAGTGTGCTATAATGGTAGTATCAAAAGAAAAGGAGCTTTTCAAATGAAAACATACAACATCATCGACGCTGAGACTAAGACTACCGCAGTTTTCCATGTCGCAAAGAATGAAAAACTTTTAGACCGGCTCGAAGAAACACTCTATATCACACAAGAATTAGAGCCGTATTTCAGAGATTGGAAATCGCATCTTGCGACTTTTGGTTGGGCTGATTTTAGTTACCATTGTGTTGAATTTTTCCGCGTGTCCTATGACTGGGCTGACTCGCCGATTGAGGTTAAACCAATCGACTATCCGGTGAATAGATTGGAGCAGTAATGCTCCAATCTTTTTTCAAACTTTTTTGAAAAACCTATTGATAAATCCCGAATCTATGGTATAATAAGAGTATAAAAAGAAAGGGGATAAACCAAATGTTATTTATTGTTTCTGTCAACTACTACAACTATAAGGCTGATGATAACAACCGTTATCGCTATGAAGTGTCTGTCGCGGGACAGGAAAACGCATATGCCCTCGGGCAGAAGTTCATGGACGCAGACAACGTCCTCTCGGTTGACATTATCGATGCAATGACCGGCGAAGTCATCGAGAGTTGGGAAGAATAAAAAAGCTCGGCAGGATATACAAAATCCTGCCGAGCTTTTTATTCAATTTGCCTATTGACTTTTGTTATAGCTCATGCTATACTATAATTGTTCCAAGGGAACGACATTAAAGATGAAAGAGGTTAATAAAGATGACTTTGGGCATGGTTAAAAATGTGATTGGTCTGGTAAAGGGCGCGCTGATGTTCTATGAGGGGAACGGTATTGAAGTGATAAATGAAAACACTTGCGGCCGCTATCTCAAAGACCGCAAAGGTCGCATGACTCTGAACGGCGATGTTTTGGGCGCAAGCGAGGAATGGGTGCTGGGACTGCCGGTCAGCGGTTTGAAAGCCAAAGATGACGTTCTCATTATTTATGTTGATGGTTAAAATTAAATTTTTTGAATTAAAAATCTCCCCAAAAATGGGGAGATTTTTTTGTATATTTTGCCTATTGACAATCCCAAAACTTTGTGGTATAATCGGCCGGCCGTGCACGCCAGGCGCGGCCGGAATTTTGTGTCAATATGCAAGTTCAACAATTTTTATGGCGAAAGTTTGTGCATAATGTCAATAGACAGAATCCCGAATCGGTGCTATACTATAATCACAGTAAGGGAAGGAAAACCTAAACAAACCGGAAAGGGATAACAACATGATTAACATTCGTTCTATTCGCAAGCTCGCTGAAAACGATGGCCTGACTCTCAAATATGGCAAGAAAATCAACTACAAGTCCGGTTGGCAAGTCGCTACCGATGGCGTAGAGTGCAAGACCGCGCGCGAGGCCATTAACGCGGTCAAGGAATATGGCGGAAACTGCGGGGTATGGCTTGCGAACGGCATCTATTATGTTGACAAGTCCAAGAGAGTGCAGACTAAGAAGCAGGCGCTTGAAATTGGCAAGGCGTGCAATCAAATCAGCGTATATGGCTGGGCGCGCGGGAATCTCGCCTATTGCTAAAAGAAATTGCATATAGGGCTTGACAAAAGCCCTTCCGCATGATATAATACATATACAATCAAGAAAGAGGTAAGTAAGATGGATATGGTTCGAGTTTACAATAGACACACTAACGAAGTTCTTGAAAAGACCTTTGCAGACCCCGCGGACGCAGACGACTTTGAAACTATTCTCGACTTCCTTGAAGCGGAATATGAGCGCTACCACGATGGGGAACAATGTTATTAAAGGGGCTTGACAAGCCCCTCCCCATATGGTATAATACAATCAATCCAAGAGGAAAAGAAAGAGGTAAAACAAATGCTTATCAAAATGTCAAAACACGCCACGCAAGACCGCATTGACCGCTTGTTCTTCATCTATGACAATATCGGTATTGGTGAGCCATATATCGACAGCGCTGAGGAAGATGTTCTCTACACCATCACTACAACAGGCGTTCTTCTTGTTCGTAGTGCTACGGACGGCACACTCATTACAGCCTATATCGCGAATATTGACAAAATCACCGCGATATGGAGAAACAAGCACGGCGAGCGCCCCATGCCTGACAACCTTTACAAGCGTGTCCTCGCAAATGCGTTCTTTGATAGAATGTGGAATAAACAGGAAAAGGAGAAAAAGAAAAATGTTCGGTAAGAAGAAAGAAAAGAAATTCAATCCCTATGAGAATCGCGCAGACGAAATGCTTTATAAGGTTTGGGAAGAGCGCGACCGCCTGCTTGAAAAGACAAGGCAAGCTATTACGCGCGTAGGAGTGATTAACCTCTACCCCGATGGCGCTGACCGCAAGAAAGCCGTCTCTGACGCCGAAGAAGCGAAGCACGCTTTGCTTGTAGCTATTGGAGCATACGACACCGCGCGCATGGAGTATAATAACTACATCAAAAAGTATGCGGAAAAGTTCGATAGCCCCAAAGAGGAATGGACTACCACGAGCCATGAAATTATTGAATGGGCTTACAAATACTATTATAAAGGGTGAACGAAATGAAAATTACTGTTAAGCATAGCAACAAAATGGTTGCATTTGAAGACCTCCCCGAGGGTATGATTTTTCAAGACCCTGCTTCTGGAAACGTTTATTACATCAAAATCGCGTCTGTGGTTGATGAAGATACCGGCGCAGAAGAATGGAACGCTCTCAATTTAGACACTTACAATCTCGACTGCTTTGGCGCGCCCTGCATGGTTCGGCCTGTCTATGACGCGGAACTGATTATCCCTTGACAAAACCGAACTTTTGTTCGTGTTTTTCTCCCCCTTTCCTATGGCTTTGGCGGTTGTGCCTGAAACAACCGCCACCCTTTCCAAAAAATAAATTGAATGGAGATAAGAAAAATGAAAAATGAGAAACTGAGCGAGGTTGTTGAAACGGTGTGCAGAATGGCTCGATACGGTATTCAGAAGAGATATCCATCGGGCGGGACAGCGGCAAATGAAATGATTGAGCGTGTCGCGCTTCTTGAAGATAAGCTCGTCCCCATTCTCGTCGACCTCGAAGCCGTAGGAAACTAAATGAAAAATCACCCAATTTGGGTGATTTTTTTTGTTTACTTTCACTATTGACAAAGTTCCTTGAATGTGATAAAATTGGCGGCGCGCGGACGATTGTAGCGCGCCGAGTTTTTTGTCAAGAGGTAGATTCAACAAATTTTCATACGAATTTTTGTGCAAAATGCCAATAGACAAAAATCCTATAATGTGGTAAGATGTATACAACAAATAAAGGGGGACTAAAATGATGGTTGCATGGTATTGGTTGATTCTCGCGTTTTGCGTGGGTATTGCGTTCGCTACAATCACCGATGAGTGGTGTGATTGGGAAAATACTTTAACAGATGTTCTCGCATGGATTGCTCTGATTATCGGCTTCGTTCCTTTGTCTTTCTATTGCATATTTCTCAAACTGACGGTTTTTCACCCCACAACGCCAGAGAAATTTGAAGAAGTTAAAAAGGTTAGCGGAGAGACTTGTAAAATCTATCGAGTATGCGGAAACGTGTATTTTTGGATTGACCTTAAAGCAACAAAAATCTATAACAAGGTCTTTTTTGTCCGAGTAAAGGAGACTGAAAACAATGTATGAGGAAGTTAATACTTTGCGCTTGATTGATTGGTTGCGCGCTTGGACGGAAACCTTTAATGACTGCGCTTGTTGTCCTTTGTCCAACGAGTGCGACCGCCGAAGCATCAGCTATGAATGTGCTGATGACCTATTAGAAAAATTAAAAGAGTAAATTAAAAACTCTCTATTGACATTTCTATTATAATATGATATTATTATAATAGAAAAAGGAAAGGGTGATAATAATGAATACAATTCTTCTGTTCGCACTTTGCACGGCGGTGAATGTGATTCTGTCAACCATCAAAAGCATTTTGACTGTCAACGGCGGAAAGATTAGCGCGTCTCTTATCAATGCCATCACTTATGGTTTTTATTCCTATGTGATTGTGCTGACTTCCGCGGACGGTATGCCTATTTGGTTAAAAATGGCTATTACTGCCGTTTGTAATTTCATAGGCGTTTACCTTGTCAAGTGGATTGAAGAGAAAGCCCGCAAAGATAAATTATGGAAAGTCGAGCTTACTGTCCCGACAAAATACACTAACACCATTGATTTTGATTTGCATGACGTTCCACATTCTTACATTGAATTGAGCGATAAACATACGCTTTTCAATTTTTACTGCGCGACCCAAAAGGAAAGCGCAAAAGTCAAGGCTATTGCCAATCAATACGAAGCAAAATATTTTGTCGCGGAAAGCAAAAATCTTGAATAAAGGACTTGACAAAAGCCTTTTGTTCTGCTATACTTAATGTATCAAGTGAAAGGGGAAAATTAAAATGAAAGCTACTGGTATTATCCGCAGAATTGATGACCTTGGACGTGTGGTTATTCCGAAAGAGATTCGCCGGACTTTGAAGATTCGCGAGGGCGACCCGCTTGAAATCTTCATTGAAGACAACGACTGCGTTTGCTTTAAGAGGTATTCGGTGCTTGGTTCGCTGACCGAAGAAGCTCTGCGAACCGCTATTACAATGGCATCGAATTCCGGTCTGCGCCCTATCGCAATCTATGATACTACCGTGAAACTGCGGGGTATGGAAAACTATCCGGCTTATGTTCCGACCCAGTGGAAATTTGAAAGAAAGCCGTTTGTTTTCAATAGCACTTATGGCGTTTATCCGATTACCGCGGACGGCGACCTTGTGGGTTATGCGGTTTGCGACCAGCAAGACATGGGTTGCGAAATGGATATGATTGTCCGCTATCTCAGCATTGTGTCTGAATGTTAAAAATATTTTGAGACGAGATAACCAAATCTCGTCTCAAAATTTTATTTATTTTGCCTATTGACAAAAATCCAATAGCGTGATAAAATGGCCGGCCGTTCGCGCATGCCACGGCCGGAAATTCCATTATACCACCATCTCAGCAATTTGTCAATAGGAAATTTAGCCAAAAGTCTAACTAATTATTTTCCCGAATTTGGGCATTTTACCAATAGACAAGAATGTAATAATCTGCTATACTATGATTACCGTAAAGGAAAGGGGATATAAACAATGTATTACACTCACGATTTTTCTACTGAAAAGTTCTCTACTCGCGGAGAATGTGTGGAAGAGCTTCTTTCTTCTATGGATTCTCTTGATATTTCAGAGTTTCTCGCCCACCGCGTTTCTCTTGCTGATATTATTAGTGAACGCATGGCCCGCGACCCCGAGGACTTTTACGACTGGTTAGATAGAGAAATTCAGATTGCGACTAATGCCTATCTTGAATGGCATATCAACGAACACTACGGTCATATAGAGGATTTAGAATGATTATTTTAATCGGCATTTTCGGCCTCGTTTTTGGCTTTATTTTTGCTTATTCCTGTGAAAGTCTCGGGTGGGACTATTTCAATATCGTATACGCTATTCCTGTGCTGATTTTGCTTAATTTCTTATCTTTCGTGTATTGAAAAAGACCGCGAAAATTTTGAAAAAAACGCTTGACAAGCAAATCCAATAGTGGTATAATACAGATACAGTAAAGGAAAGGGGTAAATACCTATGAAAATCACTTACATCAAGTCTCACGTTGTAGCTACTCGACGCTCCATCAACTTTGATATGGACGGCACTATCGCCAATCTGTATAATGTTGACAAGTGGTTAGAAAAACTTGGAGAAGAAGATGCTTCTTGTTATAGTGAAGCTGGCCCTATGTGCGATATGGCCGCGCTGAATGAAATCTGCGAACTTCTCCGCGCCGAGGGTTGGGAAATCAATATCATCACTTGGCTTGCTAAAAATTCAACTGAGGAATATAAAAACCTCGTGCGTGAAGCAAAGCGCGAATGGCTTGAAAAATGGGGTTTCCATTACGACCATTTTTACGGCGTCCAGTATGGCGCAACCAAAGCCGACAGCGTGCGCGGTCGTTATGACGTGTCTATCCTGATTGACGATAATGAAAAGGTTCGGAATGGTTGGCACTTGGGCGCTACCATTGACCCGACCGCAGTAAACATTATCGAAAAACTTTCGGAACTTTTGGAGAAAAGGGCTTGACAAAGCCCTACTCCAATGGTATAATAAATACATCAAATGAAAAGGGGAAAATAAAATGTTTGTTCTTTTGATTCTGCTGTCTCTCGCTGTTTCGTTCCTGCTTACCTCGGGTTTGGTTTGGCTTCTCTGTTGGCTTCTTCCCGCCCTCGGTATCACCGCAATCGGCACTTTTGTTATCGTGTTCTCGTGGAAGCTGGCGCTCGTGGTTTGGATTGTTCTCGTGCTTTTACAGTCCATCTTCTCGGTCGGCAATAAGGGGTGATAAAAATGATGCCTTACTTTTGGCTTACTCTTGGCGTTCTCGCCAAAGTGACCGGACGAACTGCCGGTGGTAATTACCGTTATGAAACGGTTGTCTCTAAGGAAATTGGACTTGTGACCGCAGATTGGGTTAATACCCATCTGTTGTGAGGTAAAAATGCTGTATTTGATGATGGATAATTTAACCAATAGCCATTTGGTTAAAGTTGGCTATTCTGACGGCACTAAGAACCTCGCAAAGCGTCGTAAAAGCTATTATAGCCACAATCCGAAAGCAATAATGCGTAGCACTTGCGCCGGAAGTCGAGACATAGAAAATTCTTGTCATCTGACTTTAAGTGAGTTAGGCAATCGCATTAGTGGCACAGAATGGTTTGAAGTGTCTGCGGATTTGTTTAATTCTCTTTATACCGAGGGAATGGCATTTTTCAGACCAAACCATAAACCGATTCATTTCTTAGAAGAATTTTGAAAGAGGAAATAAAAATGAAAGTAAATTTTGGCACTAAGGGTCAGCTTCAAATTATCAACATTCTCAGTGGTGGCACGTTCACCACCCCGCGTTCCAATGGCGTCGGCATGGGAATGTATCTCAAAATTGACAGCAACAACAACACGCCGTTCGTTCGGTCGAGAGGTTCGCAGTATTGCTACGCGGTAAATCTTGAAACGGGTCAGGTTCGCGAGTTCTCGCGCGACAAAATGGTGACGCCGGTCAAGACCGAAGTCAATGTGATTGGCTAAAAGAAAATCTCCCCAAAAATGGGGAGATTTTTTTTGTTTACTTTAACTATTGACAAAACCATCTAAATGTGCTAAAATTGGCCGGTCGCTGACGCATGTTGCGACCGGAATTTACCATTATACACCCCACCAGCATTTTTGTCAAGAGAAATTTCGCACAAATTTCAATTTTATTTTTTCCCGTTATTTGGTTATTTTACCAATAGACAAATCATTACCAATCTGCTATACTACATAATGTCAGGAGGAAAGAGTAAGACCTGCGGAAAGGCAGTTCCCTTGACCATTATACCAAAATCCGACGGAATGTTCCAAGCGTGGCGTGCCGAACAAACTTTCAAAAAAAGTTTGAAAAACCCCTTGACAAACCGTTCTACGTAGGGTATAATGAATACATCAAATAAGAGAGGTAAACAAAATGATTTCTGATGCTCGTCCACCGCCTTAAAGACTGATTTGGTTTAGTAAAATGAATTGATTTATGATTATAGATAAAGGTAGGTATAAACAAGATGTATAGTAATAAACCTCGCGACCGCCCCCTAAAAAAATTGTAAAACCTATTGACAACCTGCTCCGCCTATGATATAATAACTACATCAAAGACAAGGACAGTCTTAAAAACCAGAAAGGAATTGATACTATGTCTACTTCTACTGTTAAGAAGCTCACCAAGCGCGACCGTTTCGAGGCTCTGCTCAAAATGAGCGAGGTTCAGGCGAATCCTGATATGGTGGCGTTCATTGAGCATGAGATTGAACTGCTCGCCAAGAAGAACGCGGGCGATAAGAAGCCCACGGCCAAGCAGATGGAGAATGACGCCGTGAAGCAGGTCATTCTGGACGAGATGACCGCAAACCCTGACAAGCTGTATACCGTGACCGACCTCATCAAGGGCGTTCCCGAGCTTGCGGAGTATACCAACCAGCGCGTTTCCGCTCTTCTGCGTCAGATGATTGATGCAGACACGGTTGTCAAGACGGTTGACAAGCGCAAGTCCTACTTCTCCCGCGCGTAAGGGTAAAGGGCAGGGGATAAAAAAAATCCCCTGCCCCACAATAAAAAACTGTTGACAAACCAATAGCAAAGTGCTATACTATTATCAGAGGTTGAGAGAACGATGGTAAACCTCAATCTACTTTTCCAATAGGAGACGATAAAATGGGTATTGATAGGCGCAGAAACTACGGTATTATGCTGGACACGGAAACCGCAAACACCATTCAAGATGGTGATAAGCTGGATATGTCAAATGTTCTCCCCTACGACTTTGGCTGGGCGGTCATTGATTCCAAGGGTAATGTTTATGAGACTTATTCTTTTGTGAATCGAGACATTTTCTGCTATGAGCGCGACCTGATGCAGTCCGCATACTACGCCAATAAGATTCCCCGCTACATCGAGGACATTAAGAACGGTTCGCGCGTGATGGCTGACCTTTACGAAATCCGCAAGGCATTTTGTGATTGCGTCGAGCGTTATAACTGTTCTTTCGTGTGCGCTCACAATATGCGGTTCGACCTTAACGCCTGCAACAACGCGCAAAGATGGGACACGAAAAGCAAGTATCGCTATTTCTTCCCCTACGATCTCGAAATCTGGGACACTCTGAAAATGGCGCGACAGGTTATGGGTAAAATGCCCACTTACCGCGACTATTGCGAAAAAAACGGCTACAAGACCAAGAACGGACAGCTCCGTTTCACCGCAGAAATTCTTTACCGCTTTATCAGCGGTGAAGATAGCTTTGATGAATCCCACACGGGACTTGAAGATGTTCTCATTGAAGTTGAGATTCTGCGCTATTGCGTCCGACAGCACAAGGAAATGGAAAAGTCCCTTTTCAAAACTCCCACAGTGGAACGTCCCAAGCCGACCGAGTTTCAGCGCGCGCTCATGCGAAACATTAAGGAAAATCCCATGATAAACATGAGCTAAAAAAAAATAGGGAATGGGGCTTGACAAGTCCTATTCCCTATGGTATAATCAATGTATCAAATGAAAGAGGTGTTTTACATGACTGCTAAACAAGTCCTTTTTGTAGTCCCTGATGACAATGACCCTCACATGGGCATTTTAATCGACCATGACTATATTATCTGCGCCGAGTGCGGTGGCGTCTTTGAAGCTGACGAAGTTTTCATTATTCAGATCTACGACTCTTGGGTAAACTTTGAAGATGAAATTGCGGACGAGCTTGACCTGCTGACCGCAAAAGACATTGGCAAGGAGCTGGATAGCAAGGAAAAGTTCGGCTGGGACGCGTGGAAAGAAGCCATTAAAGGGGAGTTCTGAAAATGGATTTGGATTTTACTTACATGACCAACGAAGAACTGGACGAACTCATCGCTCAGATAAAGGAAGTCAAAGAAACCCGAGCGGAAAGCTGAAAGACTGACCTTTGGAGAAACGTTCAGCGGTCGGTTCAGAATTACGTCATGGAGTGTGGAATGATTGAACTCTTTACCGAGGACTACAATTCCACGCTGGACGCTGATTCTTTCCGTATTCCCGGCGAGATTAACCTGCTGGACTAAAATAAAAAACTGCCCAAAAATGGGCAGTTTTTTTTGTCTATTTTGCCTATTGACAAACGCGGATTTTTGTGATAAAATGGGCGGACCGCTGGCGCATGCGGCGGTCCGAATTTTTAATTATACCATGCCCCGCCAATTTTGTCAAGAGAAAAGCTGCACAAAAGTAAAGAAAATTTTTTCCCGTAATTTGGTTATTCTGTCAATTGTAATTTGTGGGCAATCTGCTATAATGAATAATGTCAAGAGGGAAACCCCTGAGCCACAGGTCGGTGTGGGGCTACGGTTGGAAGTAGCAATAGACCGTTCACCTATTACGTTAAGGTCTCTTCGGAGCGGAACGCACGGGATAAAAGAAAAAATTCATGAGTTTTTTCTTGAAAACCTCTTGACAAATCCCAGCGAGTGTGCTACAATAGAAAATGTCAAGAGGGAGTAGCCCAAGAAATCCGAGGGCGCGCGACTTCGAGAAAGTACAGGAAGTAAACATAATATACCACGTTGTAAAGCCAAACGTTGAACGCGAAAGTGAGTTTGATTGAGCCAACTATACTCGAAGCGGTTTTCGCTGACAGATAGATTGAACCAACAAACAATAAATTATCCGTCAGGTCGGGGTAGTAATTCGTGTAAAAAGTTTGCGAAACCTCTTGACAAGCACTCTAAAATGTGGTATACTCAATATATCAAAAGGGTAGCGACCTACCGCCAAAGAAAGGAATTGATACTATGTCTACTTCTACTGTTAAGAAGCTCACCAAGCGCGACCGTTTCGAGGCTCTGCTCAAACTGTCCGAAGTTCAGGCTGACCCCGCCATGGTTGAGTTTATCAATCACGAGATTGACCTGTTGGCTCGCAAGAACGCGGGAGACAAGAAGCCCACGGCGAATCAGATTGCCAACGACGGCTACAAGGACATTATCTTTGCTGAGCTGTCCGCGAATCCCGACAAGCTGTATACCGTGACCGAACTCATCAAGAACGTGGACGGTCTGGGTGACCTCACCAATCAGCGCGTTTCCGCTCTTTTGCGTCAGATGATTGACGCGAACGGCGTCGAGAAGATTGTGGACAAGCGCAAGTCCTACTTCCGTCTCGCGCGCTGATTCAGGGGGAGCGCCTGAAAAAAATCAGGCGCTCCCAAAAATTTCTCTTGACATTTGCTGACGGCGGTGTTATAATCATACTTGAAAGGGGGCAAAAGAAATGCCTAAAATGAGTGAAAAGGACTTTCAGGCAAAGATTGATAATCTAATGAAAAAATTAGATTGTACTGCCGAGGAAGCAAAAGAAATTCTCATGGACGATGATGACATTGACCATGGAATCGCCAAGGACTTTGACCTGTCCGCGGAAAAGCTCAAAGAAGCTAACAAGTATTCTAAGACCGGAACACGCAAAGCGCCGACCGCTTATAAATTCGAGAAGCGACAGCGCAAGGAAAACCCCACAAAACGCTCGATTATCGCTGAACTTGCGACTTTTTTGCGTGAAAACAGCGAAAATGCGTGCGAAAATGTGGAAATTACGAATGTGGAGCGCATGATTGCGTTCCATGTGGGCGAAAATGACTACGAATTGACCCTGATTCAGAAGCGAAAGCCCAAAAACTGATGAAAAAGGGTGAAAAACCGCTGAAAAATGCGGTTTTTCACCCAAAAACAAGTCAAAAAATGCAAAAAAATAATGGTTGAAAGAACGATGGTAAACCTCAATCAATAGAGAGGATTTTGTGCGAATGGAAGAAATTACTATTAAGCTACGCCGATTTAAGGACGGCAGACCGCCCGTTTCAATGGAGTTTATGCCCGATTGTGGCGAGAATCTGAAAGACGTTCAAGCGGTTTATTTCTTCAAGTTTTACAACAACAACAAACTTGAATTTAACAAGGTAGGCACTTCCGCAAAAGACGTTGTAGGGCGCTTACGTGATGAAATCGGCGAATACTCGAAAAAGTATTCTATCACTCGCGTTGAGATTCACCGAATCCGTTCTTGTGGGGACTATCCCGCCGAGGGTGCGGAATCGGCATTGCGTGCGGAACTGATTAGACGCTACCCCAAAGCGTTTAGAAAGAATGACCGCTTTTTCAATGTGGACATTAACCCCACGGTTTTCGATGAAATTGTAAACGCATTTCTTGCATAAATATTCAATCAGCAGGTTGACTAAAACCTGCTGATTTTTTTTGTGTATTTTGCCTATTGACACCGATCGGAAAATGTGGTATAATGGCCGGGCCGGGGTGGGACGTCCCGGCCCGATTTCCCGATCGGTATACCCATATGCAAAATTTCTCATACTTCTAGCACCTCTCCATATGGCCCAAAAAAATCCCGAAAATTGACTTTTTATAAAAAATATGTTATAATGATAAAAAAAGACTTTTTTAAGCCCGCGTAGGATCATATGCCTTTATAATTAATTAAAAATTGCTTCGCCCTTACATTGTTTCACGCGTATGTTTTCGTCCAAAAAAATCTTGACATTTTTAAAAAAAAAGTATATAATATATATAGAAAATAAGAAAAGAGGTATTCATATGGATATGAATGATATTATTGCTCGTCTAAAAAATGGTGAGGACGCTCAGGCTATTGCGGACGAAATGGCTAAGTCTCTGAATGATGCGGTTAAGCAAGTGGAGAAGGAAACTAAGCAGGCCGATCGGAAGACCGCGCTCGCGCAGGAAATCGCTGATCGGATTAACGAGTATGCCGCTCTTAATGGCTGCAAGGATTCCGCGTTGACCGCGTCTGATGTGGAGAATATCTTTGCTGAGGTTTACGGTCTTATGACCGGGGTTACCGATCTTCTTGACGCGCTTTTTCCCAAGAGTGAGAAGGTAAAGGTTAAGAAGGTCAAGAGAACTGATGATGATGTAATTGCCGAATTTTTGAATACTTTCATCAATAAGTGAACAATGTGTAGGGTGAGATATTTTTCATCCTAAGAATCGACAATTTCACCAAGAATTGCCTAATATGAAAAAAGAGAGACTGAAAAAAGTCTCTCTTTTTTTTAGGTCCGGAGATCGGAGACGGGAAAATGTGGTTGGTGGTTTAGTTAAACCGATCGACACCACATTTCCGCAATTTCCGCAATTTCTACGATTTCTACGATTTTTATCATCTTTTATTACTCTACATCTTCCAATTCCGAACCATCCATTAATTTAATCACTATCCAAAAGCGAATCAACCAATATAGGTCTATTAACGATCTCTTCCAGCGTTCCATAGGCAATATCCAATAGCAACACCAAGTAAAAAACAAATAACACCAGCCATAATACCCTCCTCAATGAGAACACGTAGTGTTCGAATCTGTTAAAAGCTCTTCCAACTTTGTTTTAAATGCGCTATCAAGAATGTCATCAGCAAGCGTTCTCTTGCTAAGATCCACATCATCAGATCCAGGAGCAACAGAATTAACAACCTGCGGTTTCTCCTCAATGACAGGCTTCACATAGCTATATTCATTCTCGATATATTCTACCCTACCTTGCTCAGTAATTCGACCAAGAACCTTACCATGAAAAACTAACTTATTACAGTCGTCCCAAATAAGATATGCGCCTCGCGTATCCTCCCTATTAAAGAACTCTTTCTTAGTAGTAGCAATTACATTCCAATTGCGGAAGACGCCTACCTTTTCTCCATTATTTTTCTTTAATTCTTCAATCGTAAATTTCATTTCATTTTTCCTTTTCAAATTTCGCGTTCGCCACGCCGGCAGGCGACTCGGATCTACGATCCTCCCTGCCTACGGGGTATTATTTTTCATTTCATTTTTTCTTTTATTATATATATTATAATATATTATTTATTATAAATCAAATAATACCCCTATAAACGAGGGCATTTATACCCTTATCAACGAGGATACGTAGTATCCGAGTTAATTGACTCTTGTAAGAATGGATTTTCTTCTATTGATTCAGGTCTATCTTCCCTATCAACGAGGGCACTTGTGCCCGAAGTCTTATCTGGAATAACAAAATAAATAGTATCATCTTTTAAATATAAATCAGGCTTTACCATATTTGTTTTATCCATCTTATCAAACTATTCTTGCGTTCCTCTCATAAATTTTACTATCGAAGGATTGCCTTTTCCTCCTCTTATTACATCTTCATAACTATAACTCATATTTTACTCCTTTTACTCTCAAAAAACACCCCAGTATATATTTATAAAACGAAGGGCGTAGCCCGGAGTTTTATAAATATATACATTTCTATTTCTATTTATAAAGGATACTAAAATTTTAACAACTGGCGTCTAAATTTTTAACATTTCATTTAGAGGGGTTGTGCAATAAATTTAACAAACTAAATGAAATATTTACTCTATTACATTTGTTAACCAATCAAGTCTATAAATAGTTTTTACATTCTCAAATGAATCATTCTCTTGCTAAAAAGTAGATAATGAATATTTAATTAAACCAATTTTTCCTAATACATATAAAATATTTATAATTATATCATTATTACTTCTTGTAGTAGTGCAAATACCAATATGAGCTTTAATACTATCTAAAGTAAACTGATAGGGTTTACATCCTTGTCTATAATATTCATTCAATAAATAAACATAAGCTGAAATACAATTTTCACTTAAAGTGTCAGTAAGTAATTTTAAAGTATTATAAGGAATCAATGAAGCGTAATCTTTATCTAATTTAATTAAAGAATAAGTATTTTTATCTACTTCAATAATTAATCCTAATTCTTTTAAATTCTTAAATTTAGTAGAAATAGTCTAACGAGTTAATCCAAATTTTTCACCTAATTTGCTAAAATTAATATCTTTCTTATAAAATAATCTTTCACCAGTCATTTCATTAAGAACAGACACCTATTGTAAATAAGCATAAAGGATATCATAATATTTTTTATTAGAACAAATATCTATAGTTTTTGGAACCTATCTTGAATTCTTCTATATATCCATTTTATACCTCCTTTCTCATATATACATCAAATATCTTGTTAACTCATTAACAACATTCGTCCAATAAATAGATGTCTAATTTTTTAACAAAATATATAGGTGTCTAAAATTTTAACAAAATTTTTTAACATTCATATAGATGTCTAAAATTTTAACACTTTTAATATTTTTATATAGGTGTCTAAAATTTTAACAAAAATTTTTAACACTTTTTCTTACATTGTATTACGCGGTTTCCCTTGCCCTAATCCGCCTCTATACTTGCTATCCGATCTCTTCATCAAAAATTTTTGACCAGAAATATAGAAAAAAAACGGACAAAAATATAGAAAATTTTGACCATTTTCATTTAAAATGACCATTTTTGGTAAGCCGATCATTGAACCCAGTCTTTATGCTACCTTGAAGCGACAAAACCGCTTTATTGATTTTTATTAAATTTTAATATATAATATAAATATAAAATAAAGAAAAACTATTGAAAGGTGATAAATAATGTCTGTTGATTTTGGTTCTAAGCTCGTATGCGGTTATAAAGTCCCCAAGAACCTTCTTGAAAAATATGATAATATGACTGAGGCTATTGAACAGCTTACCGAGGAAGGTTATTGGCATCGCGCAAGCTACTATGACAACGATGAGAATCCTATCTTCGGCTATCTTCTCGGTGAGTCTTCCGCAGGCGAGGCCGTCCGCATCGACAATATCTTCATCGCTCCGCAGGAGTATTATCGCCTTAATGATACGATGAAAGAAGCTTACGCAAAGTTTCTTAAAATCCCCATCGAAAGCCTTGACGATCCCGAGATTTTTCTAATCTCTACAATCTCTTAAAGAAAGGAGAATAAATATGAAACAGTATCCCGTTTATTATGAAGCGCGCTATTGGGACGACTCTGACAAAATAGATAGATTTACGTGCGGTTTTATCTTCGCAGAAACCCTCGCAGAAGCCGGCCATTGGGCAGAAGAATATTTCGACGATCTTATTACTGTCGCATTTACCCCTCTTAATGATGGCCCTTTGCGCGTTAATCGCGAACTCGCCAATAAGATTCTAAAATTTGACAGCGAAGATGAACCCTATTCTGCTAAAACGCTATGATGACTTTTTATTGTAATAACTGCGGTTATTACCGGCCAACGACCGGATTATGTCAAATCACAGGCAATACAATTGACCCAAATCATGCGATCTGCGATAATTTTCTTTGCGGTGAATATTACACTTGTAAAGCATGTCATACTCCAATTTTCCATAAGCAAATGATCATCGACGATCAAGGCAACACTTACTGCGATAAATGTTGGGCAAAACTTAGCACATGCGCAAATTGTGAACAAAATGTGAACTGCGCGTTTAATGATTCTCCCGACACGCCGAAAATGATCCAAAAGCGAGAAATCGTTGGAAATATGCAAACCGTTATGAATGTCCGTAATCCCGACATTGTCCGAGACACATGCCAAAATGGTTGTTCTTGTTTCAGCGAAGAAAATGGCTGTATGAGAGATTTCAATTGTTGCAATAAACTTAAACCTATTCTTTAAAGGAGTTTTTAAATATGCTTATCTTCTTCTTGAAAACGCTCGTGGGCGGATTTGTTCTACCGACCTTAATTATTTTTCTGATTTTCGCCATTCATTCTGCATATTGTAGCTATGGATATTACAGCACTCTTTCCGATCCTAAGGCCAAGCGCTTCCGCAATTGGTCTCATCGCGACCGCGTTGACATTCCTCGTCAAATTATTCCTGCCTTTTGGATCGGTGTTTGTTGGTATCTTGCTATTGGAATGTTCGGTGGAGTTATGATGTCTTCTATTAAGGAAGATTATGCCGACTATGATTATACGATTGCGGAAGCCCAAGAGTTAACAAGTATGGATGACGATGGCTGTATCTATACTTACCGCGCGTTCGAGGGTGAAAGTGTTTACTATACTTATCTTACGCTTAGCGCTGATGGCATTACAAGCACTAAGAATTATCCGGCAAATGACACGGTAGTTGTTTACTCTAATCAGATTCCGCACGTTGAGAAGCGACTCCCGCGCTATGGCGATTGGAGAGAGTGGTTCTTCATTTGTTCTAAGTCAACGCGCACTTATCTCTATATTCCAGAAGGAACAGATGTAGCGAAAGATTATATTGTGGAGAAGTAAAATGAATAAAGGTGAATTGATTTATTTAAAAATGTCTAACGGCGACCGCGTTTTTCTTAACGCAAATGAGATTGTCGTGGTTTTGGCTAACCGCATTACTATGGATAACTCAGATGACGATGATATCTCCACCGAGACTTCTGGAACAAAGCTTGAATTTTGTCTAAAAGATAAATCTCGCTATGAATACACTTTTACCGATAGAGATCCCGATGGTATGGCAGTTATAAAACAGCTCAAAAAGTTTGTGTCTGAGGAGGCATTTGTATGATTGTAATTTTACACAACTTCCGCGGTTCTAAGTATCTTATTAATACTAACAATATTAATGTCGTTGAAATTCGACCCGTGAATTCTGAAACTTACGCAAAGGAAATTGCGGAAGCGGGCGGTGGTCCGCTCTCATTTATCTACATTGACTGGCAATTCAATGCTTCAACACGCATTCTTGTATCTTCTGAGACTGCCGAAGAGTTTCTCAATCTTTTTGAAGACGCAATTGAAATCTTTTAATTTCTAAATATATTATAACAAAAATTTTGGGTAAAATCAATTAATGGAGGAATAATATATGAATCATATGCCTGTCGTATTCGTTTATGACGCGCCTTGTGATGAGATTTATTGCGCTACAAACGTAAGTGAGTCTGATGCTCTCGAAATCGCTATGTCCGCGATCGAAGAGAATGTTGAGAAACGATTCCACTGTCGTAAATTTGATACAAGACTTTACAAAGATGCATTGGAAAACATGATTATTTATTATAATTATGCTCCCGTTCTCTAATCTTTAAAGGATTTGCGCAAACCGCAAATCCTTTTTTGATTTTTTATAAAAAATAATATATAATATATATATAAAGTAAAGAAAGGAAATAAAAATTATGATTACTTCTAATTCTAATATTAAAATTCATTCCATTGGTATTCTTTGTGATACGGCCGGAGACCATAATTTCTATTTCCTGAATGCGTCCGAAGCCGATATGCAGGAAATGTTTATGGAATATTGTCGAGATATGGTCGATGATAGCCTTATGGAGCATCAGTTCGAAGCAATTCAGAAAGATTCTGATTATGATTGGTATCTCTACCACGGCGAGATGACCGGCGATTGGACGAAAAGATTCTCTTCTTATCTCGATATGATGAATAACGTCGCCGATGATGTTTTCATTGATTTCGTTGATGCGATTGAAATGTAAGGAGAATAATTATGAAAGAAATTACTTGTTATAAAATTGAAGATGAAATGACTGGTAAGTCTTGGACATTCGCCAACATTTCTGAGGCAGAAGCGCAAGAACTTTACCTCGCTTTCCTTGAAGGTGCGATCGAAGAAGACATTATGGAAACTCAACGAATTGAGTATTACGATCTTCCTCTTCCTGCTCCTGATTGGTGGAAAATCGATCATCGAGAAGAGATTGATAGACTTCTTCTTATGGATGGCGAGTTCTATATGTATAAATTTAATGCTTACGCATTTTAAGGAGGACTAAATGATTCCTGGACTTTATGAAATCTTTAATACGCGCTGGGGTGGTCAGACGGTCTGGGTATCCTCTGATTGGCATTTTGGCGATTCGGATCTGCGGAACGGCCACCCCGACCGCATTTCTGATGATGACCTTGTAAAATTGCTGAATAGCAAAGCCGGTCGGAAAGATGTGCTTCTTTGTTTGGGTGACGCAGGTGCGATCTCCTATGTGCGGAAACTGCGTGCCGGTTATAAGGTTCTTATCAAGGGCAACCATGATGCGGGATCTGAAAACTATAAGCGCAAAATCATTAAGAAAAAGTTCCCTATGGATCAGTATCAAAAAGACGAAGCGCTTATGGAAATGAAACGTCTTTATCCTGATTGTAAATATTCTATTGACTCGGGATATGATTTCCATTCTCCTTTTGAATATTGGGAGATTTCCGCGGATAACGGTCTTTTTGACGAAGTATATGATGGCGCGCTCCTTATTGGTGAGAAACTTATGCTTTCTCACGAACCGATTAAGCAGGACTGGGCTCTCGATCTTCACGGCCACGACCACAATCATAAAGAGACGGACATCTATCACAAGAATGTTTGCGTGGATGTATTTGGCCCCGCCCCTTTGAACTTAAATCAGTTCATGAAAAATGGTCCGACTGCGAAGATCGAGAGCGTCCACAGGCAAGTGATTAACAAAGCCACGATCAAAGCCCGGAAACGCGGATACAAATTGTCCGGACAAAAATATTGAATAATCCCATCTTTGTTTTCATATTTATTGAGGTGATTATATGAAAACTAAAAATAGTAGAATTGAAATTAGATTGCCTGAATAGATTAAAAATCAATTTCAGCTTTTAGCGAATAAAAAAAATACTACTATGAGCGCTATCTTATTAGAATACATTTTATTTTTACTAAGAAAAGAAGGTAATGAAAATGGGATATAAAATTGATATGACTGGATAGAAATTCGGTCGTTGGACTGTCATAGGTTTTGATTGTAATAAAAATAGACGAACTATGTGGAAGTGTAGATGCGATTGTGGCACTGAAAGAAGTGTTGAAGGAGCTCGTTTGAGAGGTGGTCGATCAAAATCTTGCGGATGCCTTTTAAGAGAAAGCACAGCATTACGTAGTCGTAAAGACATAACAAATTAGAGGTTTGGTCGATTAGTTGCTTTATATCCAACCGAAGAGCGTCAAGGTGGAAAAATTATTTGGTTATGTAAATGCGATTGTGGTAATGAAGTAAAAGTCCCAATAGATAGATTAACTGGAAAAAATACTTAGTCTTGTGGTTGTTTATCGAAAGAAAAAACAAGTGAAAGATTTTGTATTGATTTAACGGGATAGATATTTGGAAAATTAACTGTAATAAAAAGAGATAATACTAAAAACTATAAACGAGTGCGTTGGCTTTGTAAATGTTCTTGCGGAAATTCAGAATTAGAATCTGTTGATGGCTATTATTTAAGGTCAGGAGAAAAAACTCAATGTTCTAAATGTGTTCCTAAGTCAAAAGGAGAAGAACAAATAAAAAATATTTTAATTAAAAATAATATTTCTTTCACACAAGAAAAAAGTTTTGATGATTGTCGTTTTCCTAAAACTAATAGACTTGCTCGTTTTGATTTTTATATAGATAATAAATATTTAATAGAATTTGATGGAAGATAGCATATTTAGAATACCAGTAAATGGAACAGTGAATGGAATTTAGAATATGTTTAGGAGCATGATTAGATAAAAAATAATTATTGTAAAGAACATAATATTCCTTTAATTAGAATTCCATACAGTAAAATTAATTATATCAAGCTTGAAGATCTTTTATTAGAAACTTCTAAATATAAAATATAAATTCGGCTTGAAGAAAGGATCATTATGATTATTATGCTATTTATTATATTAGTATTTTTCGGCTTTATGTATATTGATTTGCTGAATGATGATACTATGCCTCTCAATGAGAAGTATTATTACTGCGGTATGGGCATGTTGCTTTGCCTGTTTGCCGGCTTCATTCAGTCAGTCTTTTATGCTTAAAGTAATTATTCTTTGTTTTTGCGCTCTTGGCATTTTATCCGTTTTGTTCGATGACTTAGATTAAGGAGGAGGATATATGGTAGAGTTTATTGTAGAAATTATTCTTGGATTAATTATAGCAAGGCTTGCCTTATGTATCTTCAAGCTTGCTGATGGCGCTTCCCCTCCCGAAGATACGTTTTTAATTGACACTTGTGTCATTACTGGAAGTTTGCTACTTATAATCTCTACGCTCCCAATCATATCAGGAGTGTATGGAGTAATTCAATATTTTATTCATTAAGGAGAAAATAGTTATGCTTTATGTAGTTTTTATTCTTGTGCTTGCGGGCTTTATCGCTTTTGCAATTTGGGGTTTTGATAAATATTCTGCTCTTGGTTGTCTTAGTTCGATTGTCGGCATCATTGGCACGATTATCTTTGGAATTGTAGTGGTATTTTCCACTATTGCAGTTATCAATGAAAACGTGTATAGTGATGCTCTTTATGAGAAATATACGGCTCGTCGAGAAGCTCTTGAATGGCGACTCGAACAGGATTATACCGATAATGATAACAACCTTGGCGCAACTGAACTTTATAAAGAAATTCAGGAATATAATGAAGACCTTGCGAGCGCAAAATCTAATCGCGCAAACCCTTGGTTGAAGATCTACGCCGGAAAATATGTTGATCGGCTTGAATTTATTGAGTTGAAGTAAACAATAAGGGCTTATGTTAATTCATAAGTCCTTATTTTATTTTTATAAAAAAATATAATATAATATATATATAAAGTTAAGAAAGGAAATAAAAATTATGTATGTAGAGCTTTGGGATCTGATTGGTAGAAAGTATACTGATCCAGAAGATGATGAATACGCAATGCTCGTTTCTAAGGATGGCGTTCATATCGCCAACGCGGTCGAGATTCTTTTCTCTAAGGCTAAGGGCGAGGGTCGAATCCGTGAGTATAACATCGAAATCCCCTGCGTTTTCGATACAATCGGCATTGAAATGGTTTACGTGCTGATTGTTTCTTGGATTAATGCAGATGGCTCTCTTGGAACTTATTATACGGAGGTATGTCATTAATGACTGTTTATGCTCTTTGTTATCATTATGATAGTTTTGGCGGTGATGATACCGCAGTGCTTAGCCTTTATTCTACTGAGGAAAAGGCTTTTGAAGCAGGACGAAAGAAAGAAAAGGAAGCGCAAGAACGTTGGGAAAAAAATAAGTCTATCTCATATCGTAAAAAGCCTTCGTTTGATGGGTTTTTCGTTCACGGCTATGGCGACTACTATGTAAAGATTATGGAAGTTGATAAGGAGACTATCTAATGGTTGTAATGATTTATGCTTATGAAAGCGTCTATTGCGGACTCCACGGCATCAATACTGGCGGTGTCTTTGAGGTTGATAGTGTCGCAGAAGCTGATGATATTGGCAAAGGAATGGCTTATGATGTAATTGATGGTTATAGCCATGTCTTTGCGGATTACGACCTGGAAGAGGTAGAGGAAGGCATTGAATGGGAGGTTTGGCCCGTCCGCGATAACACTGGGCTTTCCGTTAGTGAGCTTGACTGCGAATTTGCGCGTCTCGGTAGAAGTCTCTTTATTGATGAGTATTGTTGTGTAGATATCCACAATACTTAATATAAAACTCTGGAAGGGCATTCTCTTCCCCAATAGGATAAAGTTTCAGTCCATACCGCTCAGGGATGCTATTCAATAAGGTTAGATTATAAGTGGGTATGATAGTTCTGCTAACAAACTTGAATAGGCTATATTATATACGCTGAATCCTTGATTGTATGATACCTCCAAAAAAGAGTTTTATTGATTTTTTATAAAAAAATATATTATAATATTTATAGAAAGTTAAAGAGAAGATAAAAAAAGGAGAGATGCTTATGCTTGGGGCTGTTAATATTCCTTATTCTAAAATTAAAGAAGACATTGAGGACATTTGCGTTGAGTATGGTCATGGTGGTTATGACGTAATGACTTGTGATGAGAGCGCAGTTGATAAAATTATTGAATACTTTCAAGCTAAGCGCGCATCTCAGCAATGGATTCTTTCTTGCGCTGAATGGCCTAATAAAGAAGGCGGTGCTTGCTTTGTCTCTTGGATGGAGGAAGGCCGTTTGTGTGCTTATGAATTTGATTATTTAATGGAGAATTAATATGGAAGTTAAATTTTATCACATTCAAACATACACCTGCTATTGTGGTGAAACAATAGATCATTTCTTTAAAGGCACGGAAAAAGAAATGGAACGATATGCAGAATCTTGTGTTGAAGATGACGCTATGGAATGGTGGGATCAGCAAAGCGAAGAAGACTTTTATGATGAGTATGACGCTTATCTTGCCGAATGTGGGTATAATGTTTGGGAAGTCTCGGAAGAAGAATATGAAAAGTATAAGGAGTTTTAATTATGAAAACGATTTACGCTATTAGAGACAATGAGACTGAGGAGATTGTTCTTCTTACAGAAACTATTGATGACGCTCAGGAAACAGTTCTTTCTCTCCAAGAGGAAGCAATGTATGAGCGATTCCTTAGCGATACCGTGCGATTCACAAGTTCTTATCTTACCATTAAACCGGAAAAGTGGTGGGCGGAGGTCGCCAGCTTGAAAGATTGGTATAGCAAGCTTCAAGCTATGAAGTCTCCTTATATCACAACCGAAGGTTTCGCAATTCAGTTTAAGAGCCATGAATATTATATTGAGGAGCAGACAATCCTATGAAAAGAGTTCACTTAGTATGTGATGAATTTCGCCCCGTTTTAGCTTGCGGTGATCTTTCAGATGCATATGAAATGCTTCTTTCTTTTTATGAAGAAAGAACTTATGATGATTTTCTTTGGTCTTGTGTTTATCATGATTTGTCCATTGAGGATTATTTTGATAGTATGAAATGTTCTTTTGAGCTATATAATAAATATAATAACTCTAAGAAATATGAAACACTTGAAGCTTATATCTTAGAGGATGAAAAACATTTTAGCATAGTTAGTTTGTGGGAGGTGTAAAGCATGGTAGCTCCGAGTTTTCAGTCGTATAAAGTAATCGGTGATGTTTATATTTCCGGTGGTAAAAAGTATATTCAAGTTCAGCATCCCCGAACTCTTAATGTGAGACAGGTTAGGTGGTATGAAGACGCGGAGTATGCTAAGCTTTACCCTGAAAAATCCCAAGAGGTAGCAACTAAGATGGCTCCGCATCGTCAGGTTCTTGGGTTTGGCGATGCGGGCTACATCACGATTTTCAAAGGTAATTGTGATGAAGAGAATGATTGGTTTAAGATGAGTCCCGCACGTTATACGCGGTTGTGGGGTTGGTATTTCCGCTCGTGTGATGAAATTCCTGCCCTTCCCGCGGACGTTGAACCGATTCGTCTTGATTGGGATAAGGTCGGCGGAGCGGATGGCGAACTTTATCGTGAAGAAGTGGTAAAGCACGCGGTTGATGCCCTTGTGTATGACGAAAGTTTGGCTCAGTGGATCGGCAACATCGGCGACCGCCTTGACATTACTGTAAAAGTTGATGATAAGCACGCTCTTGAAAGCAAATATGGTCATACCATTGCTTATTCTATGAGCGATGCTGATGGTAATCAGTTTATGTGGATTACTTCTTCCAAGAGTGATTGGACTGTTGGAAATACTTATCATATCCGCGGAACGGTGAAATCGCAAGATGTTCGTAAGAATGTAAAGATTAACACGTTAACAAGATGTAGTGAGGTAAAATAATGGAAATGGAACCTATTTATTGTGCGTATGATACGCTAAATCCTACTCTGAATCCTGATGGGACAGAGAAGCACTGGTGCGACTATTATAATAGTTATATTTGTCTCAAATGTCCCTCTCGATTCAATGGTGAACGTATCAAGAAGTATATGGAAAATAATCCGAAGGAGCATTAAATTATGAAGAGATTTATTTGTGGTATTATTGCGATTATCCTTTGCCTTTCGTTGACTGCGTGCGGTGGTCCAGAAGCAACTACAATTACCGCCGAGCCGGAGGATGGCGATGTTAAGCTTTCTTTCCTTGCTACCTTTTATGATAACTACGGTACTCAGTGGCTTCAATGTGAAGGTGAAACCTTTGACATTAAGCCTAACAAGGTAAAGGAATGGGCTTATAGCACGGACGGTCATTGGGTTAGTTCTTATTCTCTTTCGTCTATTGTAAGCGTCAATATTGATGGTAAGAGTATTGAGAGTTGCGGTTCTACTATTGTTTTTGCTAATAGCCGTCTCACTCAGTATGATGTAGATATTCCCGCGGAAGCCTCGACTAATAGTGGCAATGGAGCTAGCATTTCCGCGCCTACCGACCGCCGTTGGAATGATTATTGGGATCTTTCTTGGTGGTATTTGAAGTCTAAGAATTTGAATAATGCGGATTCCGGCAGTAAGATTGTAGTGATTCAGTCTCAGATGGGCGACCCCATTTGTATGTTTGTAGGAGATGACGTCTCTTGGGACATTCCAAAGAATCTTCCTAAGACTACTCAGTTGATGATTGATGGTAAGGCAGTATATATTCATCGCGCGAATTTCGCCATCATTGATACTGAATTATTCAATAATTAAATAAATAAAAAGTCCTTTTTTGATTTTTTATAAATATTATTATATAATATTTATAGAAAGTTAAGAAAGGACTTTTTTTATGGATTATACTTTGAAACCTATTGTATATGGAAGTCAATTTAGGATTTGGCTTCATGATACTTTCCCTGAGTGGTCAGAGAATGATATTGATGATGTTTTAGATATTATTCTTGGTGATTGGAGTTATACCGAAGTTTATTTCATTAACAATGATGAAGATTTATCTCTTGTTGATGAAGATGAGCGCGAAATCTTCGCTAACGTGAATCGTGTTTATGCCGAACTTCGTAATGCCTTTTGTGATACTGACTATGTAAGTATACTCGTGTGTCGTAGTTGGTAAGATCTTTTTGACATTTTTAAAAAAATAATATATAATATATATAGAAAATAAGAAAAGAGGTTATTTGTTATGGAGTATCACTACATAGCTCATGTTAATGCAGTAGACCCAGGAAAGGAAGATTTTCAGGGTGTAATAGTAGCCTCTGATTATTTGGAAGCAATTAAGCGTATTGTATATTTCTATAAATATGATATTGCTTTTGTTGAAATTATTATCGCTGATGATAAAACAGTTCCTTACCTTGGAGCAAAGATTACTTTTAGTCATCAGGCAATTTGTGATATATTAGGAGAAGATAACAATGATTGAAAAAGTAATCGCAATTCATAGTGAGCACTATGGTTTGGTGTTCTGCACGGCTACTGAAACTTGGACTCCCGAGGAATTCATTACTCATTTAGCCATTCCGCACAAGTCTCGTTATAAGATTCGTGAAATTTGGGAAATGGATTATCCCGAAGATGGTATTCATGCTCATATGATGGATATCCTTATTAAGAAAGATAAGGACGGTAAAGCGCATACTGAGTTTGATTTCTTTTGGGACGATAAAGATACGTTGGAGTGGATGGAGTAATGGATAATTTGTTTATGTGTTATGCGAATCATACTGAGGAACTTGAAAGAATTATCAAGGAAATCAGTGCGGGCGCAACAAGTTTCCAGACTGAACTCACTCTGACGGATAGCGATATGGAATATATCCGACGAGAAGTGGAGAGGAGACTAAATGGCTGAAACTAATGTAATGGGAACTTATAAATTCCCACCTAATGTTTTTGATAAAATCTTAGACAATTTTAGTCAAGCAGTTCAAGATAATAAGTATCATAAGCTTGATTACGTCTTTTGGCGTAAGTTAAAGACTTCTAAGAATAGTGTTAGGATTGTCGTTAAAATTGGCCTTAATGGCCAAATTTTCTTTGATGTTTTTCCTGATACTTACATTATGAATTCTTTCTTTGCTAATGCTGACGATGGTTCTTTTGGTGAATTTTTAGCTGATAATGTTTGTAATATTTTTACAAATGATTATGCGATTGAATGTTCGGAAAAGTTTCTTGAATATAAGATGCGTAGGGCAAAGAAGACTGTTGAAAAGAATAACGATATAAGCAAAACCCGCGATGACTTTGATTATATCAAAGTGTATGACAAGGGAATATGGAGCACAGAATTTTCTTGTGCGAATACTATTTCTGATGAAGAAGCCCAGAAGATTCTTGGAGAGTTAAATACTACACCTATTACGGTAGTTTCTGATAGCGATTGTATGACTGGAAAAGTTGCTTCAATTGATTCTAACACGATTTTCGCTACCTCTACTCCTGCCACAATTACACTCGGTAGTAAAATTGACGCAATTAAAGATAAGTGCGCCATGCTTGATAACGATTATATTGATGATCGAATCAATAAAGTTTTGAACGAACAAAATACATTTAACAATAATGTTGATAATAAGAAAGGAAATAAGAAAATGAAGGCGTTTAATTTTGATTTTGGCCCCTGCACCACTGATAACATTCGTATGTCTATGTATGGCCTGGCCGTAAAGAACGCGAACGGCACTTGGGTTTCTTACAACCCTGAGAGCAAGGAGATTATCGACGTCGATATCTTCAACTTTGATGGCGGTAAGTTCCTTTACAAGATGCCGGTTGCCATCAAGGACGTTAAGGTCGGCGACATTGTGATCCACAACCGCAAGGCGATGTTTGTGATCGATGTGTCTGAGACCGGTATGACTGCGATTGATCCGCAGGCTGGTGAGGAGAAGAAGATTCTGCTTACCAAGTCCCCGTTTGGTTTCAACTTCGCAACGAAGGTCGTGTCTCTCTTTAACATGACTTCTGATGCGCCCACTCCGGATGCGCCGTTCGGCAATATGCTCCCCTTCCTCATGATGAGTGAGAATAGTGGCGAGTTCGATATGAACACCATGCTGATGCTCTCTATGATGGGCGGTCAGAGTGGCATGGATTTCTCTAAGAATCCTATGATGATGTATTTCCTTATGAAGGACTCCAAGAACGCGGATGATCTTCTTCCGCTCATGTTCATGGGTAATCTTTGTAAGTAAATATAATAAAACCCCTTTCGCAAGAAAGCCCTTTGATTGACCGCAAAGGGCTTTCTTTATTTTTATAAAAAAATATATTATAATATATATATAAGGTTAAGAAAGATATTAAAAAGAGGTTGATAAGATATGGCTAATTTATTTGAACTCCTTTCCAAAGAAGATTGCGAAAAGATTGAATGGTATATCCGCAATTTTGCGGGTCTTGGCGGAGATAGTTCCGATATGAAGGCATCGCTTGATTATATTCTTCGCTTTTGGTCTTATAATAAACAGAGTCTTTATAAGATGCTTGGAAATAATCTTATCATTTCTCGCAAGGTAAATTATTCTCGCACCTATGAAGATATGAGCGATGACTATTATGATTATTTCGGTCGAAATGGCGATGGGTATGAATTCCGAAATATTTTTTATGAGGGAGTAGAGAATCTTTATCGTGAGGGAGCTCTTACTGATAACCAATATTTTACTATGGCAAATCTTTTGAATGTTGAGGCTTTAATGTCTAACATTTATGATAGGGAGTCTTTTAAACTTACCTATAACAATAAAACTCTTATGATTAATCAGGGTATGAAGCTTAGTAAGATGCTTGGTAAGATGAGTGATATCTTGGAGATTGATCGCGATATCTATGAGAAGTTCCGTATCGCTCATTCTCAGTTCCTTAATCAGAAGAATATTTCTGGTGAGCTTTGTCTTTCTATCCATCCTCTCGATTATATCACTATGAGTGATAATAACTGCGGTTGGGACTCTTGTATGAGATGGCAAAATGGCGGTGGTGAGTATCGTCAGGGAACCGTTGAAATGATGAACTCTCCTATTATCCTTGAAGCTTATCTCAAATCTGATAAGGATATGGAACTTTGGTATAAGAACGGTCAGCCTGTTATGTGGAATAGTAAGCGTTGGCGCGAGCTCTTCATCGTAGACGAGCACCTTATTCTTGGTATTAAGGGTTATCCTTATTGTAATGAAAATCTTGAAAGCATTTGTCTTTCTTGGATTAAGGAACTTACTGAGAAGAATCTCGGTTTTGGTCCTTATACTCAGTATCTGAATCAGATTCATAATTATAGCATTAATTTTATTGGTGAGCTTGATGCAAGTGTATATTTCAATCTTGACACCAATTTTATGTATAATGATATCTACGGAGATCATAACGCTTATATTTCCACTAAGATCTGTACTGATGATAATATTGACCTCAATTATTCGGGTGAATCTGAGTGTATGTGTTGCGGAGAGCTTCTTGATGATTCTCTCTTCGATGATAGAGAGAATAACGCGGAAATGGTCATTTGCACGAGTTGTTCGGGTGCAGTAAAGTGCGATAAGTGTGGCGATATTGTTTATGTCGATGACACTTATAATGTCAATGGAAAAACTTATTGTGTTTATTGTTATGATGAAAGTACAGAAGTTTGTCCTTGTTGTGAAGTCCGCAAAGATTATGATGATATGAAACAAATCCGCCTTCGATTCCAGAAGAAGTCAGTTGGATTTTATGCGGATATTTGTTGGGATTGTTGTGAAGATAAAAAAGTAAAGACTTTCTTCACTGGTGAAATTGAAGAAGACAGAGATGGTTGGCGCACCAATTATTATGTCGATGGAGAAACTCTCACTGAAAAAGGCAGAGATCTCTTTGATATTAATGAAAAGGAATTTATTTCTTGGGTTAATGGCACTAACCCAAATCAAAGACCTTCTTTGATTTTTTAAAAAAAATAATATATAATATTTATGTAAGGTAAAGGAAGAAATACTTCCTAAAAATAAAATTGTTATTTATGAAAGGTTAAGGTAAAAATTATGACTAATGAAGTTAAGGTTTCTAAGCGCGACTATCTGACCGCGATTATCGGAGCTATGCACACTGGTGAGATCAAGTATGATCCCAACGACGTGATCGCATTTTGCGAGCATGAGATTGAGTTGCTTGATAAGAAGACTGCCAAGGCTAAGGAGCGTGCGGCCGCCAAGCGCGCTGAGGGTGATGAGCTGACCGAGCAGATTTATGACGTTCTTTCTGGCGATGAGTTTATGACCATCCCTGAGATCGTCAAGGCTCTCGGCGATGAGGATGTCTCTGCGCAGAAGGCAAGTTATCGACTTCGCACTCTTGTGAGCGAGAATCGTGCGGAGAAGACTGAGGTCTCTGTGCCGGGCGCTGATGGCGGTAAGGCCAGCAAGAAAGTGGCTTATCGTAAGGTCGCTTTTGAGGGCTGAGAATTAAATGATTAAATGGACTGAAAAATTTTCAGTCCATTTTTTCTTGTTATCTGCTCCGACCGGTGCTGGCCGCATACACCGAAAGTCCAAAAGTAAAAAGCCGTTTAGAATTTTCTTGACAAAATTGGAGTTTTTTGTTATAATTATATTATAAAGGAGTGATATAATTTGAAATATTGTGTTTCCGTGCGTCAACCTGATGTTGTCCGCGAGAAAGCTGATGAGCTTATGGTTAATTATAATGATATAAACATTATGTATGATATGATTTAGAAATTCCCCAATAAGCGATATATTATCAGAATCCGCAAAAACGAAGAAGTGAATTGGGAAGAGATTGACTCCTTTAAGGATAAAGTCGATCTTATTGTAGCATTTGAAGATATGCTTACTCGTAATGGGTGTAATATTGATGTAAAGTATTATTTCGCTTATCCTGCTACTACATGGGCGGAAGTCCGCGTTCTCCTTGATCTTAAAGTTAGCGAACTTTTCATCGGGGCACCGCTTACGTTTGATTTAAAACAATTAAATCAGCAAGCAAAAGTTCCAATTCGTATGATTGCGAATAAATGCTATGACGATAACCTTCCAAGAGAAAATGGAATATGCGGCTCCTACGTCCGACCGGAAGATGTAGATTATTATGGAACATATGTTTCAACGTTAGAATTCGATGAACCCGCACTCTCTAAGGAAGCCGTGCTTTTGGATATCTACCAAAGCGGTCATTGGCAAGGTAATCTAAACCTTTTATTAACTAATTTAAATTATAATGCGGATAATCGTGGAATTCCCGAAGATTTTGGCCCTAACCGCATTAATTGCGGTCAGCGCTGTCAACGACAAGGTACTTGCCACTATTGTGAAACCGCGTTTATATTCTCTCGTGTTATAGATAAAGCAGTTCAAGCAAGCAAGCAGAATAATCCTATCTCCGAGGCGGAAGAGGAGTCAATTGACAAATAAAAAAAATAATGTTATAATATAAATATAAGATAAAAGATAGGAGAATAAACTGTGAGAGGTTTTAAAACTAATGAACTTTGGTTATTTGAATATCTGGTTCGCTCGACGCAAGATGAGTTAAGAGAATATGTTGCCGATGTATTGAAAGCTAAATACACTCAAGTAATTGATACTAAAGAGTATGTTTGCGCGGTTGGGGATATTCCAATCGCATTAGTGGCTCATCTTGATACGGTGTTTGAGAAGCCGGTCAAAGATTTATATTATGATACAAGAAAAAATGTGCTTTGGTCTCCGGATGGGCTTGGCGCGGATGATAGAGCGGGAGTATATGCGATTCTTCATATTTTGAGAAATACACCTTTGCGCCCTTCTATTATTTTCACTACCGATGAAGAGCTTGGTGGATTAGGCGCCGAAGCATTAGTATTACAGTATTTTGATTGTCCGTTTCCTGATTTGAAATATATTATTCAATTAGATAGACAAGGTACAAATGATTGTGTGTTTTATGATCTTTACAATCCTAAGTTTATGGATTACATTGAGTCTTTTGGATTTGTAGAGGATTTTGGCACGTTTAGCGATATTAGTATTTTATGTCCCGAATGGAAAATTTGTGGTGTAAATCTTTCAGTAGGTTATAAAAACGAACATAATCGTATTGAAACATTAAATGCGGGTGCTCTTTTTGACACAATTAATAAGGTAATCCGCATGCTCCAAGAAAAAGTTATCCCTGATTTTGAGTATTATCGTGATTACCATAGTGTTTGGTTCGATAATATGTGTAAAAATTTCCCAACTGATGGCGATGGATTCTACGTTCATTGTAGAGGATGCGGTCAGTTATTTAGTGAATATGAAACATTTCCAGTAAAGGGATTAGATGGACATACATGTTTTTATTGCCCTGATTGTATTCCCAGTAATGTTGAATGGTGTGCGGAGTGTGAAGAGGCATTTGAGATTGACCCTGCGAACCCACACAGCGAGTATTGTAAAGATTGTATTGGAGGATTAGTCAAATGTCATATGACTTCGACATCGAAAGCATTAGAGAACAGTTCAACAAAGTCATCAGTTACTCCCAAGGAATCAGTAATCCAAAAACAGAAGAACTATTCGAAAGATTCCTCGAAGCCAAAAAAGACTTAATTAAATTTTTTCACGGTCATTTAATTTATGAGTGGCCGGAAAAGGTATCTTTTTCCTTAGATGATAAAACTAAAGAGCATCGTCTTGAAGAGTTTCTTGAAACAATTAATTATACTTATAATAATGAAGATTTAAAAGATTTTATTTCAGTAAATAAAGAAGGATTCTTTAATAATACAGTTATAGATACTTATTTTTATAAGGATAAAAAGATTCCAAGAGGAATGAAATTAGTTAAGGCTTTTAAGTATTTTGAAGAGAATCCGCGCTCTTTGGAAGATATCCAAAATTACGCAAGTCGCATTATCCAAGAGGATAAGATTGAGGGAACATTATGTTTCTCAGTTCATCCTTTGGATTTTTTGAGCGTAAGTGAAAATACTTACAATTGGCGCTCTTGCCATGCGCTTGACGGCGAATATAGAGCAGGAAATTTATCCTACATGGTAGATAGAAGTACTTTTATTTGCTATTTGCGCGGAGCGGAGAATCAGAAACTTCCGCATTTCCCTGAAGATGTTCTTTGGAATTCTAAGAAATGGCGTATGCTTCTTTACATGGAAGATAAACGACGCGGTCTGATGGCTGGTCGTCAATATCCTTTTATGACAACCAATGCTTTAATTAAAATTAAAGATATTATCAATACTTTTGATAAGGCTTTTCAGCTGCGTGAATGGGTAGACGGAGGTATTACTACTGTCTCTAATAGGATGAGTAGCACTCCTTTTGGAGAAGAGACTATTGGATTATCTGAAACATGGATTCCTATTTTGTCTCGTTTATATCCTATTAGTGATATCGTTGAAGATATTGGTGAGCATACTCTTCAATATAATGATTTGCTTTATTCTTCTTGCTATTTGCCTATTTATAGTTTAAAATTGTATTATTATCCATTTGACAAGACTGATCTTCCTCATTGGTCTATTGGTGGTGATGTTCCTTGTTTACAATGCGGTAAAACTATAATTGAAAGTGGAGAATATATGCGATGCGGAGATTGTGAATTCAGTTATGGAGTAAATGAAGACGATAACTATGGTTATTGCGCTTGTTGCGGTTCTCGTATAATCCTTGATGAAGCAAATTCCGTAGGCGATGAAAATGAATTGGTTTGCGATAGTTGTGCGGATACTTATTGTAAACGATGCGAATGTTGTAATAATTTATATTATACAGAAGATATTCACTATCATAAAGGAACTGATATGTATTTATGTCCTTGGTGCTTTAGAGATGCTGGTGAAGAAAAAGTTAATAATTTTAGGTCTTTAAAAGACTTTATACATAATTTTAGTTAAGGAGAATTATATATGGCTAAAGGTAAAAAATGATTAATCCTTTAGCCATAAAATTCTATTTCTATAAAGGGAGTTGATTTTATGATTGATGAAACTGGAAATAGATACGGTAAATTAACTGTTATAGAATATGTTAAAATTAAACAAAAAACCGGAAAAATAAAAGGTAAATGGAAATGTTAGTGTGATTGTGGAAATATTGCTTATTGTGATGGAGCAGATTTAAGAAGAGGACATTCTACTTCTTGCGGATGTTTATAGAAAGAAAAAAGTAAAAAAAGTGTTTTTATTGATTTAACTGGATAGCAATTTGGAGGTTTAGAAGTTTTAGAGAGAGATATGAATTATTAGGGACATGGCTCTAGGACTCATTGGATTTGTAAATGTCATTTTGCGGAAATATAAAGAGTATTGGAAGTTATGCTTTAAGAAAAGGCCAAGTTGTTTCTTGCGGATGCTAGCGATCTAAAGGCGAATTAAAAATTGCTAAAATGTTAAATGAAAATAATATAAAATTTGTTTAGGAATTCAAGTTTGAAGGTCATAAAAATAGACGTTTTGATTTTGCAATATTGGATGATAATAATAAAGTAATTCGTTTAATTGAATTTGATGGAATTCAGCATTATTATAAGCCTAGAGCAAATCATTGGAGTGCTAGTTCTACTTTAGAGGAAACATAGTAGAGAGATAAAGAAAAAAATAATTTAGCTAAATAGTATAATATTCCATTAGTTAGAATACCTTATTGGGATATAGATAAATTTACTATAAAAGATTTGATAAATAATGATAAATTTTTAATTAAGGAGAATTAAATATGGCAAGCAAAGGTGCAGTAGCTAAGGAACAAATTGCCAAGAAGATGGCAGAAACATTTGGCGCTGACTGGATCGGCGAGAGAGATAAAAAGTATTACCTTTGGGCTAATGAGAATGGCGAGCGAATTCAGATTGCTATTAGTATGACGTGTCCCAAGACCCCGGTCGGTGAAGCAGGCGCAACCGCGGATTCAAATGTTTTGAATTTTGAAGATGGGGCAACCGCAGGCGGAGAAACACAGGTTGAAATTACTGTGGATGAAAAGAAAAATGTCGCCGACCTAATGGCAAGATTGGGATTGAATTGATTTAAAGAGTAATGTCATTTGACATTACTCTTTTTTATTTAACCAAATTAAATTAATGACTTACCTATAAATTTTTAAATTTTATAGAAATAATAAAATTTATAAGGAGGTCATTTAAATGGCAATTCCAAAAGCTATAGAACATATGCGTAGTGGAAGTGGTAGTTTAGAAATTATTCCAATTACTTCTACTGATGGATTAACTTACACAGGAACCGCAAGATCTATTAAAGAATATAAAGACGGAATGATTATTGGCCTTATTCCAAATATGAATAACGTTGCAACAAATCCCATTACTAATATAACAATAAATATAAATGGATTAGGTCCTTTAAAATTAACTCAATATTTTATTAAAAAAGAGCACTCTAATAATGGATTAGGGTGTTGGCATTCAAATACTGCTGTAGAAGCAAATTTTTTATATAAAGATGAAGCTTTTATTGGTCAAATACAATTACAAGAATCTAATAATTATATTTTACCTATCAACCCAGGATTAGATTTAACTTAGATTACTAATGGCTCTATGGGGTCTAATTTATCTATTACTGCTAATTCTTCTTATTTAAATAATAATATTTTAAGAAATATTAAAATATCTACTTCCGCACCCACTTCTTCAGATGGAAATGTTGGAGATATTTGGATTTAGTATTTCACTTAATAAAGGAGGGATTTAAATGCCAAATACTTATAATCCTTCTGGCACTTCTATAACTGACTATTCTTCTATTAAATTTATCCCAGGAGATACTATTAATGGTAGTTATTCGGGAGCAGTAAATCCAGTAAAGCTTCCCGCAGGAAATTATCAACTAGAGTGTTGGGGTGGTTATGGTGGAATCGGCTATTCTGGTTCTTTAACTTCATCAACAATGACTTCATGGATATATATAGGAAGTGGTAATGCAACTAGCTATTTTAACATTAATAATGATTCAAATTATTATTTTCGTCAAGATGGAAATGATTGGATAGCTACTAATGGAGGAATAAATTCAAGTACTGCTACAACTACATTAACTTGTACTTCTGGAGGAACTTATAAATTTTCATATTATTATAAAACTGAAGCGGGCTATGATGAAGTCACTTTAATAGTTGGAGGAACTACAGTTTTAAATGCTGTTTCTGGATCAAGTTCTCTTACTACCACTGGTACTTACTCTTTATCGTCAGGATCTACTATTGTAATGACTTACTCTAAAGACAATTCAAGTTCAGTAGATAATGAAGAAGTTTATTTTTAGATTCAAAAATAGGAAAGTAGTACCACTTATACTCCTGCGAGTTCAAAAAATAGTTATTGGGGTGGGACAGGGGGATATTCTACGGGTATTCTTTCTTTATCAACCCCAACTTCTATTTATTTGTATACAGGGGGGCAAGGTAATTATTCAAGCGATAGCGAAAAAGGCAAAACGGTTGATGGTGGATTTAATGGAGGAGGTAGCTCTAAAATTAGATGGTATACTTCTGCTTATAGTTCCGGCGGTGGTGGTGGTGGAGCTTCTGATATTCGTATTGGATCAGATTCTCTTTACGCTCGTGTAATCGTTGCTGGTGGTGGTGGTGGCGGAGCAGGAGAAAGTAAATCTTCTGTTAAACAAGGTGGTGGATTAACTGGTAATTCTGCTGTTGAAGAATATAAAGCTACATAGACTAAAGCTGGTACTAATGGATCATTTGGGTAGGGAGCTAATTCTACTGGTTCTGGTAATTATAATTATGGTCCTGGTGGCGGTGGTGGCGGCTGGTATGGCGGCGGTGCTTCTACTAATGTAAGCGATGGATCTGCTGATTATAGAACTTATAACGGTGGTGGTTCTGGTTATGTATATACTTCATCAACTGCTTCTAATTATCCCTCTGGCTGTTTATTAAATAGTAATTATTATTTAACAAATGCTTCTACTACAATAGGATATAGTAAAACTAATCCAGGAGGAAAACATGGATATATTCGTATTACTGTATTATCACCATTAAATGTAAAAATTAATTCTAATACTTATGTCCCTATTAAAGCAATATATACAAAAATAGATAATACAACTTGGAAAGGAGGTATAACCACATGGCAACCTATGACTTAACTTCTTCAATTCCTTCTTCTTCTTTTTTAAAAACGGGAGATATATTAAATTGTCCTTATAGCGGAACATATAAATCTATTACTCTCCCAAAAGGTACTTATAAATTAGAATGTTGGGGTGCTTAGGGAGGAAATGGAACTGCTTCTCCTTCTAATAATTCTCAATTATTTGGAGGAAAAGGAGGTTATTCATATGGAGTTTTTTCTCCTACTTCAGATACAGTTTTATACCTTTATTCTGGAGGACAAGGGGCAACTGCGACTGATACTTCATCCGGCCCAAATGGAGGATATAATGGAGGAGGAGCTGGCAGTAAAAATGGAGATAATAATTCTAATACTCAAACTTCAGGTGGAGGAGGAGGAGCAACACATATTGCGATTACTTCAGGATTATTAAATACTTTGTCTTCTTCTACGGCTTCAATTTTACTCATAGCTGGTGGAGGAGGAGGAGCTGGAGGTTGGTATGGTTCTTTCTCAACTCAATCTAGTGATGGCGGATATGGAGGAGGAAATTCTGGAGGATCTGCAGCGAATGGAGGAGGATATTCCGTCTCAGGAGGAACTCAATCAAGTGGATACTCTTTTGGGCAAGGGGCTAGTGCTTCGACTCATGTAGACCAAGGAGGTGGCGGAGGAGGATATTATGGAGGATATTGTTCCACTGGCACTTCAGATAGTAATATTTGTGGAGGAGGCGGGGGTTCTGGATATATAAATACTTCAAAACTTACTTCTGCTTCCACAATAGCTGGTAATACTTCATTTACATCTCCAACAGGGACAACTGAAACCGGACACAGCGGAAATGGATATATAAGAATTACTATTTAGTCTATTGTTAACTGGGCTTATTCTACTATATCAATATCTGCTCCTACTTATAATAAATAGAATACTTCTTCTTGGACTTTGACTCCAAGTGCTTGTCGTTATTTTTCTTTTACCCCTACTATTTCAGGAGATTTTATTGTTTATTCTAATTCTTCAATAGATACTTATGGTTATTTAACATCAAGTATTACTTCTCTTAATAATAGTGGATCGCCTTCTTCTAATATTTTAGCTAGTAGTGATGATTCCGCAAGAAAATATGGTGGATCTGGATATAATTTTGGTATTTGTTATAAAGTTACTGCCGGAACTACTTATCATATATTCGTTAAACCTTATAGCGATTCTACTACAGGTTCAGTATACTTAACTTATTATATGGCTCATCCTGATAGTAGAGTATATGTAAAAATAAATAACACTACATGGAAACTAATAACGAATTAAAAAATTTTTTGACATTTTTAAAAAAATAATATATAATATATTTATAAAATAAAGAAAGACCTTTACAGCAAAAATAACTTCCAGAATAGACTAAAGGTTAGGTCATAATCATTTAAGATTAAGTTAATGGTTCAAATCCATTTTCCGGACAAAGTTAAGGTCTTGTTTATACAAGGGGGTCGCATAGCGGCGATTGCATCGGTCTCCAAAACCGACGGTTAATACCCACCAGGGTTCGAGTCCCTGCCCTCTTGCCAAAACATTTACTTTGGAGGTCGAATTTATATAATTATATAAAAATAAATTTTATATAATTATGAAAGGTAGATGTTTAATTATGATAGGAATTTATAAAATTACAAATAAAGTAAATAATCATTGTTATATTGGATAGTCAATAAATATTTATGATAGATGGAAGCATGAAAAAAGTGATGCTTTTCGTGAATAGAGTAAAAGTTATGATTATCCTCTTTCACGAGCATTAAGAAAATATGGAGTAGAGAATTTTACTTTTGAAATTTTAGAAGAATGTTCTCGTGAAGATTTAAATAAAAAAGAAATTGAATATGTTAAAAAATTTAATAGCTATAATGATGGATATAATTAGACATTAGGTGGCGATGGAACCAAGGGGTTTCAAATAAAATTATCTAATGAAGATATTTATGAAATATATAAATTACTATTAAATGAAGAAATTACTCAAAATGATATAGCAAAAAAATATGGCGTTGGGATAGATACCATATCAGAAATAAATCATGGGAAAACTAGAATATTAGATGGTTTTACATTTCCTTTAAGAGATAATAGAAAAATTCATTTTTGTGTTGATTGCGGAAAAGAAATTTATCGTAGCTCTATAAGATGTAAAGATTGTGATTCAAAAAATTAGAGAAAAGTAGAACGTCCTTCTCGTGATATTTTCAAATCTGAAATTAGAAATATTTCTTTTTTACAATTAGGTCATAAATATGGAGTTAGTGATAAATCAATATCTAAATGGTGTAAATATTATAATTTACCTAGTAAAAAATCAGATATAAAGAAAATTTCTGATGAAGATTGGAAGAATATTTAATTTATTTAAACAAAAGAACTTTTTTGATTTTATTAAAAATATATAATATAATATATATAGAAAGTTGAGAAAGGAGAAAATAAATAATGAATATTGAAGTTGGTAATTCTTATTGTTTTGTCCCTTATCGCGGTCGTTGTTATCGTAGACAGTATCTTAAATGTACTGTCATTCGAGTATTAAATTATCAGATTGAAGTCCTTGATGAGCATGGTGAAAAATGGCTTCTTTCAGAAGATGATTTAATGCCAATTCAAAGACCTTATTGACATTTTATAAAAAATATTATATAATATTTATATAAGATGAAGAAAGAAAAAAGAAAATAAAAAAACTTGGGTAAAAGAGAAAAGTTGATTTTTTAAAAAAAATATAATATAATAAATATATAAAGTAAGGATTTTAAAAAGTCCTTCTTTTATGGGAGATTAGCTCAGCTGGTCAGAGCATTCGGCTGTTTACTTGACCTTATCATTTTCTTATAAAAAAATGAAATGAATAGTAAACAAAAAGGTAATATTACCGAGCTTGAAACAATGTTAGCATTTATGAAACTTGGTTATAATGTTCTTACTCCTTACGGAGATTGTGAGCGTTATGATTTTGTGGTTGATGTAAATGGTAAATTTATTAGAATTCAAGCTAAAACATCGCGAACTGAAGATGATGGAGCTTCTTTTGCTTTTTCAGGTAGAAGTTCTCACAGGAAAGATGGAAAGATAGTTCATCATCAATATACTAACGAAGAAATTGATTACTTCGTAACTACTTTTAATGGAAAATGTTATTTGATTCCAGTGGAAGAGTGCGGAGCAGATAAAAGACTTCGTATTCTTCCGCCTAAAAACAATCAAGTAAGAGGTATTACTTGGGCGAAAGATTATGAGTTGGAGGAAGTAGTAAGAAAATGGTAAGCTGATGTGTAAGCAACCGAAGTGCCATAGGTTCGAATCCTATATTTCCCGCCATTGGGGCGTTAACACGGATTTTGTAAGTTTAAACTACCACCGATCGAAAGAGTATGTGGCTTGCGGAAAACGCCCGACTAAATATAAGGAAGCGAAGTAAAACTTATTGTGAAGTAGTGGCTATACTCACATTAATCAAGGCTAAGGGTTCTGGGGATCCAAAAGAGTAAAAGTTGGTTCGAGTCCTAACGATTGACGAAGTTCGAATCTTCGCGATGTGGGTTATAAAACTCTTTATTTGCCGAATTGGTGGAATGGTAGACATAGCAGAATTAGACTCTGCCGCCTTAAAGGTGTAAGAGTTCGAGTCTCTTATTCGGCACCAGTCCCTCCCTGGGAATGCGTTAAAGGCTTGCGAACTTTGAACGCAGGTGGTTGGCGACTCCATCTATACATAAATAAGTCGCATTTCGGGCTTCGGGACTGCATGGCGTGGTCGTCTGTCTTGCACACAGAAAATCAGGTGAGTTCGATTCTCACGAGGTCCAGTCATCTAAAATTCACAACCGCCACGAGGTAGATGATGGGTAACGCTAATAGTGAATAGAAATGGTTATATGGTGTAAAGTGTAAGCACGGCGGTTAAGTAAACCGCAAGTTTGGGAGCATTGCCCAATATAACCGATTATATGACGATTATATGATTGGTGATAAAAGCAGCCAGAAATATTATCTTATTAATTAAACTTAATACAATATACTAAATGATATAATAGATAAGGTATATTAATAAAACTTATATATAATAAGATAATATATACAAAATGCTAATAGTGATTTTGGTTTCAGCGCTAAGAAAGTTTTTCCCACTAAGAAGAGAAAATTTGAGTAGTTAGCGTAGTCTTGATAATTATATCTTAAATAATTATCCCTTTTTGGCTCATAACCTTTTTTTGGATAAAAAATTATATTATATTTACCGTGATGCCGCGGAGGGACGGCCGCCCTAAAGTGCGATTAAGATTAGAAAGAAGTTGGAAGATCTTCTTAAAACTTCCATTAGATTAGAAAGAAGTTGGAAGATCTTCTTA